ATCGGGCTACTGCGGAGAATACACAGTGGTTAAGACAGGTGCTACATACTCGTTTGATGGTGCAGGTATGACTCGTAGGAAGATACTACAGAAGTTTTGGGATCGGGCTAAGAAGATTGATCCCAGCATTTCAAACAAAGGGGTGAGATGATGATATCATTCAAAGATAGACATACCGCCCACTTAATCTTCGTGGAACAGCTAGACGGTCAGTTCGTAATTGATAAGGATAGCAGAGAACTGTTTGTAGTAAACAAAGCGGATCGTACGAATGTGGAGCACGCACTAAGAAACGGTCAACATCGTGTGATAGTATGGGATGTTGACGGTAACTTAAAAGCTAAAAACTATCTATAATAGGAGGAAGTTAAAATGACAAAAACATACAAAGGGTTTGAAGCGTTAAAAAGAATGATGGACGGTTGGATTCAGAAGGAGAAGGAACCATATAACAAGTATACGTTTGAAGATGGAGTTGTTAAGGCTAAGAACCTAGTGACAGATCGTTATATAGATGTAAACATTAATATTAACCTGTTCTTCAATAATACATTCGTAGACTATGTAGAGCCGTTAGTAGCTGGTGACACAGTTAAAACTACAATAATGGCTGGTACTCTATATGGTGAAGTAGAAGCAGTATTTGCAGAATTTGGTACAACCTGCTTCCGCTTCAAAGGTAACCACACTCCTTATAATGTGGACAATGCGGTCCGTATCGAGAAATCGGAATTGGACTTGCTAAAGAGAGAAGCTACATTTAAAGAAGCAGGTCGCCAATTGGACGAGTTCCAGTGTGGGGATATTGTACAGTTTACGATCCGTGGTTGTGTGTATGAAGCTAGAGTGATGCAACAAGGTAAAGGTGATCGTAAAATGGTCACGTTTAGTAATGTATATGCAGGAGGTGTACCTGCTAAAGATATTACACCAGTTAAGTTCGTTACATATGTTGAAGCTACTCATCCTGACTATGTTAAAGTCGATCCAGTAGCTCCCTGCACTGCTCCAATGATGCCAGGTATGGCAGCACAATTTAACTCACCACTATCGTACGTACAAAGGGAGGAACAACTATAATGGCTAAGAAACCTTTTGCCTGGGACACTGAAGAATTGATTAAGGAGTTCAATACACACGAGAAAGTAAAGCATGAAGTATATAAGTGTACGTTAGCAGGATCGTCTTACGTTGTTATCCTTACTTATAAACTTACTAATGAAGGTTGGAAGTTTAAGAAGAATAATACTATGTTGAAAGAAGTATTTGATATAGCAGCCGATGCAGTAGCTGGTTCAGACATATGGTAACTACTATATCTGAAGGTGCATTTGTTGGTTTCATCATGGGTGCTCTCGTATGTTGTATACTATATGGTATTAGTATTATAAAAGATAGCTATAAACGTTAGTAGCTCCCTGCACCGCCTAATAGAATAGAAGACTAGTAGCTCACTGTGCAGCCGATACTATATCCTATGCAGTGAGTTTTTCTATTATGTCAATTACTTAGTAGCTCCCTGCACCAAGTGGTAAAACGTTAGTAGCTCCCTGCACCATCAATTCGTTTGGAGGATCGGCCGCAGGATGGCAGAATATTCAGACTATTCATACTTTGCAGCATTCAGGTATTTAAATGTACTGACTATTCAGAATTGTTTTTCGGATCGGATGTTCTGTCAAGTAAATTTACTTTACATATACGTTTGATCCTGTTTTGAAATAGATTTAAATTCCCTATAATAGAAGGAAAAGTTTTTTAAATTAATTTTGGTTATATTGTTGACTTTTGGGCAATATATCTTTAGTATAGGTATCAAGCAATACAACAACTTAAAAGGACGTGTGATATATGAATCAATTTAAAGAAGCTAATTTTACTATTTGTGGTGAAGGTATTCAATTAAAAGGTTATGCAACGATTGAAAGAGTTTTATATAGTGGTGGTTGGGAACTTCCTTACTTCCCTAAAGAGTCAGTGGAATTATTTATGCAAGATAATTACAGTGTAGGTATTAAGTCATGGTATATAGAAGAAAATGACACTTATGTATTAGCAAGCACTTTTGATAAGGATATAGAAGAACATGAAACATTTTGGTGGACTGGTGAAGAAATAGAACATAACGGAGAAACAATTCACGTATACTGTTTAGACGGTTTAACGTGGGAACGAACGGAGGAGAAGGAAATGGAAAACAATAACGTATCATTAGAAGAGTTTAAAGCACACATGGACACTACTGTAAATGAAATAATGGATTTACTGCATGAAGGGAAAGACATACAAGGTTATAACGTTACTATATCATTAAACGGGAAGTCAATTGAAATAGACATGAATGCAGACTTATACGCAAACCTAGAAAACATTATTGATGATGAAATTGCAGGTATTTAAAAAAGTTTTAAAATGTTGTTGACTTTAAGACAACAAAGAATTACAATGAAGGTAGCTTAAAAATAACTTAAAAGGACGTGTCAATTATGGAAGAAAGAATAGTTTTTGTTTATCAATATGATGAGTTAACAGTAAGTGCAAAGGATAATGCCGTTAAGTGGTTTCAAGAAATTTTAAATGAAGAGTTCACGGAGGAAAGTGAAAACATCACTCAAGATTTAACTGGTACGCTTGAAAATAAAGGTTATGAAGGTATGGACGTTCATTGGTCTTTAAGTCATTCTCAAGGTGACGGAGTGGCATTCTATGGAAGACTAACTACTGATGAACTAGTTAACCTGTCAGAACGCTTGTTATCTAATAAGGAGTATCAACGATTGAAATTGGTCGGAGAACTAGCAGATTTCGAAATTGAAATAAGTTCTACTAACCATCATTATAATCATTACAATACAATGAGAGTCGATTTAGATGATATGCAGAGTCTAGAAGACTTCCCTAAAATTTGGGAACTGCTACAAAAGTTAAAAGAAGCAATCCACAACGATATAAGGGGAATCAGTCGAGAACTAGAAGAACAAGGCTATAAACAGATTGATTATTACTATTCAAAAGAATATGCAATAGATTCAATTAAAGCAAACGAATATGAGTTTGATGTGAACGGAGGTAGAATTTAATGACTACAAATATAAATCTTAAAAAGGCAGTTTTCACAATTGATGGTATCGAAGGAGAAGAGTTTGCAGGTTTTACAAGTGGTATGTCGTGGAATGGGTGGGCTTGTCCTTACTTCACTAAAGAGGTAGCAGAAAGAATTATGGATAAAATTTGTGAGTGGGGAAATACAAAGGCGTGGTATGTAGAGGAAAACAATACGTACTATACTAACTTAAATTGTGATAGTGGTTATTGTGAAGAAGAAGATACAGAGTGGTGGGAAGGTGACGAGTATATTATAAATGGGGAATCAGTTGTATTGTATTGTGTCGGTGGTGGCTCGTGGTGTTGGGATGAAGAGGTTAAAGAGTTAACCGAGTATCAAAGAAATATATTAAGGGAACTATCTTTTGCACTACACAAGATAAGTGAAGAGTGTGGGGATAGTGAGTTCTTTCATAATGATATCATTTGTGAGTTAAACGGTTTTAATAAATCTATAGATGAGTTAGCGTGTGAAGTTAGAAGCATAGCAGAAGGGGAATAATTTTCCCCTCTGCATTTTAGGATCAAGATTTTTGTCAAGTAAATTTACTTGACAGTACATAGCAAAAATTCTTTTTAAAATGTTGTTGACTTTAAAGCAACAAGATGAGATAATGATTACAGAAACAAATAACTTATAAGGACGTGTGATATATGGAAACAGTTGAACAGATTAATAAATATGCTTTTCTTATCGTTGAAAGTGCAGGAGATGACTTTCACATGGTAGCGCAATTAGGGGAAAATTGTGAAGAGGTTAAACATTATGTAAAACGTTCTTTAGCACCTAATTGGTCTATCGTGGAAGATGTTGAAGTAATTAAAGCGTTCATTGAAAAGGAAAATAAAGAACGTTATGAAATTCCACAAACTGCATGGTTTTATGAATTATTGGATTTATTAGAAAAACAACTAAATGAAAAGGACGTGTCAATTATGACAAACGCAATGATGAACGTACAATTAACAGTAGCTTTAGGAGAAGAACAAGAAGAACGCTTATATACTTTCTTACAAGAAGAATTATCTCATGAGGAGTTCGTTGTACTTGATGAAATTACAGTGGACACATATTTACTTGAAACACAAAAGGAAAACTTATTTGCTTACAATGTTAGTCATGTTATGAATCACTTAAAGTGGGAAGTTGCAAAAGATTTAATTAATGATAACACGGGGTGGGAAGAGTTGAGAAAGTCTATCCTACATGCACAAGAAAACTTATGTGAGTCTGCAAATGGATTGATTCAAGCACTTACAGACTGGAAAGCACTTATTTTAAGAGGTGCAGAGATTGACGGAAACGGGCATTTTATTTCTCCTTATGACGGAGAAGAACACGAAATAAAGTTCGAAGGTTTAGACTTGTTAGTCTATAAGGCATAGTGGAGGGTTTTCCCTCTGCTACTGTCAAGTAAATTTACTTTACACCAATTGCTGCTATATCGCCGATCCTAAATATAGTTTAAAGAAATAAAATTCTTTTTAAAATGTTGTTGACTTTAAGACAACAATGAATTATACTGAGTATAGAAATTAAAAAACAAATTAAACGAAAAGGACGTGTCAATTATGACAGAATTAAATTGTAATGAGGTTGTAAGTCAGTGGGGAAATTTTGGGGATAATAACCCTATTGAATACGGTACTAAGTTTGTAAAGGCAGATACAGAAAATGAAGGATGTTACTACTTCATTCAAGTTATCAATTTAGAATGGACTATAGGTGAAGACGGTTGGTTTTTAGTCAAAGGATATGTTGACTTAAACGATGATTGGATTGATTGGAAAGCAATTAAAGAGTTTGCAGGATTCGACAATACTTGTCAAGATACAGAAAAAGAATACATGGTTTCTGCACTAGTCGAATATTATGGTTATCATGAGTTCGGAGGAGAGCCACTGTCTAATGAGTTCGGCGTGGACTTTAACGGAGTTGTAAATGAAGTGAAGAAAGAAGCAGAGGTTATTACACTATTAAATGAATACGGAATCTTGTTAGAACGTAAAGAGGAGGTATTGAAAACAACTGTTATCTATCACAATGAAAGTGAGTTCTTTTATACTCTGAAAGATGACGTGGAAGGTATTAGCGAGACAGTGGACGGGGAAGGAGTTATCCATTTAGGACAGTACAAACATGATAGAATTGTTGTTAGTGAGAGTTTAGAACAACTTCAAACAATGCTAGAAGGTTATGACGTTGAAGTCATGACAGAGGAAGAGGAGGAAGAAGACAATGAGTAAAACTATACCTCTTCATGAAATTGAAAACTTAATATCTCAACTAGAAGAACATGCAGAGAATGACAGAGAACTACTGTCAAAAGTCAAAGAGCCTACACTACATTCTAGACTAGAAGCAAAGGTAATGACATATGATTATACTATCAAGAAACTAGAATTGATTGTGGGAAGGAGTTTATAATATGTATAGCGTTCGAGTGTATTTCATGCACCCTAGAAAAGGTTTAACCGTTCGTTATCTCACGTATGACACTTATACAATGGCAATGGATAGCTACTACACGTTAACAGGTGAAAGAGAAAGTAAAACGTACCCTAAAAGCTTATATTTCAATATCGCTACTATCTCTCATTCTGCATTAGGTGAGCTATTCAATGAAACTTCTATAGAGTGTGATTTATTATCAGAATATCTAGACAAAACTATTTAATCATTTTAGGATCTTGATTGGTGTCAAGTAAATTTACTTGACACTGATTACCCTAAAAAATTCTTTTTAAAATGTTGTTGACTTTAAGACAACAAGATGAGATAATGATTACAGAAATAAAAAACAAATAACTTATGAAAAGGTGGAAATTAAAATGACAAACACAAATACTTATAACGGTTGGGCAAACAGAGAAACTTGGTTAGTTAACTTACATTTTGGGGAAACATTATCATCTTATATCGTAGAACAAGCAACGGACGGAGCAATTGATTTAACAGAAGATGAGGGAACAATTAGAACGGAAATAGAAGGTAATTGCTCTGAATACCTTGATATGATTCTAGAAGAGGAGTTAAACGGTTTAGGAAGTTTCCTTACTGACTACCTAGATTTAGGAAGAATTGAATGGGATGAAATTGCAGAGGTTATTTATAGCGATGACATCAAGCCTATGATTGCAGAACTAGAAGCAGAAGAAAATGAAGAGGAAGGAGAAGGGGAAGAGGAATAATCCTCTTCCACCTTCAAAGGTGGTTATCATGACAAATCCGATGACATGGAAACAACAACAATTATTAAATCAATTGGGGAATGTGTTAAACGATTTAGCAGAAGAGTGTATGAAGGATGACAACTTTCATGAAATTATGATTGACAATAACGATATTATCCCGATGTCTTTAGATGAGTTAGCTAGTGAGTGGTTTGCAGTATCAAACGGAGAGAAGCGAGAAAGGATTGATAAGCAATGAAGGAAGCCTTTAGAGGTAGTTTAAAAGTGTTGGTATATGGTGCTATTGGTTACTTATTAATGGTTTTATATTCTATCTTGATTGTGAAAGGGATGTAAGGCAATGGAAGACAGAGATAAGTTGTATAAAGCGTTGCTAAATGACTTAGAAAGTGAACGTGCTCATGCTTATATGGATTTAAACTATACTAAGGATAGGGAAGAGGAAAGAGTCATAAACGATTTTATTGATAAGCTAGAAAGCGAGATAGAAGCAATAAATAAAGTTAAAAGAATGTATGATTAAAACTAAATGAAAAGGACGTGTATATTATGTTAGCATTATCAGAGTGGAAAGACGTATTAAGAAACCTATCAGAGGAAGGGGAAGAGGTGGAAATAGTATGGCTTGAAAGCACTGATGAATACGTACTATGTCATGAGTCAGAACTATATGAAGATGGATTCAAGACAGAAGCAGAAGCAAATGCAAGACTAGAAGACATATATAAGCAACTAGAAGAGAGTGAAGAGTTTAAAGCATATGACAATGCAAACTATAATAGATATGAAGAGATGATGAAAGAAGCAGGACACAAAGAAATTGATTTCCTATGATATTAGGAAGTCTTTTTTTTTATTCATTTTAGGATCAAGATTTCTGTCAAGTAAATTTACTTGACACTCCAAGCTGCATCTTTCGACAATTCGACCTATTCATACTATTCTGAATTGTCTGACTATTACCCCACCCCGTGTTGATCCGACCATACGTTCGTGTATGCGACCCAACCACCCTAACCCCAGGCTCGAATTTTTCCGAAAAAAATTTTTTGGTTCTAATATTGGACGTATCTTAAACGGACTTGAAAGGTTCCGATCCGATGCCCCTATTAAAGCCCCTGAGTCATGCCCCCTAACTATAGCCCCCGTTTAAGCCCCCTAGAAGCCCCCACACGAAGCCCCATAGTAAGGTAATGTAATTGTACTAATAAGACACTCCCCGTCCGTATACGGAGGTCTCAGCAGCCCAGCTATGCCCGATAAGTAAGTTGTAAAAAATCCGAAAAAAATTTTTCTTGTGAGGGTAGTACTAGCTTCCATAATTTACCAGTTAAGCAGCAAACAAAAAGGACTCTAATTAAAGAGTCCCCTGAATGCCGATACGATCCTGTTCTTACGTGCCGATAGCTCATGCTTCTTTCTCATGTCCATCTCCATTGCCCGTATCTCTCTCCATGTACTGCCTAAAGGGTGGAAGCTTCGATACATGTCACTGCATCTCCACTCCTCTCCTAAAGGTATATGTAACGGCACACCGTACTTGGTTAACCTAGCGGCCTTAATCTTCGTGTCTAGGGTTATAGACGAGTCTGCCATTACTTAGTCGCCAATCTATTGAACATAAAGTCGATTATCTTTAATACTTCTTCTCGTGACTTAAAGTCTAGAGCGAACATGCCAATCTTACCGTTAGCTGTACGTTCATGACCAAAACCTGTACGGATCGTAGAGTGTCTGTTATACTGGTTCGGTTCTACGTACCATACGTCTTTAGACTTCCCTACTAAGCGTCTGAATTGCGTAATAGCTCGTGTGTTATCCGATGTTAAGTTGTCCCCGTCTGACAGGAATAGTACGTGGATGTCGTCTTTACCTGTGTAGTCGTACTCATCTGCGATTGTGTTTAATAGTTTACCAGCAGTGGATACAATTGTACCACCATGTTCGTAACCTTTGTAGAACTCGTCTCTCTCCACTTCTTTAGCTTCTGTATGGAAGTTTACGTATCGTACGATTACTCGTTGACCGTACTTACGTGATAACATCTCCTCTGTCCATGTAGCGATGCACTCTGACATGTACTTCTCCCAAATTCCCATTGATCCCGAACAATCTTTTGCGATGAGTAATACTGGTCGGTGTCCTGGTTGCGTTGTACCTTCCTTCTTGTCTAGACCGATTGCCTTATACAATCTATCCGAAGTCTCGTTGAAGTAAAGGTCTTGTGTACACTCATCTAAATCCCCTTCACGGAATAAGTCTTCGTCCGTAAGCGCAAGTTTTAGTACCTTCTTTGGAATAACTGGCTCTAGTAACGATTTTGGCATTTGAGTGGGCAGTGATTCTAGGAACTTTACTCGTTCTTCCAATCTCGTTACCTTACCTTTTAATTCGTCATTCTCCGTTCGCAGCTGCTCGTTCTCTGTCATAACTTTGCTTAGGTCTTTATAAATCTCACGTTTCGCATCCGAATGTGCTCTGTTCATAATCTGCATTACGTTGTCTCTCATGTTAATTGTACTCATTATTGGTTTCTCCCCTTATTCGTTTTATTTGGCTCAAAATGACCTTTTAGATATTCATATAACTCTTTAGCGTGTCTTGTTGGTACTTCATAATTATGTGATCCCTCTCCTGCCTTGAATGACTCTTTATCGCAAAGGTTGAGCAGGAAACCCTGCCCGTCCTTTAACTTTCCGACTTGAAATGCGTACACTTTAATCATATGTATCCCCCTTAATTTTCCTCTAGGAATGTTTTTAGTAGGTATTGGTATGTAACGCTCTCTGAGATGAACTCTGCTAGGATCATATACGCTTTATACTGCCCTGATTCTGTCCAGTCCTCCTCACTTACGACCGCATACGGGATTGGTTCTCCGCTATTACCGCAGTCGTGTACATAGTGGGATGCCCACATTGACTCAGGACTAGTATCGTTCTCCCACAGGTTCATCTGCTCGATAGTGATATACCCCTTACCTCTACACCACATCATGAAGCTTCCAGGAGTTAGACTACTATCGAAGTAGTCTAAGAAGTCCTCTCCTGCTTCCATCTGCCATGCTACAATTTTGTCATAGATTTCTTGTTTATTCATATTACCTCTCCTCACTTTCTTGGAACATCACAATGTCGGTGTATCTGACAAACTTTCTACCTACCCAAAGGAAGTCACCCGTTCGGATGAGTTCCCCGTTAGCGTCTTTACCGTGATTCTTTGCGTCCATTAAAGCTCTCGCAAAGTCATCTATATTGTTATACCTTCTTGAGTCGTGTACAAATTTCGTACGATTCATTAAGTAGACATCAACTTTCATAGTGTCCCTCCTTAGTTAGCTTTGAAATTGTAAAGTGGTTTAATCGTATGTACGATGTCCATTGTATCTTTCGTGTTCTCAACAATCTCATCCATTGGTTTGTATGCCATTGGTGCCTCGTCAATCGTGCTAGTACCTACAGAAGTTGTCCACACGTCTTTCATTGTGTTCTCGAAGTCTTCTAGTTTGATATTCTCTTTAGCTTTCGTACGGCTCATAAGTCGTCCTGCTCCGTGCGGTGCTGAGAAGTTCCAGTCTGCGTTACCTTTACCTACTGCGATAAGAGAACCGTCACGCATATTGATTGGTACAATTATACGTTCTCCTTTTAAAGCAGATACAGCACCTTTACGTAGTACAGAGTACTCCATGTCGATGTAGTTATGGATCGTTGTAAATTGGTCAGTAATTAACCATCCCATATGAGACACGATTTCATCTACCATTGCTCTACGGTTTTGGGCCGCATAGAACTGAGCAATCTTCATATCATGCATATAGTTCTTGAAAGCTTGTCCTTCAACGAATGCGAGTTCTTTCTTGATTTTAGGTTTCTTGATACCACGTAGGGCCGCATGAATCTCTAGTTGTCTACCTTCACGTTTTAGTTGTTCAACTAGCTCCTGCTTCGCATCTTTAACGCTCATAAGCTCGTTGTACGCTACACGTTGGTAATGCTCTGCTACCTGCTTCCCTAGATTACGAGAACCTGAGTGGATGACGATGTATACTTTACCATCTGTATCTTCATTTAATTCAATGAAGTGATTTCCTCCACCAAGAGTCCCGATGCTTTTCTCTGCACGATCCGTGTTGAATGGTGCAATTACATCTTTTAAGTTTACTAGTTTAGAGAATCGGTGTGCTTTATCACGGATGTCGTAACCGCTTGGTACGAACTTACGGATTACATCATCCAGTTTATCGAAGTTAATTTCGTCTTTACGCTTGTTGATTACTGCAACCTCCATCCCACAGCCGATGTCAACCCCTACGAGATTTGGCACTATCTTGTCTGTAATTGTCATTGTAGTTCCGATTACACAACCTGCACCAGCATGTGTATCAGGCATGATACGTATTTTGTTTCCTTCTGTGAACCCTTGGTTACATAGTTCGATTATCTGTCCTACTGTAACATCGTCTACGTTGTCTGTAAATACTTTTGCTTGGTTAAATTTACCTTGTAGTTCTATCATTATGATTCCTCCCGTTTCTCTATTGTTCTCATTTCTGTTTTTCCGCACTTATTACAAGCCATAATAATTGTTCGCGATCCGTCTTCATTCACCTTGTCGTATTCTTTATCGCAGAAACAACATGTATGTTCGAATAAACTCATTAGTCTCGCTATGATAAGACTAGCCATTAGTTATCATCCTTCTTAGATGATGCTAAACAGATTAGTATAGCCAACGTCCAGTAGTTACGAGTTAAATAGAATACGAACGCAGTTAGTGCAATGACTCCTAAATTATGTAGTAGGATCGTTACCCATTTGTTCATTCCTTTCTCTCTCCCTTCGTCTTTCACAGATTCTACATTTTTCTTTATCAACAATATGAATCCCCTTCTTCCCCCCGTTACTTGTATAGTTTAGGTGTAGTATAAAGGTCTCGTTTGCGTGCCTACGACATAAATCAACAAACTCCACTATATCACCCCCTAAAGCTCCAAAAGAAGTCGGCTTTTCCACACTCACGGCAGAACTTGATGATTATACCTGACGTTCTTTTATGTGAGCAAATGTCCTGAATCCTACGGTTATTTAGTTGTAACTTCGCAATCGTGTTGTCTAACTCGACTTGCTTTATCGCTTTCACCATCTCTAGCTGGTCCTGTTCTTCCCTAAGCTCATCTATTGTCATGTTAATCCATCTCCGATCCACATGTGCGACATACATTTAATTCTATGGAACAATCAATACAGTACTTCGGTGTACGTGAATTATGATGCATACAATCCTTTTTACAATAACCACACGAATACTCCGTGAACGCTTGAAGTGCTAAACCGTTTCGTAAGTAGAAGCAAGTCTTACACTCTTGACTGCGAGTACGTACTTCTTTGCGTGGGTCGTTCTCGTAATTATCTATCTCTTGTTTTCTGTGCTTGTAGTACTGATTAGCCCAGTGTGTATCCAGTTTAATCGTTTCTTTAACGTCTTTCATAGCTATTCCCCCTCTACATCTTTACGTGTAACTTCCCACGACTCACGATCCTCTAAGCAATCACCATAACCAACTTCGTCTCCTGGTTCGTAGTAATCATTCATATACTGGATACATGTGTCACAGTAGTATGTCGATGTTACAGTACCCTCATCTGCGGCCTTAACGCATTGTAGGGTGCTTCCTTTCTTAAAACCTCGTGTACATCCCCAACATTTACGATCCTTACGAATCTTGACGTGCTTATCTAGTAAAATATCCATAATTCACTCCCTAATACATAGATTTAAATGGTTCGTTAGACCCTTCTTTAAGGAAAGAAGGTAAGACCTCTTCTGCCCAGTCTTTCTGTAGCTTACTGCTTGTCTTACCTTTCTCGTCTACTTCCCGATAATGGATCATACCGTCCTTAGAAGTTCTAATTACAACCAGTCTCTTCTTACCGTTTGACCAAAATCCGTTGTACTTCATTGTTGCACCTTCTAGTTGTTATTTTTCGTTCTGTGCCGAAGCTGCTTCTTGGAATGCTTCTTGTAAAGCAGTCAGTCTTCGTGGGTGGTACGCTCGTTTCTTATGTACTTCTAGTTGTTGTTCTACCTGCTTCAGACAATTCTGCAAGTCCTTGGCTAGTTTCGGGTTACTTGCGACTAACATTTTAATAGGTGTGGCTATTTCTGTAAAGTTCTTCGCTTGTCGTCTCTGTCTTTGTAAGGTTATGAGGTCTTCCGTATACTTCACCTTGTCATCGACCGATTCATCGAATAACTCTAACGCATGTAACAGGTCTAACTGCATCTCGTTCATACGTTTCACATCTTCTGCGGCCAAGTTATACGTTTTAGCGTGTGCAAATATGTTGATAGCGCTCTGTAGGTCTGATATTAGATTAGTAGTGTCATAAGCAGACGGTGTTAATCCTAGTTCCTCTGCTCGTACTCTCTCTTTATCTTCCTCAGCTACCACACGTAACATATCGTACGCTTCCTGGATATCTGCTTTAACCTTTACTGTCATTTTTCCTGCTTCTATTACACCTTCGATTAGTTCTGTAGCTCTTACTAAGCTCATAATTATACCTCTTTCCGTATTTTTATTAGTTTTTTATTCAACTAGTGTCCAGTCATTTGCATCTCTATCTCTATCTGAAGGTTGGTACCCCATACATAGAGTGTTTAGTGCGGTCCTTATAACTACTGTTCCTTCGAATCGTGGCTCTCCAATGTACTCTCCGTACCCATACTTTAAAGAAGCCGACAACTCATGACCTGGTATGTAGTACAAAAACACATCTTTATGCCAAGACTCTCTTCTAAATTTCTTACCCTCTTCTAATAGAGGGAGAACATTATCATAGTAGTGACAATTCATGACCATATTACTTACCGTCCTTCAACCACGTAATACACGCTACTGGGTTGATTCGGTAAAACTCTTTTGCGTGCTGTTCTTCAAAAAGACCACCCATATTGAATCCTGTTAAAAAAGCACTTTCTAGTAGCTCTTTAATGTCTCTAGGAAGTCGTGCTTCTTCTAACTTAACTTCCTCTTTCCACATCTTTAAAGCTGCTTGTTCTTGTTTGCCTAACATCTCTTCTACTTTTGCGTGTAGTTCTTTTTCTTCCATCACTTCTTCACTCCTGCCATGATTTCTAATTTTGTATCCTTAATCAGGATCATCAACTCTTTAACACTAGTTACTTCACTATCTATTAACTTCTTGTCCAACAAACCAACGCACGCTCTCTCTACGTTAGCGTAGTAACCAACCTCTTTGAAGCCGAATTGAGGTGGTTCTCCCTCTTTCGTTTTCTTTTTGTACTTTTGATTGATAATCACGTTATTCGTATCGGACGTAAGCTTATAATCTTCACCAATATAGATTTCCATGATTGTTCCTCCTATCTAATATATTTAGGTCTCTGTGTAACAATGATGGTCTCTGTGTTGACGTGTCCCAGTTGCTTAATCATTCCATCTCCGAACCAATGTTGGTCGTAACGTTTGATAAGTATTTGGTCTTTCCATTGTTGCGCTAAACCGTTGTGAACCTCGTCACAGTATCTAATCTTCTGCACATAACCCGTTTGCGTAGGCTCTAACATTACTTACCCTCCTTGAGTTGGGCTTCGTATTCTTCTGTTGTCGCATCGGTGTAGTTAATTCGTAAATCATCATCCCATTCAAACTCTTTTGATGACTCTACCGAAGCTACGTGACTCATAGTATCTAATTGAACGTCTATAGCGATTTTAACCTCTTCATTGATCTCTTCTTCAGTGTAGTTGTCGTACTCTCCATTCGCATCCACAACATACAATGTAACTTTATGAACTTTTGCCATTATTGACCCTCCTTGCTTAATTTTTTACGGTATACTTTGAACTCGTACTTGAATCCTACGTCCTGTGTTCCTTCTTCTCCGAAACACTCTCGATAGTCCTCTTTCACAAAACTAGGGAAGAAACTATCTGCTTCAAACTCTTTTTCTAGTTCAGTTAGGTATAATCTGTTAGCAAAGGGCATAAACTGCTTGTATACGTTTGCACCACCGATAATCATAACCTCTCTGTACTTTTTTAGTTCACTAAACACTGCGGCCACACTAGGTAGCACAAGTACGGATGGGTGAGGACTATAACTCTCGTCTCTGCTCAGTACAATGTTGATCCGACCTTCAAGTGGTTTACCGATGCTCTCATATGTCTTTCTACCCATTACTACAGGTTTGTTATATGTATGCTTCTTAAACCAATCAAAGTCTTCCTTACAACGCCACAGTAACTTATTATCTAACCCTATTTCGTTGTTCTTTCCGATAGCTGCTATTAACGATATCTCCATGTTGTTCACCTCCTGTTGTTGTATCTGTACTTAGTATATATCCATTGTTGTATTATAGTCAACAACTTTTTTAAAAGTTACAGAAAAAAAAATAACTAGGTATCATAACCTAGTTATCTTCTGCATACTTTAGTTCTGTAGCTTGGCTCCAAAGACGTTCTCCCTCTTCCTTGTTTATCAGGATCGGTATAGATGATCCGTCCATAGCGTGGAAATAGAGACCTTCTTCAGTCTTGATGATGATTTCTCCGTTATCCATTCTTCTCATCCATGATTTCTGTCTACCTAACTTCCACGCATCATATTTAATACGTAAGCTAGGGAAGAAGTACATCACTACAAGAGGGAGCGTTACAAAGACGTAGGACACGAGTAAAACGATAACAATATTATCCCATAAGAACACTACTTAGACCTCCTTACGTTGTAGAAAGACTGTATCTGACTTGCTACGGTACCAGGATTAACTACAGACATAATGTAATCAACCTCTGCATATAAATCTTCTATAGTCCCGTTATTCATGATTGTAAAGTCTGTATCCATCTCTCTAACATAGACTTCAGTTTCATGTTGTAACTCTTCTTCTGAGAAAGAGTCTCCTTCGTCCTTGGCACGTTGTACACGTACCGATTTAGGTGCTAGTACCTTAATGATATGGTACCCTTCTTCCCGACAACGTTCTAGCTCGTTATGTTGGCGCAAATCAGTAATGACAGGTTTAAATTTTACTTGTATGTCCGTAAGAATGTTATATCCTATAGCGGCCTGTCTAATGACTTCTATTCTATTGAAGCACTTGTTAATCCAGTAGTCCTCGCCATGCACGTAACGCATAAGTTGTCCGTATAGCTGGTACCCTTTACGTGGCTTTGGAACCATCGGTATATCGGGGTACGCTTTATGGAAGTCACATTTTAATTCATCTGCGAACGCAAACTGTGCCATACCGTACCTCTTATCTAAGTAATCTGCTACGGTAGACTTACCTGAACGGAACTCTCCTGCAATCGCAATTTTAAGTTCTTTCACGACTAATCTCCTCCTATGGAGACCTCTGTAGACCTTTATAGACCTACAGAGACCTTTCCTTTAATGGTTGGATGGGGGTCATAACCTTCTAACTCGAAGTCATCTATCGTATAGTCCTCGATATTCTCATGGACTGTTTTAACCGTTAACTTAGGTAGTAAGCGTGGTTCACGTTGTAACTGCTCTTTAACCTGTTCGATATGGTTTAGATATACATGTGCGTCACCTGCTGAGTAAACAAGTTCTCCCACTTCAAGTCCTGTCATCTTTGCAATGATGTGTACCAATAGTGCATAACTAGCGATGTTAAAGGGTAAACCTAAGAAAATGTCGTTACTTCTCATTGTAAACATTAAGCTTAACTTACCTTCTGCTACATATAACTGAACTGCATAATGACATGGTGGTAATGCTACCTTATCAAGTACAGAAGGATTAAACGCAATCATTAACATACGTCTTGAATCAGGGTTTGTTTTGACCTGTTCAATTAAATCTTTCAACTGGTCAATGTTCTCACCATTCCAGTTACGCCACTGTGCTCCGTAGATATCACCTAACTCGAAACCACGTAATTGTACTGCTTTCAAGAACTCATCTTTATCCATACGACCGTGATTGTCTCGGTACCAACGATAAGCGTCATCATCCCAAATGTGTACGTTATTATCTAATAAGTACTTTAAGTCCGTGCTCCCTTTAACAAACCACAATAGCTCTTGTGCCACGATACGGAAAGGGACTCTTTTCGTTGTAAGTAACGGGAACCCTTCCGATAAGTCGAAACGCATCTGAGCACCGAATACGGACATTGTACCTGTTCCCGTACGATCCCCTTTCTGTACTCCCTTTGTGATAACTCTTTCTGCTAACGCTAAATACTGCTCGTCCACGCTATTAATCATTTACTTCTACGCCCTCCTGCTCTGACTGCCATTCTTTTAACCATTTCGGTACGAATGCGTCTTCCTTCACTTCTTTATGTGCGGTCGTATTAATGCACTTAAAACAGTACATGTGCTTAATATGATCCTTTTCTTTTAATCTACTTTTCTTTCTATGTATCTGAGTGGTATTGCCGCACTCTGTACACTCTAAGTATGTTGACGCTGTTTTTGTTCTGCTTCCTGAAGCCATTATCACCCACCTCCTATAGTTTCTATTATACCATGATTCTATGGCTCTATCTTATATGTAACTTGTAGTCTCTAATTCATGTCGTTTTGCGAACATCCGTAACGCTTCTCTCTCATCCTCATCGGGTTTACGGTTCGCAAATCCCCTAGCTTGTACAATCTTTTTACCTCGAATTTCTACCGTTACGAGTGGAGACTCTAGTTCATCCTTTTGACGAAGGAACACGACTGCCGAGTTTCCGTCTGCGATACGCTTGACGTAGGACGCTACGCAGTGTTGTAATGAGTTACCTTCTGTGACCAATTCCTTCGGTTCTTTCGGTATAACAACCTTGTAACCTTTTAAACGATCCGAAGCTAGGTCTTGGTGCTTGTCCATTTGTTCTCGGAACTTCTTAGCAGTTACTGAGTCTACTGCTGACTTGTAGTTACGACTTACGATATCATGTTGTGTTCGTAAGTACTTCGGATACTTGTCGAACCTTGCGTACTCTAGGTCTACACACATCTTGTAGTAATCCTTGTACTCACTGAATGCGGCCGAGAACTCTAACCCCTGACTGAAGTAGCACTCGAATAACAGGTACTCTATCATTTTGAGCACGTTAGGGTGTTGTTGCTGTGCTACATAACCCCAAAACCAGTAGTCATCGGGTCTACGATCCTTGTCATTCTTTCTAGCCATTTGCTCTACATATGTACGTACAGACGCTGAACCTCGGAAAACAGGTAGTCTTGAATCGTCTAGGTATTTCTCTCCTAGCTTCTTGACGTATGTTATGTACCCTCGATACTCGTCCATGTCCTTCTGTGTTAAGTGAGCCATGTCTTTTGCGTACACTATGATGTCTTTAGCACTAAACCCGTGCTCTTGCATGAACTTATACTGGGACTTCGTTAGTCCGAATATCTCATGTAGCTTCCTAACATCTCTTTTACCTGCATCTACAACTAACTGACGTAGTTCCCTTGAACTATTTTGGATGCTGATACCTGCTTTGTAAATAAGCTCTAGCTTATTATACTCTGTAATCAGTCGAATCAGTGCTCGGGATGTCATATTAACTCGTTCTTCCCCAAATGCTCCGATAGCCTTTAACATTGCATCGTACATTCCCTTGTTGTCCTCCACTGATACCATCGTGAAGAATTTTGCTACATTCTCGGCTGCCGTACGATCACGGGAGTAACTGTAACTATCCTTCTCCCTCGGTATAACGATGTCTAGGTTCGGAATATTAAACCGTACCTCTTTCCCGTTACGCTTAATGAAGTACTTCTTGTTACGTAGGTCGTATAGCACCTCTGATAACGCTTCCTTGCCATTGTGCGTGTGTACTGCGTAGAAGTGGAACGAGTAACCCGTCTTCTCTATCATGTAGTATTTTACATGGTCAATCGTGTCGGCTAGTTCCATTTCACCATCTCTCAGCTCATCTAAGATAGTTTTAAACGTTTTTTCCAAATCTATCATCTCCTCTAATTAGTCTGTATTGCTATGTGTAACTCTACTATATCATAGACACAAAAAAGCAGTCAACAAGAAATTGACTGCTTTTTACAAATTATTTATCTAATTTTACCGATAAGGTACATGTGAGCATTCCATGCTAGGTGTAATCCACGATCCGATAATGCGTCTACTTCATGGACAGAAGTGTTAGGGTTCTGCTTTAAGTAGTAACGTACTAACGCATAGTCCTCAGTAGAGAACTCTGTCTTGTATTGTAACTCATCCTCGATTAGTTGGAGATGTAACAGAATACCGTTAGTTGCACTATCGTCTTGGCTCTGAATGTAGTCTAGTAACGTCATCTCGTCACGGCAAAATGCTATGCAACCACAGTTGTCACACGGAGATTCTTCTTCCTCCCAACGATCCTCATTATCTTCTTCGTTATCATCTTCTTCCACTTCTGCACTAGCTACGTTATCGTTCTTTTCGAACAAGAACTCGTTGCCACCTTCCGTGAAAGTGATAAGGCTACTAGATACAGATAACCTACCTTCTAAAATACCTTCTACAGTGGGGATGTGACATCCTGCGTATCCACGACGACTCTCTAATGTTTGGATAGCCATTCCTAAGCTAACTACCCACATATCTTTGATAGTCTCGTGAGCAAATTCGTACGAGTCTGCTACACGTTGGATGAACTCTTCTAACGTTTCTTTCTTCTCTTTAACTGGTTCTTCTGAACGTTCAGCTGCTACTAATACTTTGCTCAATTGTTCAATGGCATACTTGATATTACCTACAACATAGTCACTTTCTAAGTTCGTGGCACTTGTTGCTAAGTCATTGTGGACATCCTGCAATGTAGCCGATGCGTCATAAAGTATTGTTAAGATGTTTTTCATATGTAATTCCTCCTAATTATATCTTAATAGTTTAGTAAACCTTTTTCTTCCAACTTAACGAATGATGGATGAACCTCACTTTGAGGAACCATGATTCCTTCTACTAAGTCGGCAATCTCTCCACGCTCACCTTTTGTTAAGTGAACATGTGTAAACATATCTGTTCTTCCGCTTGCATGTAGACCTTTTAGTAGCTTGTAGAATCCGTTGTTATCAGGGTTCTTTAGCTTGTCCACATCAATCTGTGCGAAGTTTCCTAGTAATATTAATTTACTACCTAAAGCTAATCGAGTACCGATAGCAGTCATCGTAGCGTTATCTAAGTTCTGCGCTTCGTCAACCACTAAATATGTATCATGGTATGTTCCTCCACGGATCGTTTGAATGTGGTCGAGAACGATTTTACCATTATCTATGTAGTTCTTCATGTAATCTCCTTTATCCAATAACGTTAAGTTATCGAAGAAAGGTCGGAAGTATGGATTAGATTTTTCACCTAAGTCACCAGGTAGGAAACCAACTTCTTTACCTACATCTACTTGAAGACGAGTGTAAACGAACTTTCCTGTGCTAGTGCTCCATCTTTTCTCCTCAAAAACTGTGTCAAAACCTACTGCCTGTGCAATTAGTGACTTACCTGTTCCTGCTCTACCTGTACCGATAATAATAGGTACTCGTGATTTACAAGCTTCTGCTAATGCTTTCTGACCAACGTTTCTTGCAGTGATCCCAAAGAACGACATATGTATTCTCCTTTGCTATAGGTATTTTTTCAACCTTTACACTAATTATACCACACGCTACACCATCCCCTTGTCTTCTAGCTCCGTCAATATCAACGCTCTATGTTATATGCTACCTGCTAGATTACTTATAGTATAGCTTGTACATATTCTATATGTCAACAATAAATTAAAAGAAAAAGAGACTACTAAATGTAGTCTCTAAATCTTGTCCGAGATATAGTCCATAATAGCGACATAATCTGTATCCGTTTGGAAGCTAAATACGAACTCTACACCTGCGGTTTTAACGATGTTAACTTGTTCGGCCGCTACTGGACAACGCCATGCAGGTTGTCGTCCGATGTGTCGAGCTACATGGATGAACTCTGCCGTTTCTCCTTCTTTCTCAAGCATGAGTTTGGAAGGAATGAAGATAGAGTGCTCCGTCTTCATTTTCCCTACCGTTTTACGATCCTTGAAAAACGCTACCGTATCTTTTAACTGAGCCGTTAGAGTCTTACGAGTCGTCTCCATTATTCCTCATCCTTTTTAGGGAACGTATTCTCTTTCCATGAATCATAGTTCTTCTCTTGGATGAATCCAAAGATGAACGCAATCTCTGTCCCTTCTAGACCGTTTGTAATAGGTGATACACCTGTAGGACATTGACCTGTTCCATCCTCTAACAGGATTTTCATGCCCTCTCCTAATGGTAGTACGTTTCCTTCTGAAACATGGTATGCGAACCGTCTAGAAAGCTCTGCACTATCTAAACCGTATTCTACACCTTTACTGAAGATTAACTTGTGTGTATACGGGTCATCCTCATATTTGCTAACAACCTGTACAAAGTTGTAGTCCTTTGTTTCGTCATCGGACTTAGCGATGTAGAACTTGAAGTCAGTGAACGTCTTTTTAGCGAGTTCTGCTAGTAACTCGACAACTTCTGTATAGTTATCGTATGTAGGTTTACGTGTAACTAAGTCTTTTAGTGTCAACGTATTTTTAATTTCAGGTTTGATTAGTGGCATCAAGAACCCTCCTTGTGTTGTCCCGTCTACCCAAAGACTGCTCTCTGCTTCAAACGGCTTACGCTTATCCACCATGTTAGTTTCTGTCATATTATCTTCTCCTCTTTCGATTGTATTTTTTACTTCCTCAAAGATATCTTTTACCAATATTCTAATGTTCTCTTCTGTCTCCGCTTCCTCTCGGACTCGTTCGACTGCCTTTATATACCCTATGAATAGTATTACCGTATACAGGAGTACCCCTGATAATCCTAATATGGCAACTGTAATATTATGATCTGCTTCCGTCATTGTGCATTACCTCGCTTCTAGCGATCCCTAATCCCCTCTATTAAACTCCTTACGATTAGATAAGGGTACAATAGTATGACTAGGTACCAAAAATGTAGGATTAACCCACCCCAGTTAGACGTTGTTACTGCATAAATCAGTAGACCAACACCAATCAATAGATACAACACAATACCGATAAGTATGTACGATAACATTAACTACCCTCCTTGTTCGGTGTAAAAAGAGGTTCCCCATTGTAGTCTTCTTTCTTCGTAATGTCCAGTAAAGCTGCTCTATCTAATTCAACACCTAACTCTTGTGCCCTCTTAGCCAAACGCATCATCAACTCACGAGTTGCATCGGGAGATAGCTTGTACTTCTCTCTCTTCACCTATATCACCACCTGTATTTATTATAACATATTCACACTAGTTACTGGGTCTTATAAACAAAAAAAAGAGTAGCAATTGCTACTCACGTTACAGGTGCGCCTGTTCCATCTACCCAACCGTTGTTAGTTGCGTTACGGTATAATGGTTTATTCAATGTTGTATCGAAGAAGTATTGACCTGCTACCGTACCAGTCGAAGGACGTTGTGTAGTCGTTCCTGAAGGGAATAGGTTGATTGTAACGTTACCGTTTGCGTCAGGAGCCACGTTGTTTACTTTCTTCACGAATCCTGCTGTACTAGGGATAGTAATTGTTACGTTTCCATTTGCGTCAGGTAAGTTACTGTTAACTGATTTTACCATTCCTGCGGTACTCGGGATTGTTATTGTAACGTTACCATTCGCATCGGGAACAGTATTATTAACCTTCTTAACAAGACCAGTTAGTGTTACGTTACCATTTGTGTCAGGGTTAGTACTGTTAACCTGCTTAACCATACCTTGGATATCTTCTTTTGTTGCGTAGTCTCCTGTATTTCCTGCGCCCAACTCTTTAATTGCTAAGTCTAGCTCACCAATCTTCCCTAGTACGTCAGGGTTGTTTTGGTATACACCATTACGGATCATTGGCATATTATTATCCATTGTCATCTTCCTTTCCTATTTCTTAAAAAAGAAAACCGACCCTATTTAGAGTCGGCTTCTGTGTAATTACTGGAATGTTCCCCAGTAAGAGATACGTTTACCATCACGAGTTTCACCAGTCGCAAGGTATGTACCATCTACGCCTTTGATCCAAACGTAACCGTCTCTCTCCATTCCGAATGAACTGTATGTGTACGATTTTCCACTTTCTAAAGTTCGAATGTGTTCAGCGTTTACACTTGGCTCACTTCTAACTTTGATTGTAGTATTAGCTGTGAATACACCGTTTTGTGGTGTGAACCAACTAGAGTCGTATCCACCTCCACCAGTGCTCCCACCAGTAGAACCTCCACCTGTGTTTCCACCTGAACCTGTACGTTGACCTGTGATAGCGTAGCAGATAGAATCTGCGATTTTATCTACGTTCCACTTAGCCATGTCGCTCTCGTTGTCGATGAATCCTAATTCGATTAAGATAGCAGGTGCGCTAGTAGTGTTTAACACGTAAAGGTCTGTACGTACTTTAGCTCCACGGTTAGACCAGCCAATGTCATCAGACAGTTGTTTAGAAACTTTAGCAGCTAGAGCTTGTTGGTCGTAGTAGCAAACCTCAACCCCGTTAGCAGAACCGTTGAATGCGTTTAAGTGCAACGAGATGTCTAAGTCTACTCGATGAGCGTTACATTTAGCTACGATGTTACGTAGGTTAGCAGACTGTGTAGAGCCTGTTTCATCTGTGCAATCGTATACTGTATGTCCTAGACTACGAAGCTTGCTGATTAAAGCGTCTTTTACTTGGCGGTCCATGATGTGCTCTTTACGATTTCCGTAGTTAGCTCCCTGGACGATGCCATTGTGCCCTCCGTGTACGTTATAAGTTCCCATACTAATTCCTCTCCTTTGTTATGTAGTCAATACCCACCATTAATATAACGGTTGGGATGGTAAATCTAGTAACCTTTAGCGAAAATATCTGTAACTGCTGGTGCCATACTATCTACAGTCGTATACGCAAATGCGTTCTCCTGTGTTAGTGTGATGTACGGCTCTAGTACGTGCTCCATTCCGACCATACTATACACCGATGATTGTGCGTAGTGGTCATCTCCACGATCCGTGATAATCTGATAAACTTCACCAGTCTTCTCATCTTCCTCGTCTCGGATAACTACGTTCTTCCAGTGGTGTAGGTATAACTCTAGGTCTCTATCTGTTTGTTGGTAGAATCCTAAGCGGCCCATCTTCATATCGGCAATGTGACGTTTGTTTTGTGTAAGCTTGTCCACTGTAACTCGTGATTGGCTTTCAGACCATGAAGGTTGAATCTGACCAGTTGAACGGGGGTTAGGGTTTACTTTCACACCGTATACTCGTCCTACTCCGAAGTGTTGGATAAGTTTCTCAACATAGTTACCACTGTCACCGATGTCGGCACAGATGATATCGGGATTGTACGGGATTAACTGATTGATGATGTTCTCTAAGTCGGCTTCGATATTAGCTACCCCACGAGCACGCTCTACAGAGAATATACGAATCATATCAATCATACCGTTATCTCGGAATCCACGGACTGTAACCCAATGACGGTTCCCCCAGTCGATACCTACTGAAATGAATCGGTAATCTCCTCGGTTAAATAATGGTTCACGTAAGTGCTCACGCTTATTACCCATTACGTCATTGTCTTGGACCGCTAACGCTACGTCCTGGTACGGGAATCCTAAAACGTAGTTGTAGAAATGCTGTTTCGATTTTGCTTTAAGCTCTTTACGTTTTAGCTCATCGGCACTAACCCATACTGCATTCATCTGTGTGATTAGGTATCCACGAGTACCTTGGTTGTTTTCCGTACGTGTCGGATATGCGGCTACCCATGATCCATTATACCATCTATCTAGCAATGCACCACAGTTAGAGCAAATAAATCTGAATGTTCCGTCTTTTACAGTTTTAGCTAGTACATCTACTCCTGCTTCGTCCGTACACTCGATATTCTTCTCGTAATCTAGTTGTTGTCTCATTCCACACTTGTCACATTTGTGCATGTACACTCGTTGGTCTGATTGGTTGTACAATGCGTGAATACCGTAATCAGGTACTGTAGGTGTTGACCATCTTCGTAAAATTTTAAATTGTGAAGACGACATAGATTCCATCGCTGAAATCTCGGCACTTGCAGTTACACGGTCATACTCATCCAGTGATAAGAAGTCGATATCCACACCCTCTACGGCTGCTCCTTTAGAAGATGAACGGAACAGAATGAAACTGTTACGAATCTTTTTCTTCTCCAAGGAATCCACTTTCGGATCGGAAATCGTAGAGTAGTATCCTGCTTCTAGTAACGGGTTAATACGTGTTGATACGAAATCTTTCATCTGACGGTTCGTAGGGAACGTATAAAGGCACTTAACACCTGCATAGGAGTGTTGGTCTGCGAAGTGAATCATCTCCCCTACGCCAATCTCTGATAGCCCTAACTGACGGGACTTGATTACTGCTTTATCAGGGTGTGTATCGTTAATCATCTCAATCTGCCACGGACGGTGAGCCTGTGCCTTTGAAGAATCCATTCCTCCGATGTGGAAGGTAATTGGATGGTTCTTAACCCTGTGATGTTTCAGCAAGTAAGAAGAACAGTTCAACATCGTCAGTACGTATGCTAGTTCTTCCTTCGTTAGGTCTGTACGACCGAATGTTTGTCTTGCAACGTTTGCAAGCATTTTTCCATCAAAATTATTCATTAGAATGCACCCTCGTTTTCTGCGTTCTGTGCGGTATCTAGTTTTCGGATTAGGTCTGCCATATCGTCTACGGACATGTCCATAACGTCCATACGACCTTCCTCATCGGCAGCAATCTTACCTTCCTGAATCTGATCCTTTAATACTTTATCTTGACGCATATTGATTTCAGGAAGCATACCTGTGTTACCTTGACCATCCATAACTTCTGTGATACCGTTAATCTCTTTGTACGCTCCGATTACACGAATGAAGTCGGAAATGTTATCAATTGGAATTTCCCCCGATTCCATTCGTTGGATAAATAGTTTAAGAGATTTTGATGCCGCAGAGTTAATTAACTCACGTAATTCTTGTTCACTTGAGAAGTCTTCCTTTTTCTTCTTCACGCCTTGCTTGATATTGTTTGACATCGACATCCTCTTCCAACTCCCCTTTCTGTTTTAATGTTCTGTAGCATGAGGTTATGTCTGTACATGCGTCCACGATAAATAGGTCATTTACGTGGTATCTCGTATGAGCCTGTATAATTATGTATTTGTTCTCATTAATAATCAGAGAAGATAGAGGGCGGCCACAGACTACGCATATCTTCGGACTGTAGACCCTCTTGTCACCTTTCTTAAATGAGACCTTTTTCTTCGCTAGGCTAACTAGCTTCTTCCTCTTTTCTACCACTTCTCTTTTTGTTACCATTACTCCTCATCTTCCTCGTCCTCGTCATCATCATCATCCTCTTCTTCTGCACCCATATTCTCTATGTACTCGTCATAAGCGTAGAGACGTTCTTCTATGAAGGCATCCCCATCGAATGATTCTTTGTCCTTAAAGGCTAGACTGTACAGGTAAGGTAGCTCTAGAATAATTTCCATTACAACCGTCTCGGCTACATTGGCAGAAGTTACGATCCCATAACGAATGAATTGGTTGATTACTTTTGTTTCGTACTTATCGTGAAGATACTTGATGATGTCCTCTTCTGTTTTCTCGATGTCGTCTTGGAGATGAGCGTAGTCGTAAGCCATATGTAGTGCATTCACCGTAAGCACAATCTCGATGTCTGTGACGAGCGTTTTAAATGAGGAAGTCACTGGGTAGTACTTACCGTCCTTCTCCACCAGCTCTACGATTAACCCTGCACCGTGTACAATATCGGCCGCTAAGTCTCTAATTGCATACGTCTGTACTAAATCCTTGTAACGTTCCAATTCCTGCTCTGTAAATCCAAACATTCTAAGCACCTACCTTTTCTGAATTATGGTCTATGGTCTCTGCCCTTCGGACTATATCGAAGCATCATAATATTGACCAAACTCTGACGCTCCTGTTGTGCTCTCTGTTCCCCTTTGCGAATGATATAGTCGTATGAGCCAACCACGATAAAAGCTAATAGAGCACCACATACAACGTAGGATAGTGTTGTGTGTTCAATCGGCATACCGTATTTTACTGCGAAATCTGTAATCGCAATGGCAAGAGCTTCTGCTAAGAGAATTAACATAACTTTCAGGTACACATGTTTACTATATTTCTTCATTTTCGATAACCCCCACTTGAGAAAATAATTTATACCTTTAATATAGAGGATTATCGAAAAAATACACTGTAAAGTCTTATATTAATAGGGATTAATAAAGTGAAGAGGGTGTGAAGCCATGATACTCCTAGTTACATCGCTTACTTTCACCCTTATCTTCTATATTATTACTTCGTATATTTCATATATAACTGCGTCTATCCTACACAAGGGGATAATGTTTAAGCTACTGTTTCCGACAATTAAAGCTCTTGCATTCATCACACTAGTTTATATCTCTATTATATCAGATACGATCCTATACAGGAGTGAGATGTACCAAACCATAACTATTAAAAACGGCTTACTACTTTTACTAGTTACGACTGCCCTTATGAATAATAGAGAACGAAAGGAGATTGAAGATGAACGTAGTAGGGAATAAACATCAACCTAATTTAAAGGCAGAATTTCGTGACCTAGTAGGCAATATGATAAACAGTAACAGATCGAGCTACCATATGTACAGCATTCACAGGCTATTGTCATTAGGTCTCCTAATGGACTTTACCTTTAAATACATCGAAGCAGAACAGTCCGATTGGGTACGCATTGAGTTGGACTTACGAGAGCATGGTAAGGTCGTGTTTGCGATTAATACGGACTCAGAATACGGACAGATAGAGGATGAGGATGGAAGAGAAGTACTGGTACACTTTATGGAGAATTACGATACCGAGTGTGATAGGGTCGAAAAACGTAGAAGTATTTTTGGGATATAACAGAAAGGTGGGGTTTTAGTGAACAACCAACAAGTACTCCTTAAACTACAGGAAATTGAGTCCACACTCCAAGACCAAGAACAAAGCACGGTAGAGCTTAAAACTGTTGTTGACGAACTTCGTGGGATCGTGAAGGATATCGACAAGAACATGGCTATCAGTGAAGAGAAACAGTCCCATCTTTTCTATCGAATCGAGCACCTAGAGCAGGAACTAGAGGAACTTGAGGAGAAAGGAGAGAAAGGAACGGATAGGCAGCAGAAGCTAATCGAGAATGCGCTAATGGTTATTCTTGGAGGACTTATTAGCTACATCTTCAGTTTAGCAAGTAAGCACTAATAAGAAAGGATGATAACAAGTGGCTAAGTTAAAAACAGTAGAACTAACAATGATTACAAGTGAAAAGGTGTACGTGTCAATGGATGAGTTCAATCTAGGTGGGGTACCTGAAACACCTGACTCAGTAATCGGTAACTACATCAAGGGCAGTCGAGCACCGATGTTACGAGTGTACGCTACAGTGGACTTGACTGGTGCCTACTTCTTCGTCAATCCAAAGATGATTGTGAAGATGGTACCAACATACGCATAAGAAAAAGGAGTGGGTTTCCCCTACTCCTTATTTTTAGTTCTTATTGTATCTACGTCTCTCTAACTCCGCAATCTGATCCTCAGGTAAGTCCTCGAATAAGTCTCTGTAGCTCACTCCGAACAAGTCTTCTAATTCCGTAATCTTATTTGGTCTCGGGTATTTATTTCCGTTCTCCCAGTTGCTAACAGTTGTGTAATCCACTCCTAATTTATCCGCTAAACTGTAAATCGTATGACCTGCATCCATTCTGAACTTCTTGAGCATTTTTGGTGTCTTCTTAGTTGTTTTCTTCGCTACCATTGTAATCATACCTCCCTTTGTATTTTTCTTATTTATTGTAGTAACTGTCATTTGACTCAACTCCTTCATGTGATTTTTATTTGACGTTCTCATTTGTATTGGTTTGTTTTATCTTGACTCCATCGTAACACTTTGTTGATTAACTGTCAACAACATTTTAAATTTGACCTTGCCTATTTTTATTCTTACCTACTTGATGAAAGTTATTCTGTCCTATTTATAATTTATGTCATATTTTAAACCCTTGCTATGACTGACTTTATAGACTACTTGAGTATATTTCTGTCCTATTTAAATTATAACTGGTCTGTATATATACTATTATATTTATTATTAAGTACTATTATTACTATTAAATATTATATAAAATTAAATAGGACATACGTTAAAATTTAAATAGGACATTTTTTCTCTATTTCTGACACATTTAAATAGTACTAATTTGACTCTATCATCAAGTACATTTCTATTTGATGTTACTGTTAACCCTTGATACATATATACTTGAAGTATATTCAAGTTAGAACTACTTTATACTTGAACTGTTCAAAAAGTTATAATTTAAATAGGACATAAAATAGAGAGAACATGTACCATTATATTTATAAGTACACTGTATATATAATTATATTATTTATATTAAAATTTATATTAAAATTAATATTAAAGTATTTATAATAAAATTAATATTAAGATAGACGATCCGAACGGAAAATCCATCTTCAAATAAAAAAGTTTAAAAAAAAAAGTTGAAAAAAGATGGTCTCTAGGGTTGTACTAGGTTATAGTCTGTGTTATACTGAGTACAGGCTTAGATATTTAGTAAGTAAACAACCACTCCTTATTGGTTAGAGGGGCACATAACGATCCCGTGGAAAGGTGACTTATAATCCTGCTCCTTAAATTTTCTGTCTACATAACCTATAGATGTTTCTCCTCCGATTTTCATTTATAGGTTATGTTACTTTTTAATATGGAAGGGTACTCAAGTTGGTGAAGAGGTCAACCTGCTAAGTTGATAGTACCTATTGTAGGTAGCGAGGGTTCGAATCCCTTTCCTTCCTTACTCTTATGAGGACGTACCGAAATGGTTAACGGGCTAGGTTGCAACCCTAGTATTCGCTGGTTCGAATCCAGTCGTTCTCTTACGTATATGTTATGATGAATTTATGTTATAATATATTATATAACGTGCCTGTAGCGTAGTGGTAGCGCAGTAGCCTGTTAAGCTATTGGTCGGTGGTTCGAATCCACCCAGGTACGCCATAATGTGCAGCTTAGTAAAACTGGTTTATACGTTGCAACTTAGTATACTTATGTATCTGAAGGCATAAGTGAAGAGTAAAGATGTACGGTAAAACTGGTGATGCTCTCCTATAGTAAAGAAACACCTAAGTCAGATTAGGTTTGTATAGGAAGAAGGATTGGGTGCAACTCCCACCGTGTACACTATACGGGGCATTAGTATATCGGTTAATTATTCCTGGCTTCCAACCAGGGGAGGTCGGTTCGATTCCGACATGTCCCTCCAATTTGCCTTCTTAGCTCAGTTGGTTAGAGCGACTGCCTTGTAAGCAGTAGGTCAGGGGTTCGAGTCCTCTAGTCGGCACCATTTATGCTTGGATAGTTCAGTGGCAGAACACTTACCGTAGGTAAAGTAGCATGGGTTCGATTCCCATTCCTCGCTCCTATTATGTCGCATTGGTGAAATTGGCTAACACACTCGGCTTTCTACCGAGCATTCAGGGGTTCGAATCCCCTATGCGATACCAACTTGGGGATATAGTGTAGTGGTTAACACGCACGGCTGTCTACCGTGAAGCACGGGTTCGAATCCCGTTATCCTCGTAATCCCTTTAGCCAAGCGGTTAAGGCAGTAGGATTATGTCCTACGTATCGGGAGTTCGAACCTCCCAAGGGGCGCACAATGGTTGCCTGTGTATCCGTGCCCAAAACAGGAATTTTCACCTAGCTATTCGAGTTAGGTTATGGACGTATGAGCCATGCGTTGTGACGGGGCAACGATAAAACCCGTCTTTTCTTTACCCCTTTAGCCAAGTGGACTAAGGCAACGGGCTTCTATCCCGTGGATCGTGGGTTCGATTCCTACAGGGGGTGTTACAGGAACTTACCACGCTTCCTCATTTAATGATAGCGGACCAGGTAAGTCTTTTTTCGGGGAATACTCAAGTGGATAAAAGAGGTTAGTCTTGAAAACTAATAGGCGTGTGAAAGCGTGCGGGGGTTCGAATCCCTCTTCCTCGGCTTAAAAAAAAATTAAAAAACTTTAATTATATGCTTGCATCAAGTTACAGACTATGATACAATGTGTATAAGTTATTATTTCGGAGTGGACAAACTGGTAAAGTCGCTTGGCTTTGACCCAAGAGCGTGAAGGTTCGACCCCTTCCTCCGAAGTCTACCCAAGGTCACACCTTGGAAACTAAGCCTAATAGCCTACAATGGTTAACGTGACCACTTATTAGACTTAGTTTCCAGTGTGTGGTGAAGTGGCTTAACACGGACGACTGTGGATCGTCTATTCGCTGGTTCGAATCCAGTCATGCTGATATATCATACGGGTGTAGGCTAGAGGTCAGTCACTGCGTTTGGGGCGCAGATCACGTTGGTTCGATCCCAACCACTCGTACTTTGTTTATGTTTAGGTTTTTCACACACCTCCTACAGGGTTACGACCCGTGTCAATCGAAGTAGGTTAAAACTTTGGATATCCGAGTAAACAGGTTCAAGATATCCCTCTATTATGGACAGGTAGCTCAGTTGGTAGAGCATACGGTTGAAACCCGTAGTGTCGTTGGTTCGACCCCAACCTTGTCCACTTTAATATGTGTCAGTCGCATAGTGGCAATTGCAGGAGACTGTAAATCTCCCCCGAAAGGTACGTTGGTTCGAGTCCAACCTGGCACACCAAAAAATTTATAATATGTTGTTGTCTTTTTATTTACTTACCTTCTTTGCGGAAACAGAGAAGGTACAACTATATCGGAATGTTGGAATTGGTAGACATAACGCACTTAAAATGCGTTGCTCCTTGGGGCGTGGTGGGTTCGAGTCCCCCTTCCGATACCATACTAGTGTAGCGCAGTCAGGTAGCGCAGTGTCTTGATAAGGCATTGGTCACAGGTTCGAATCCTGTCACTAGTACCATTTATGCCGAGGTAATCCAATCAGGTAGAGATCGTGGTCTTAGAAGCCATCCAGTGAGGGTTCGAATCCCTCTCTCGGTACCATATTATGGGGGAGAGAAACTTAAAGGCAAGAGGTAAGCCAGTGGTCTCCAAAACCACCGTTAAGAGGTTCGATTCCTCCCTCCCCTGCCAACGTAGGAGTATAGCTCAGTGGTAGAGCGTGGGTCTCATACGCCCGAAGTCGATGGTTCGATCCCATCTATTCCTATCGCTTTAGTATGTTCAAAATTGATAATTTAATAGGGGGAATTGAAATGGAACAAATGTCAGTTCAACGTGGTTTAATGGAGTTAAAGACTTTAGGTAATCGTATCACTCGTGCCACTCAACAATCTTTCGTGAATTTCTACGTAGGTGACAAGGGTGCTCCACAAGGATTCAAAACACCTGATGAGTTTGCTTCATATGCTCAAGGTCGTTACGACTCTGCTACGGACTTGATTAAACGCAGAAACGCAATTAAAGCTGCTATTATCCAGTCTAACGCAGTAACTACGGTTACTGTAGCAGGTAAGCAGATGACAGTTGCAGAAGCAATTGACCGTAAGGATTCAATTGTACACGAGAAAGTTCTTTTACAACAACTGCAATCGCAGTTTAGTGAGATTACTAGACGTGTAGCCGCTCAACAACAAGTGTTAGACGCTCGAATTGATAAGGTTTTAGAAGAGGAAGGTGGCAAAGACCGTAAGGTTGATGACGCTGACCACGCTCGCATCGTAAAAAATGCAGAGTCTCGCTACAAACCAAATCTTGTCGATCCTATTGGTATCCGTAAGGTTATCAATCAGATGGAAGAAGATATCAATTCGTTCGAGTTAGATGTGGATGCTTCATTATCCGAAATCAACGCTCGTACGGATATCGAGTTCGAAGTCAAATAGTAGGTTGACTCCCTCTCTCTGAGAGGGACAAGCCTTTGCTAACACACCGACACTTACCAACCAAATGCGTCCCTTACTAACGATATAGTGAGAACAAGATACTTTTGACAGATTAGTCAAAACTAAGCGGTAGCCAAATTGGGCTAATACATATATGATAGTACCCCCGAGGAAGCGGGGTACAAACAGGTGTAAGAAGCTCAAAGCTAAGTGTTCAAAGGTTGACAAGTTAAAAGTTCTTATGCGTTCAAAGGTAATAGTTGTACAGGTCAAAGAGGGCAAGATGAGTCTCCAAAAGAGAGACTAGCCCGTAAAGGTCGATAAAATCCACTGTAAAAGGTTTGCGAGAGTTCATTTGTGGTCTCCGTAGGTGCCTAGTGGCTGGTGTGGTGGCAAATAATAGATGTAAAAGACTCCTCGTCTCCTTTCGAGGGGTCTTTTTTCGTATGTAGAAGTCCTATATTACACTGGTAAGACCAAATGTGAAAGGTGGGACTCTATGCTACAAGTTAAATCATTTAGTGGAGCAACACATGCAGAACAGATTCAAAACGCAATCAATGCTGCAAGTGTAAGCACAACAGACAAGACTGTACAACTAGAAGAGTTTAAAGACTACTACATCACTGCACCTATCATCATTAAGAAGAACGTGGAACTACTATTTGGCTATGGTACAAAACTAGTTATTGGTAGTAACGTACGTGTACTAGAATTAGAGACGAACGCATCCGTGACAAATCCGTACATCGCTATTGACGATCCGTCATTTGATTCTGCGGTCTTCTACTTGGATGGTAAGAATAAGTTTTATAACACATGGAACAGAACATCTATTAAGAACGGTGTCATCGTTAACTGGGCAGGTTCTTACAAAGGCGTAGGTATCTCATGCTTTGCAGGTGGAACTGGTCACGAAGTATCATTCGTAAACTTCTTCGACATCAAGATTAGTGGTCTACGAAGAGGGTTAGAGCTACGAGCAGCTAAACCATATACAGGTATGGCTTGGGTGAATGCGAATAGATTTAAAGACATCTCATTAGATGATTGTATTGAAATGATTGTAATTGAATCTTCTGAAACGATCCCGAACGAATGTAGTGGAAATATGTTCACTGGACTTCAAATACAACCTTCTGCTATGACAACAACAGTACTACGTGTGAACGGGCAACAGAACCGATTCGAGGGTATGCTTTGGGATACTCACTTGATTTCAACTCCTAGTGCATTCGTTCACTTTACGAATACAAGCTCGTACAACAAGATAGATTTTAACGGATCGGTGCCGACTGCAAAAGTATCCGATGCAGGTGCATTCAATAAAGTACTTTAAGAACTCCTTAGTGAGTTCTTTTTCTTTTTGTAACGGTCTCTAGCACGGGTCGTATCTAACTACTGTGATATAATTAAGATACACATTACGTACTCCGTATTCACTAAATTACTACTATGTAGTCTTATATTATATCTAAGGGCGTGAGCTATGTGAGTTTATTCAGCAAAGATACGAAATGGAAGAAAGCTAAACAACTTCTGAACCACAACTACACATGGTTGGAAGTCATTAGCTACTATAAGTCACTAGGTGGTACCAATGTGTCCGTTTACTCTGTTATCGAAGGTGATAAACGGTTGATTGTAGATTTAACCGATGATGACCAAGTGCTTCTAGTAAACAAGCATAACGAGTTAGTCAAAGATACTTATGATAACGTATTGAACAGTCGTAAAGTATTTGAGTACCACGAAGACAACTCACGAAACCCCGTTGAATACAAAACATAACTTGTAAATAAACTGAGGTGACATGAATGAGTGTATTAGACTGGTTCAATAATCGAAGTAATGATATGCCACCTGAGAATATCAGAAAGGTAGACGACAACCTTCTACTGGCTATCAAACACTTAGAAGATGAACAGATACAGAAAAGTAAATCAAGCGGCCAAGGACGGGCTAAGGCATATGAGGAACCTCTTTTAGGTAGTATGTCGATGAACCCTGATTACAAAGAAGCTCCTTCGTCAAGAGGGAATCATAACTTACTAGAGACATTGAAGTTATGGTCAAGAAAGAATATTATACTTAACGCAATTATTAATACTCGTGTAAACCAAGTATCGTTATTCTGTACTCCTGCTAGACATAGTGATAGAGGGATCGGATACGAGGTTCGATTAAAGAACCCGTTAGATAAACCAACTTCACATGACATTGCGAAGATGGAACGTATTGAAGACTTCCTGCAACATACAGGTAAGAGTCACGATGATTTCACGAGAGATAATCTCCGAGCATTTGTAAAGAAACTTGTTCGAGATAGATTGGTATATGACAAGATTAACTTCGAGCTTATCTACGATACAAAAGGTGAGTTAAACCGATTCAAAGCGGTCGATGCGTCTACTATCTATGTAGCCGTAGATGAGAAAGGTCATGAACCTAAAGGAAAGAATGTTGCCAAGTACGTACAGATTCTAGAGCGTAGAAAGGTAGCAGAATTTAAAGCAAAAGAAATGGCTTGGGAGGTACACAATCCGAGAACCGATATTACAGTCGGTCGCTACGGATATTCCGAGTTAGAGGTTGCTATGAACCACTTACAGTACCACGAAAATACAGAGCTATTCAATGCTAGGTACTTCGCACAAGGTGGTACTACACGAGGTCTATTACATATCAAAACTGGACAAGACCAATCAAACCAAGCGTTACAGGCATTTAGACGTGAATGGACCGCAATGTTCAGTGGGATCAATGGAGCTTGGAAGATTCCTGTAATCTCTGCCGAGGATGTTAATTTCGTTAACATGACTCAATCATCTAGAGATATGGAATTTGAGAAGTGGTTGAACTATTTAATTAACGTATGTTGCTCTATCTATGCTATTGACCCATCGGAGATTAACTTCCCTAACCGTGGGGGAGCTACAGGTAGTAGCGGTAACTCTCTAAACGAAGGTAGCACGAAAGAGAAACATCGTAGCTCTAAAGATAAAGGGTTAGAGCCTTTACTGAAGTTTATCGAAGATGCAATCAACAAATATATCGTTGCACAATTTGGGGATCGTTACTTATTTAGTTTCGTTGGTGGGGATGTTCAAACAGAACGTGAGATTATCGAGATACTAGCAGCTAAAGCAGAAATCGGTCTAACAATTAACGATGTTCGTAATGAACTAGGTTTACCTCCTATCGAAGGTGGAGACATCATTCTAAATGGTGTTCACGTACAACGTCTAGGTCAAATCATGCAAGAAGAGATGATGAAACAACAAATGGCTATGACACCTAACGGACAAGTTCCAGGTAACAAGAAAGAGCAGACACCGAAGGAAGAGAAGTCCCAAGCAGAGCAAAAAGGGATGAACGGTAACTCTAGTAATGTTAACGGTAAAGGAACCCACAACAAAGGGGTAGGCAAAGACGGACAGGTTAAAGGTGCGAAGAATACAAACGCTTCAAAACAAGGCGGTAAAGGTAAATAATCCTCAATTAAGTGGTACTTCTGTTATATTAATAGCATCAAAACGTGCTTGTAAGGTCGGTATACTTTACAGGCGCATACCACTTAGAGGGGAGGATACCTAGATGCAAGCTGTTAACCCCATAACAGGTAAAGTTAATTTATTCGTTCCTATCGACATCGAAGAGTCTATCAGTAAGAGTAACGAAGACACAAGTAGTAAATCATGGTGCCTGAGAGGTTACGCTACAACGCCTGACCTTGACTTACAAGACGACATTATTGATCCGAGAGGAATTGATATTAGTCATTTCATCACTCATGGGTATCTAAATTACGAACACTTCCAAGGTGAAGAATACAAGGTTGGTGTTCCTACTGAAGGTACACATGTAGATGATGTTGGTTTATTCGTAGAGGGTAAGCTATACAAAGATAATCCATATGCGAAGAGTATTTGGAATCTAGCTAACAGTATTCAAAAATCAGGTATTGATAGAAAGATTGGATTCTCTATCGAAGGTTTTGCTAAATCTAGAGACAAAGCTGATCCACGGATTATTAAAAGTACATATATCACAAATGTGGCGGTTACAACAAGTCCTGCCAACCCGAATGCAGTATGGGATGCTTTCATGAAGAGTTGGCAAGTTGGGTACGCAATTACACCTGAAGAGAGTGTAGGAGTTGCTGCTATTAGTCCTGATAGTCTAGCACGAAGCTTATACAACTTATCTTGGTCATTGAAAGAAGAAGATGAATCTAAGTTTAAGGATGTATGGGGAGAAGTTGGTAACTACTTAGATGCAATGGAAAGATACACACCTGAGAGTGCGATCCTATTCTTACAGATTTCAAAAGGATACTCAAGGTCAGAAGCTAAAGAGAAGTTAGAACAACTATCTCAACAAGCTAAACAAAACATTTAAACTGAAGGGAGTTTAACTAATGAGTGCGAAACAAACTTTTGCTAAATTAACTGAAGACTTGGAACAATTAGAAAAGTCTGACAAAGAAAAAGAGGTTACAATCGAGGAGCCGAAAGCACCTATCGAAGAACCTGAAGTGGTTGAACCTGCTAAAGAGGAGCCAGTAGTGGAAGCACCTGTTAAAGAGGAAGAACCAAAAGAGGAGCCAAAGGAAGAACCAAAAGCTGAAGAACCTGTAAAAGAGGAACCTAAAGCTGAGGAGCCTAAAGAAGAACCAAAGGTTGAGCTAGTAGCAGAGCCTGTAGTAGAGGAGCCAAAAGAGGAGCCAGTTGCGAAATCTGAAGAAGGTATCGACACAGGTGACATCTTAAAAGCATTCCAAGCGATCCATAAATCGTTAGGTACTTTACCAAGTGAGCTTGCTGAAATTAAGGCATCTCTAGCTAGTGTTATTGAAGTGGTTAACTCTCTAGTTCAGGAAGAACAAGTTTCTAAATCTGAGCAACCTGCGGAAGAACCTACTACTGAAGAAGCAGAGGTTACTGAAGTTGAAGAAGAGGTAGCTAAATCTGAACAACCTGTAGAAGAGGAAGAAGAGTTAGAAGGTAAAGCAGTTGAGTTCGTTTCTAAGTCTAATGGTGTTCCTGAAGTACAAGTTACAGAGGAAGCAGAAGAAGAGGTAGAGGCAGAACCATTCAACCCACAAAACCACGTAGACGAGATTACACGCTATTACGCAGAGAAGTCTAGCACTCTATCACCAGGGGCTAAAGACAACTTACGTAGTGCCGTTCACCGTATAAAACGTGGACAACCTACTGATAACGATGTAAAACTTGCTGAACAAATCGTTAATTTTTACGGAAATTAAGAAAAGTAAGTATGAAGTGTTATATTAACAACATGAAAGCCGAATAGAGCTTTTAACATAGACGGGTTCCTCCTCCTAGCCCGTCTGTGTTTATCCTTTTAGGTGGACAAACATAGGTAACTATTAAACTAAAAATAGATAAAACGAGAAAGGAAGATACATACATGGGTGCTGAATTAAATAAAGACAAACAAGTACAAGCAGAGCCTGAAGTACGTAAATTACCTCAAGCGGCTGAAGACAAAATTGCAGACTTACAAAAATCGTTTACGACAGGAGTAGGCATCACACCTGATACACAGCTTGACGCTGCGGCTTTAAGACGTGAATACCTTGAAGACGAAGTTAAGATGTTAACTTGGGATAACTCAGACTTCACGATTTACCCATTAATTGCTAAACAACAAATCTCTAACACAGTTGCAAAGTATGCAGTGTTCAACCAACACGGACGTACAGGGCATAGTCGTTTCGTTAGTGAGATTGGGGTAGCAAGCATCAACGATCCTAACATCCGTCAAAAGACTGTACAAATGAAGTTCATCTCAGACACTAAGCAACAATCTATCGCTGCTGGTCTAGTGAACAACATCTCTGACCCTATGACTATCCTTACAGAAGATGCTATCTCTGTAATTGCTAAGTCTATCGAGTGGGCAATTTTTTACGGAGATGCGTCTCTATCTGCTGAAACAGATCAACAATCAGGTATCGAGTTCGATGGTTTACACAAACTTATCGACCAAAAAACGAACATCATTGACTTAAAAGGTCAGTCTCTATCTGAAGCAGTGCTTAACAAAGCGGCTGTAATCGTAGGTAAAGGTTACGGTAAAGCTACAGATGCGTTTATGCCGATTGGGGTGCAAGCAGAGTTCACGAATAACCTATTAGACCGTCAACGTGTAATTCAACCGTCTAACGCAGGTGGATTCTCAACTGGTTTCACTATCAACCAATTCTTATCAGCTCGTGGTGCTATCAACTTACACGGTTCTACTATCATGGAGAACGACAACGTATTAGTTGAAAACCGCTTACCGCAAGCAAACGCTCCACTTCCAGTTAAAACACTTAAAGCAACTGTTAAAGCTGCTGACAAAGGTGGATTCACAACTGAAGATAAGAGCCTATCGTACAAAGTAGTAGTATTCTCTAACGAAGCTGAGTCTGTAGCTTCAGATGCTGTAACTGCGGCTCTAACTGATGCAACAAGTTCTGTAACGTTAGAAATCGAGTTACAACCTATCTACCAAGCTCAACCACAATTCGTAGTAGTTTACCGTCAAGGTGCTCAAACTGGACACTACTTCCAAATTGCACGTATCCCAGTGGCTAAAGCTAGTGACTTAAACGTAATCACATTCGTGGATCGTAACGAAATCATCCCTGAAACAACTGATGTATTCGTTGGAGAAATGAACCAAAACGTTCTTAGCTTACTAGAGTTAATGCCAATGATGCGTCTACCATTGGCGCAAATGAACGCTACATACACGTTCTCAGTACTATGGTACGGTGCTCTAGCATTATACGCTCCTAAAAAATGGGTACGTATCAAGAACGTTAAATACATCCCTGCATTAGCAGCTGATGTGACTCTATAGTAGTTAGTACTACGAAAACTGAATAGAAAACTGAATAGGGACAGACGAAAATTCTGTCCCTTTTTATTTTATTAGAATAGGAGAGATAGAATGTTAACACATGATTATTTTAAAAACCACAAGGTAGCTACAGTCTACGGAGACATTAACTTCGATGAGAAGGGTGAGTCAGAAGACTTAACGTTAGAGCAACAAAAAGAGTTCGAATCACACCCAGGATTCAACTTCGTAGAGCCAAAGAAAGAAGTAAAGAAAGCTCCTGCAAAGGCTAAAGCTACGATTAAAAAAGAAGAATAGAAAGGTAAAGGTGATTGGGTATGATTAATAACCCATACGAAGGTAATCAGTATCAACACAACAACGAGAAGCTGATAGACCTTGACAAAGTAGATAGTTATAAACTAGCAGACTATGGTTTAACTGTAGACGCAGTAAAGATTAACCACTTTGGTATTGACGTTACAGACCCACGAACTGGTGAATATCTACCTGACGCATTCTATATGGCTAAGATAGAGCAAGCGGTCGCACAGGTAGAGAAGCAGTTAGATATTGTTATCCTTCCTCGATTCGTAAAAGAACATCATGACTTCCATCGTAATGACTTCGAGAGCTTTATGTTCGTACAAGCTCATCGTAGACCGATCCTACAGATGGAAAAAATCGTACTAGAATATGGTGGAGGAACAATCTTTAACTACCCTACAAAGTGGTGGAGAGTTAATAAACTTCCTGGGCATATTGAAATGTTACCTACTCTTATGTCGTCCGATATGGGGCAAGGGTTAAACCTTTCTCACGCTTACTCAGGATACCCGATGATTACAGGTATTCCGAACTTAGCAGGAAACAATAACTACGCTCCTCAAATGTTCCATGTGGAATATATTGCAGGACTATTACCACCTAAGCGTAGTGGGGTAGCCGAGCCGTGGGAACTACACCCTGACTTATGGACACTAATCATTAAGCACGCTCTAAAAGAAGTATTCCAACAGTGGGGCCGCCTAATCATTGGTGCAGGTATTGCGAACATGTCCATCTCTATTGATGGTGTATCGCAAAGTATTGATACAACTCAGTCTGCTATGTATGGTGGGGCTTCTGCCGATATCCTACAAATCGACCGAGACATCGAGGAACTAACAAAAGGCTTACGAGCTTACTACGGAATGAACTTAGGAATTATTTAAGGAGGGATAGACAATGGCAGAGAAACCATCTATGCTCCAAACGATGTCTACGGCCGCGATCCGTACAGAGATGTTAGACATCCACGTTGACTCTATGTCCCTTCCTGCTCTTTGGGAGAAGTCGTATCTATGCCCTTGCCGAGATAAAGCGACACGACAACCGAACCAATCATGTAAGGTATGTCATGGTCGTGGGATTGCATACCTACCTGGAACAAAGATAGGTATTATCGTCCAATCTCAAGAGAAGGGTGTATTCAACGGAGACTTGGGATTAATGGACTCAGGAACTGCCATTGGTACTCCTGACCGAGATTACCAAGTAGCTTTCCGAGATAGACTTACGATCCTAGCTCCTGATTCTACTATCTCCCAATCTTTTATTTTCGATGTAACGTCACGTAGGGTAAAGAACGGATTCTACATGGTATACGATGTCAAGTCTATCGAACTTGTTAGAACGATGGAAGATGAACTAGTAGAAGGTACAGACTACACGTTTGACCGTGCTAAGAACCTGTTCTACCCTAAGGAACACTTAATGGGACAGAACGTATCTATGAACATTAAAACGACTCTACGGTACCTTGTAGCCGACCTATTGAAGGAACATCGTTACGCAAGGGACACAGGTGGAAAGTTACAACGTCTACCACAGAAGCTATTGCTAAAACGTGAGGACGTATTCATTGATAAGGAAGCATTCGAAATTGGAGTAGATAATAAAGAGCTTAGTCTAGAGATTGATGCGAAGAGTAAACCGAACCCTGATGGTCTGAACGGATTCTTTAGGAAGCGTGAAGGCTAATGGTTAGGAAGGCAAGACGACCTAGGTTATTTAAGAGTAACAACGCTATCAAAACAGCAATGACTAACCTAGGTGACAACCTTGCTCAAGACGTGTTAGACACAGGTATGAAAGCAGTTATAGATAGTAAACCGAAAAATGTTTCTGCTAAACGTATGCCGAAGTACCTGCAACTAACAGAGGAACGGTTAGAAAAGTTAGAGGTCATCGACCTTAAACCATACTTCGCAAAAAGCTCTAAACGTAAGACAAAGAAAGACGGTGGATGGTACTTAACGGTACCGATTAGACGTAAGGCTAGAGGGATGTCTAGACGGATGTATGAACAACTACGTGCAGTCGATATCGGTGATAGTCCTAAACAAACAGTTGTATCGGATTATCTATACGACCGCAGAAGACAGTCTGACGCTTCTCTACTGAATTACACACCGAAGTCTAATAACATCACGAAGATGAAATCGGGAAGTAATAGACACGATTACGTAGCTTTCAGGACAGTCTCGGATAAGTCACCAGCAGGAAGTTGGATCATCAATCGTGACAAGGTTAACAAGGACGATACGTCCAAAACATTCATTGCAAACGTTAACCGATTAATGAAGTGGAAGATGAAAAATGGTATGTAGAAAGTTAGGAGGTGGACTACAATATGATGCCTAGTATCGACTCTTATTTATATAACGAAATAGAGGAGAAATTAAAAATTTTCCTTACGAACCGTTATATTATAGAGGAAATCTTAAAAGATATACAACCTCGTGTAGCAAATAACTTCATGAGAACGTATGCAGGGGATGACCCAGTTAGGGAGATTCCGATTGTATATACGATGCCACAAGATAAACAGACACAACAAGGAGCTATCTATATCGGTCTACGAGAAGGAGTAGAATCGGACACAAGTATTGGTAATACCGAAGACACTTACTTGTTTAAAGAGGGAGCTTTAATCGAAGACGAGTCGTTAATCCACGTATCGGATGACAAGACACGACTGTACTTCGAAGTATCGAAACCGATTGGTGAGTTAGAAGTTGTGAGGGGCTTCGAGTTCTCCCGAGAAGACAACGTTACAGTCGAGGGTAACAGAGTATATTTTGACTACGATCCTGAACTTGCTAATATCCTAGACCCTTTTAAGGTAGTCTACATAGCCACAACAGGTGAAGAGGTTGGGTTAAAGCAAGGTTTCACTGCTACAGAGCAATATTCGGTGTTAGTTGTATCTACGAACATGGATACAGTAAGGTGCTTAGACATAGTGATTAAAGCTATCTTAATCCTAATGCGTAGTAACCCTGAAGAGTTAACGAACAACCTTCTACAAAGACTGCAATTCGGTCAGATAGAAGAAGTTAACTTAGGTAGGGAGAATGGCACTAACCCTGAGATTCTATACGGCAGAGAGACAATTGTAACATACAAAACTTCTTATAACCTAGATGCTCCGCTATTAGACAAGCTAGAGAAAATCATGGTTAACATGAAGGTAAAAGGAGGGAAATAGCAATGACTAAGGTTGAAAAAGAGGTTAAAAAAGCAACAGAGGTAGAACCAATTAAACCGTATGTGCATGTAGACACATTCCTACAGAGTGCAGTCCCAATGTTTGGTATGAATAGTATGCAAGCAGCAGGATTCAAAGCTCTAATGAATGGTCGCCACTATCAAACGGACGAGACAGTTTTCCTCAATGAGCTTAAACAATATTTAGGTTTAGAATAACGCTAAAATAGAAAGGAAGATAAAACGCTATGGTATCATACGGACACGACAGAAAGCGTCCTCACACTGAGATTACTCTTAACGCTAGTGGTCTAGGATCAGCTAACGCAAGAAGTGAAAAACCTCTTGTACTAATCGGTTCTGCAACTGGTGGACAACCAAAAGTTCCAGTAGAATTAACGAACTTTGCACAGGCTAGAGACTTCTTCCGTGGTGGGGAACTATTAGACGCAATCGAGATGGCTTGGAACCCATCACCTAATACTCGTGGAGCAGGTAAAATCTACGCTATTCGAGCAGACGATGCAAAACAAGGAACAAAAACAAGCGGAGGATTAACAGTTACTTCTAAACTTTACGGTGCAGATGCAAACGAAATCCAGTACGCATTAGATGACAATACACTAACGCAATCTAAACGTTTTAGCGTGTACTTCACAAAAGAACGTTACGAGCAAGTGTATGACAACATCGGTAACATTTTCTCTATCAAGTACAAAGGGGCACAGGCTTACGCTGGGGTTGAGGTTAAAGTAGACGCTACATCTAAACTTGCAACACAGTTGATTTTAAAAGCAGGTGCAGATGCACAGGGTGCTACTGTAGTTCGTACTTATACGTTAGGAACTGGTGTATACCAAAATGTTAACGTACTAATCAATGACATTAGTAACCTACCTGACTTTGAAGTAGTTACAAACTCTCTAGGTGGTAACAAAAACGTAGAGACTCAATTCTTAGACGTACTAACAGAGACTCCTATCAAGGCAACTGCTAAAATGTTAACTGCTATCGGGGCAGACCTAGTTAACCAAACTGACACTGACCCATACGTGAAGTTATCATACGATCCGAAAACTGCAATCCCTGCTACAATTCCAGTTACAAACTTAGCTGGTGGATCAACAACTGTACCTGGGGAATCTTGGGCAGAGTTATTCACGGCAGTAGCAGACCTAGGAGCGTACTACATTGTACCTCTAACTGACAAAGAAGCTATTCACGGTGAACTATCTCAGTTCTTACGTGATGAGTCAGGCGCAGGAAACCAACTACGAGGATTCGTAGGTGGAGGTCTAAAAGATACATTCGACAAATTGAAAGCTCGTCAAGCAGGATTACGTAACCCTCGTGTTAGCTTAGTTGGTAACTCAGGAACTCGTAGAATGTCAGACGGTCGAGTATACAACTACCCTGCATACATGGGTGCTGCTCTAATCGGTGGTATCGCAAGTGGTATCGCAGTAGGGGAACCAGTTACATACAAGAAGTTAAATGTGGAAGCATTAGACATCAAGTTCACTGGCGACCAGTTAGACCAGTTAGACGGAGCAGGAGTAGTAATGGTAGAGTTCGTTCGTACTCGTGCAAGCTCTTACTTCCGTATCGTAAGTGACCCAACTACTTACAACACTGCTTCAGAGCCTGTACAAAACCGTGTATCTTTAGGAGAGGTTAGTGACTTCCTAACTACTGAGTTACGTACAATGTTAGACGAACAGTTCATCGGAACTCGTATCCGTAACACGTCTGCATCTATCATCAAGAACGCAGTTGAGTCTTTCCTAGACAACCAAAAGAATGTAGATGGTCTAATCGTAGACTACAACCCTGACGATGTACAAGTTGTTATCACAGGTAACTCTGCTCGTATCAACATCACTGTACAACCAGCTCGTGGTCTAGACGACATCACAGTAGGTATCAACTACGTAGACAACAAGATAACTGCTTAATAGAAGGGGATCGCTCCCCTTCTATAAATAATAAAGAACAGGAGTGAACTACACATGGCATCTGTAACTAACCAAACGGTACAGACTGGTAATACAGTATACTTCATGATTAAAAACGTACCGATTGCTCGTGCTCAGTCTATCTCAGCAGAGCGTAGCTTTGGTACAACTGGGGTATACCAAATCGGTTCTATCATGCCACAAGAACACGTTTACTTAAAGTACGAAGGTTCTGTAACAGTAGAACGTTTCCGTATGAAGAAAGAGAACTTAGCGACTCTTGGCTTCGCTGCTTTAGGTGAAGAAGTGCTTCAAATGGACATCCTTGATATCGTGTTGTACGATAACTACACACAAGAAGTTATCATCGCATACCGTGGATGCTCAATTGATACATACAGTGAAGATGTTAAAGCGAACGAAATCACTTCAGAGAGTGCTCGTTTCTACTTCCTAACATCTGCAAACGTACGAAGCGTATAATAGAACGAATGAAAGACCCGAGAGGGTCTTTTTATTTAGCTTAAAATCCTATCAATAGTTAGAAGGGAAGGTACCCTGTTATGACATTCCTAGGTGATAAGTTTAGAGACAACATGTATATGCATCCTGAAAGAAAGCTAGGGGAGTTAGAGCTAGAGCTTAGACAAACTGGTAAGATGATTAGCGCATTAAAACTGGATAGCCTGTTAAACGTGGATACGGTCGCACCTGGTAATGACGATGTATTAACATACGAAGCAGTATCAGGAAAGTGGAAACCTAAACCACCAACAGGAGGAGGGGCTAATAGCAGTTCTCCAATCTATCTTGTGGAGTTATCGAAGTGGGGTATCAAGAACAACGGAACGAGTGCAGTCGCAACTACAAAAGGACTAAATGACGCAATGCTATGGGCCGCACAGAACGGATACATGGAAGTAGTACTACCAAAAGGTACGTACCTTATTGATAAGGATAGTCAGATAAGACCGCAAAGTTTCCAAGTACTTAACCTAAACGGCTCCACTTTACAAAAGGAAACAAACGGATACACAGGATATAGCGTTATCAGCTTCAGAGATAACCAAGTGTACTCAAGAGTTACAAATGGTATTATCAAAGGTGATAGACTAACACACGACTTCAGTAGCGGTGGTTCTCATGAAGGTGGTTACGGTATTGAGGTAGGTAACTTCTCTCCTCCTGCAAACGGAGGTAACAACTGCCGATTCATCTTTATTGACAAACTAGAGATATTCGATTTCACAGGAGACTCTATCACTATCAATAGTTCCTTTGGACAGATTTCACCTGTACCTACGGCATTAGCTAGTTCATGGGAGCAGGGAGCTATTAGCGTTACAGACGGTTCCCTAGTAACAACTACATCTAAGATACGTTCTAAATTACAATTTGATATGACACAACCTGCTATCGTAAAATACGGATATTTCGGATTATATGGTAATGGTTATGGAGGTTTAGGATCGGACATTACATGCGACTACTACGATGTTATTTTCTACAACGCTAGTAATACTTTTGTAGCATCTTCTACAAACGTACAATTCTTTGACGAAGTGGAAGTTCCTACAGGAGCTACGTACGCAAAAGTAGTGCTACACCAATCTACTGTACCTCTAGCAGCTAACTGTCTTATTAACGTTCGTGTACCTTCTTTCGCACAATATGTATACATTAAGAAGTGTAACCTACACCACAACCGTAGACAAGGTGTATCGGTGTGTGGAGGGAAGAACGTACACATAACAGGAAACGTAATTCATCACATCTCAGGAGCAGACCCTCAATCAGGAATAGACATCGAGGATGGTTACGACCTTAACCAAATGATATATATTAACAACAACATGTTCTACAAGAACGAGAAGTACAATATTATCGTGGTTAACGGGAAGAACATCTACATCAACGGAAACACATTACTACCTCCTGTAAACAGTGGTTACGTGAGTCTAGCAGTAAATGGTGGAGCCGACAAAGTAGTTGTAACTGGAAATACGATCCGACACAACAAAGTATCGCTATCAGGAGAGACTATATTCGCAAACAACTACGTATACGGAGCACAAGTAGTAACTAACGGAGCTTACGCAACGAGACAGATTAAGCTAGTAGGGTGTACATTCCACAACTGTAAATATGTTTCGGATACACCGTTCCCGTATGTTGTAACAGTAGACGATTGCTCATTCCTGAATGATGCCGATAAGACCAACTCCCTTTCAACTGTCCTGCAATGGACGATAGAGGTAAAGCAAGAGCCACAGACATTCGTAAACTGTACGTTCCAAGGTCAAGATGTCAACTACCTAACTTACGTGGCTAGTCTTGCAACATTCAAGCAAGGATGGGTATTCCAAAACTGTAGATTTAAGAATACGAAGACTCCTTCTCTATTCGCAGGTAAGTACATTAACTGTGAGTTTACAGAGCTAACTACTTCTTTAGGGGTAAGTCGAAACAACGATGGTACTAACTCATTAGAACTAGTAAACTGTAAATTCGTATCTACGGATGCAAATAACAGTATGCTTACAGTTAGCTCACTGAAGAACTTCATTATGAAGGACTGTGCAGTGGAGAAGACAAGTGGCTATATCTTAACTGTACAGAACGTGAATGACGAAGTAATTATAGTAGACAACGCATTCAAACAAACGAACGATGCACTACCGAGAGCGCTAGTAACTCTTGAAGCAAGTTTCACAGGATCGTTAGTAAACATAAAAGATAACTACTTCAAAGCAACAAACAACTCACAAGTAGCTATTAACGACCTTACAACAAATACTCCTGTAGTTGTTATACAGAACAACATCCTGAAGAAAACAACAATCTCAAGTTCAAGTACATTAAAACTAAACAACATTGTGAACGGTGTTTTACAGTAGTTAAAGCAGTACCCTCTATCCACTCTGAGGGTACTTTTCTATTTTACAATCATGTTACAGTTCAGTTACAACGGGGAATTTAGGGTATAAATGTGTTACATTAGGTACTACACCAAAAAAGAAAGGATGATATGTATGAAGTTGAAAGCATTAATCACAGTAGGTGCTTTGTCGGCAGGTCTTTTCTTGTTTGGACAAGGTACAGCGTCAGCCAGTGAGGTTGATACGGACAGGAGTATTGTAGACTACCTGTACCACAGTAATGAGGATCATAGCTTTGAGCATCGTAAACAATTGTCAGAAACTTACGGTATCGTAGGTTACACGGGCACAGAAGAACAGAACACACGATTACTTACCATGCTTAAAGCGGATAGGGGCGCAGTAACTCCTAAAGAGGGGCAAACATTAGTGAAAGAATCTACGCAAGCTAATACGAAGCCACAGACCCCTCAGACGAAGCCACAGGAGCAGTCACAACCACAAGGTAGAACTATCACAGTGGAAGCAACTGCATATACACCACACCCAAGTGAGAATGGTGGTACATACGGTGGACAAGTACTAACGGCTACAGGATTCAACTTGAGTAAGAACCCTAACGCTCGAATCATCGCAGTAGACCCACGAGTAATTCCATTAGGAACGAAAGTTCATGTCGAAGGATACGGAGAAGCGACTGCGCTAGATACAGGTGGCGCTATCAAGGGTAATCGTATTGACGTACTATTACCAACCGACTCACAAGCAAATGCGTGGGGTCGAAAACAAGTGAAAGTTACGATATTAGGTAAGTAATCATCGAGTAGACACGGATAATAAAAATTCGTGTCTATTTTTTTTTTTATTTTATTGTTGACTATTGGAAAACCTTATAATATACTAAGTATAGAAATTAAAAAACAAACAAAAAATTAAATATGGGGGTTGTACAAAATGTCAATCGTATTAACAGAAAGAATGGCTATTTTAAAGAAGATGGAGTATCTAGAAAAGGAGAGAGCTTCACTTCTAGCAAGCTATGATTCTTGTTTGGATCGTTTGAGAGAATTAGACGAGATTGATAGAATGAGTGCAGAAGCAGACCATGTTGCACAAGTAATGAAACAAGCTTACGCACCTGAACCTGAAAAGGAAGTTATTAAAGAGGTAAAGGTTGAGTATCCGAAGTTCACGAAAGAAGATTTCAAACGAATCGCAGAACAGGTTAACTCAATACTTGAGGAGAGGTTAGCAGAACCGAAACCTGAGATTTTAATGGGTAGTGAACAACTTCGAGCTACACTAGCAGACAGAGAAAAAGCAGAAGACTTAGCTCATATGCTACATATTACTGGTGCAGAAATGAAGATTACAGATGATAGCATTCAAATGGTAAAAGTAGACAACAGTGATATTGTAGCAGGAGATACTGAACTAGACGACACGCAGGAACAAGAAGGAATTAACTTCCCAGTTCACAGAGAGGGGCAATCTCTCCAAGAATACTTTGAGGAAAACAAAGAGGTTCTAGCAGAAATGGGAGAAACGGTTGAAGTAAAAGAGGACAAGCCTAAAGAGGAAACTGAGAAAGCTCCTGTAGGTGAAGCTTCTAAACTACTTCAAATGAAAAAGTCCTTTATGAGAGGTACAACAAACGACAATCGAATCATTGCTCAGTTTGCAAAAACTATTCTAAAAGACTACGGTGTACCTATCAAAGCAAAAGTATTGCTTCAAAAATTAAGAGATGCAGGAGTTTCGATGAAATCACCATACGAAACATTAGCACAAATAAAGGGATACGAACCTAGTATCCAACGAGCAGGTCACGGATACTATCAATACGTCCCAACCCGTTAATATAAGGCTACCACACCAAGTGGTAGCTTTTTCTATGCTATAATTAAAATAAGTAGACAAGTTACTGCTATATTATTAGTGATAAACAAATTTAGGAGGTACATAACAATGGCTGAAGATTTACAGAAAGATATCGTACACTTACAGGAAGCATCGCCTGAGAGAGTAGAGTTAGAGAAGAAAGCAGAAGAACGACAAGTGGTGGACCGCATCATTCGTGGTGTCAATGACGTATTCGACAAGGACTATGACTTACCTGAATATGGACTGAAGTTCACGATTAAGATTAAGGCACCTAACGCAATTGATACAGGGAAGATACACGCTAGAACGGCTGCTTATCTAAGTGGCATGAATAATTATGCGAGTGAGTATATTTACCTTGTATACCAAACGCTATCTGCGATCCGAGTTAATGGTGTAGAGACTCCTGACTTCTTAGCGAAGGACGAAGAAATCTATAACCTGGACGTACTATACATAATTGGACGTGATTACACGGACTGGTTAAGTTCCTTTCGAAGATAAGGTAAAGAAATTTGGCGGTCTGAAACAGTTAGCCCGTACTACATATATGAGAAACCTTTGGGCACTAATGACGAAGTTTAACGTTCTACCTACGAACGAAGATTTCAGAAAATTGTCACATGCCCAAATTGACTTAATGATTTACTCAATGGAAGAGGATCATAGACAAGCAGAACTTGCTAGAAAAGGTCTTCAAGTTGACTCTGAGCATTACGATAATTCATTCGATGAGGAAGTATGGAGCAAAGATGTCGGTGACTGGGAAGTTGTCAAAGAAGGTCACGATCCTGATAAGATTGCGAAGCAAGTTGAAGCTCTTACAAGAGCCGAAGACCTCAAGAACCTTAGCACGAAATTCGAAGGTCTTGATGAGTACAATGCACATCTTGAAGCAGGAGGTAAGAACGCTAGAGAGACTGCCGTTGAACAAGTCATCAATAAAAACATTGCTGAAGCATACGAGAAAGCACAACGTATCGCCAAAGCAGGGAAAAGTACTCTCGTTGATGATGCTTACATTGCAGGGGAATCGGAGGAGAATACAGACCTCGACAAAGAAGCTATGGACAAAGCTATCAGAATGTTCAATCAAGACGATGACGAGTATACAGAACTATAGAGGGGGAGAGGGAAACCTCTTCTCCTATTTTTAAGAAAAGGGTGGTGAAGGTTAATGGCAGGAAATAAACAAGATTATATTATTGAGTTGGACGCTAAGATAGATGGTGCCGTAGCTAAGTTAAATAAAATCCGTAAGATGATGGACGATATCGAACGTATTCGTGATAAAGGTGCAGACAATAACTACACTGCAAGCACACAAGATATCAACAAGAATATGCGTGTCATGAAGTTACTTACACAACAGTATAACCAAGCAAACGAGGAACTTAAAAAGTTACAGAGCCAAATCAATAAAACTCCTAAAGGTGACAAACGTAACGAGCAACATAAACGTGTACGTGAGGAGCAGAAAGCGATCCGTAGAGAGTACGATAGTACGTTAGGTAAGTTCCGTGAGATTGCTTCCTTCCAACAAAAATACTCTAAAAACTTCAACGCTACAGTCGGACAAATCAACCTTCCTACGAAAGACTTCGAGAGAACAAAAGAAGTAATTACACAGATGGTAGAAGAGTCTAACAAGGCGAAGAATAAGTTAGACGAAGTTGTAATGAAGATTCGTGAAGTAAATAAACTTGACAGACGTTCTGAAAGTCTATCACGTAGAGCAAGTGCATCTAAGTATATGTCATTCCAACAATCTTCTAACTTCAAGAAGGATCGTAACACAGTAGACGGTTATCATCAAGAGAAAGCAGATAACATTCGTAGAATGACAGAGATGTCAACTTCTGTAACATCCCTAATGAAACAGATTAAAAAGATTGAAGAGAAACCTCAAGCAACAAAAGCCGAGATGGATCGTAAACTTGAGATGCAAAGAACTATCGAGTCTATGGACAAAGAGTTCGAATCTCGTACTGAATTAAACCGTGTACTAGAACGTACCATTGCCAACATGGAAAGATACAACAGTACAGTACAAGGTGTAACAGTTAAGCCTGAACGTGGAACATTTAAAGGTATGGCTTACGAGCGTGCTCCTGCTATCGGTTTAGCAATCACTGGTGCCGTGGCCGCTGCTCTAGGAAGTCTGTATCACCAAGGGGCTTCTATCGACAAAGGTATGCGACAAGATGAAATCTCTATCGGTCAACGTATCGGTATGGACGGATCGCAGTGGAGAGAGGACATCCGTAACAACGCTCTTAACTCAGGTCTGAAAGATAAACTAGGTATGTCAGGTCAAGAGATGATTGGATTCCAAGAGAATTATCTATCTAAACGTGGCTTCAGTGGTATGCAAGATATGAATGATGCTATGCAAAACCAAGCTATCTTTAGCCGTGTAAGTGGTATCGGTACAGAAGATACGAAGTCATTCTATAACACTGTATACGGTGCTGGTCCTGTTAACGGTAAACAAACGAAGGAAATCCAAAACGCATTCCTTGGGGCTATCAAACGTAGTGGTATGGAAGGTCGAGAAAAAGACCAACTAAAAGCGTTAGATGGTATCTTATCAGGTATGTCTGATGGTCGTTCTATGACGAACGATGAAATCATGAACACAATGGGTCTACAATCCGCTTTAGCTCAAACTGGAAACCGTTCTCTACAAGGAGAAAAAGGTGGAAAGATGTTACAGAGCTTAGACCAAGGTATTCGTAACGGTATTGACAATCCGATGGTACGTATGGTATTCGGTCAAGGTACTAAGTATCAAGGGCTATCAGGTCGTTGGGAGCTTACTAAGCGATTGGAAAAAGGTATCTCGGATATAGACAACGTTAGAGACATCGCATCATTTGCACAGTCTCAAGGTGCTACAAAAGAGGATCAGAACATGAACTTCCACGCCTTTGCTCGTAATAGCTTAGGTGCCGACATTACCGCTCAACAAGCCGAAGCATTCATGGACGCTTATCGTAAGGGAGACCTGAATGATAAGAACATCCAAGATATCCTGAAAGAGGATGCAAGTGTCGGTAATAAAGTTTCTAAAGACAAAATGGAAGAGTACAAAAAGTCCAGTGCGGCTACTAACAACCAAAGCGATGCTACTACAGAGAAACAGGCCGCAGGTATTTATGATATGGGTGAAGCAGTCCGAAAAGCTAATGGTGCATTAAGTGGGATACACCCTGCCGCTTATGCGGCTATTGCGGCTCTAGGTGCTCTAACTATAGCATTTGCCGCAGCTGCAACGTCATTCGCAATCTCCTCAGGTGTCCGTTCCCTAGCTTCTAGTTCGTTCGGAGGTAAAGGTAAACGAGGAGGAAGAGGTGGAGGACGAGGTGGCGGTGGAGGAGGAGTAACCCCTCCTATCGTTGGTGGTGGAAGTGGACGTACTTCTACTGGTGGATCGGGTAGCGGTCCTGTAGCATGGAGACGAAATGCAACAACACCTGGAGCTTCTTCGGCACCTAAGCAAAACTTCTTTAGCAGAATGTTCGGTGGAGGTTCAGGCGCTTCCTCAGGTGCAGTTGCAGGTGGTACTGTAGCAGGTGCTTCTAGTGGGGGAGGATTCCTTAAAGGAGCAGGTAAAGTTGCAGGTAAGGCTATGTTACCAATAGCGGCCATAATGGGTATTAACGAGATTATGAGCGCACCGAAAGAGAAGAAAGGGGAAACTACTGGTTCAGTTGCAGGAGGTATCCTTGGAGGTATCGGTGGAGGTATGGCCGCAGGTGCCCTAGCAGGTTCGGTTGTTCCAGGAGCAGGTAACGTAGTCGGAGCTATCATCGGTGGTGTCGGTGGACTTATTGGTGGTATCGCAGGTGCTTTCGGTGGAGGAAAAATCGGTAGTTGGTTTGACTCTGATTCCGATAAAGAGAAAAAGAAGAAAGAGGAAGCAAAGGCTAAAGCTAAAGCGAAGGAAGAAAAGGCTAAGGCAGAAGCTAAAGCGACTAGTTCATCTAGCATCACAGGGTTCGGACAACAAGGCGGTACTGTAGCAGGTTACACTGCAACTGGTATGGCGATGGGTACAACGGCAGGTGTAATGGCTAGTAACCTTGACCCAGGACTAACTAACCAAGTTGTAACTCCTGAAGTAGGTAACGGTGTCAACTCTACAAACACGCAAGTAGATAGAGAGAACACAAACACGAAACAACGTACGGAAGTTACAAAGACTGACAACCTTTCTTACGAGCGTGAGAACCTTAACATCTACGAAAGAGCGTTAATGAAAGCAGAACAACTTCTAGCTCAAGCTCGTTCTCAAAACGGTATCTTTGGTAACGGTAATGGTGCAGGAGGTGCTGGTGGCGCAGGTGGAGGAATGGGAGTTACAGGTGGAGGTAAACTGCAAGTATTATCCGCAGGTCAGAAGTGGCAGAACGCAAGTAACCTGCAACAAAGTGATTTAGGATATACTGAAGCTACTCTAACTGCGGCCGACCTAGACAACTGGATTAACTCTAAAGCTCCTGAAGGTTCTATGATGCGTGGAATGGGTGCGACATTCCTAAAAGCAGGTCAGGAATACGGGTTAGACCCTCGTTACCTAGTTGCCCACGCTGCCGAAGAGTCTGCATGGGGTACATCACGTATAGCCAAGGATAAAGGAAACTTCTTCGGGATCGGAGCGTTTGATAACAGCCCGTACTCTAGTGCCTACGAGTTCAAAGACGGTGGAGGTACTGCGGCCGAGAAAGGTATCATGGGTGGAGCTAAGTGGATTTCTGAGAAGTACTATGGTAAAGGTCGTACAACTCTAGACAAGATGCACCAAGCAGGATACGCAACGAACAGTGACTGGGCTTCTAACATTGCTTCTATCATGGGTGGAGCACCGAAAGGTACAGGTCAAGCAGTTAACGCCACTATCAACGTAAATGTTAAAGGTGACGAGTCTGTATCTAAGAAGATTAACAACAGTAGTGAAATGAAAAAAGTCGGCAATAACATTGCAGACATGCTCGGGTTCTACTCTAAAGAGATGGTGATGACGTAATGTCATCCCTCTCTTCTTTTTAAATATAAGGAGATGATATAATTGACAACGATTGTTAAACGCTATCCCACATTCGAGATAGAGTTAATCACACAAGACACACCTTATATCTTGAAGTACGATACACAGAAACAAATCTCACAGAAGACATTTGAAGAAGCAATTATATCCTTCAGTGTTAAGAATGCTATGGCAGATGATAGTCCTGCATTCTCTCTAGTAATCTCTTCTAAAGAGAAGTGGGATAAGATTGTAAATGCGAATGATTTAATCCGTATCAAAGTGTTCCCTGATGTTACAAAGGGTGCTCCTGATAATCCGTACATCATGGTCGGTATGATTTCCGACATTAAGAAAGAGGGAGAGTACGGTAACGGGACATTATTATACCGTGTAACTGGACAAGCTATGACAAAGGCTCTAATCAACTTTGACGTAGGGGTTATCCAAGAAGTAGCGACTATCATTCCTACTATCGGTTGGCTTCCTGATGATGCGGCCAATGGACTAAAGTTCTCTGCTAACAATGCGGCAGGTATCGGTAACGAACTGATGGAACGATTCATTTATAAGTACGCAGAGTATAAGTTTGCTAACGGTAAAGGACTGAGAGATTACTTAACTCATAGTTTCTCTAGTTGGACGGAAGATGAAACTCTAGCTGATCCGTCACCATTCATTAACTACCAAGGTAGTTTACGACAATTCTTAACGGACGTAACGGCAAAACCATTCAACGAACTATTCTTTGAATACACAAAGAATGGACAGTGTGTAGCTCTAATGAGACCGACACCATTCGACCCTGATAAATGGGGGCAATTACCTCTGTATCGTTTCACAAGTGATATCGTAGTTCAAGAATCATTCGGTAAAAATGATAATGAAATGTTCTCTGTATTCGTAGTACAGGCTCCTAACGTTAACGAGTTCAACAGTATGGACTTAGGTGTATTCCCTAAATTCCATCCTGAGCTAGTTAAACGATATGGCTATAAGCGTTTAGACGCTCAGAACCGTTATCTACTAACGGCAGGTGTCGCAGGTACCCAACAACCAGGAACGAACGCAGGAACGGGTACAGGGACTACTACACCGTCAGGAAATGGAACTGGAACAACAAATCCTACACCTGCGGTCCGAACAGAACCTGCAACTGCACAACCTAACTACGAGGAAGTAATTACATTCATTACACAGAATAAACTACAAGACCCTGAGATGCTTAGACTTAAAAAGACTGAAGTGTACTCTCAGTTGGTAGGTCAGTTCCCATCAATGGCTCCTAGTCTAGTAAACGGTATTATCGACTCATTGAAAGATGGTAAGTTTAGCCGAGAAATCTACACACAACTTGTAACTTCGGCAGGTGGAGGTAACAACGCTGAAGCCGCTAAAGAGAAGGGTGTAGCCAACGAAAAACTAAACAAGTACACACAAAGACTATTTAACTGGTACTGTGAGAACGCTAACTTCTATGCAGGAGATATTCGTGTATTAGGGAACCCTGCATATCGTGTGGGATCGCGAGTAATGTACGATGACTTTGAACAGGAGACTGTATGGGAGTTCTATCTAGAGTCTGTACAACATGAATTTAGTTTCCAAGGTGGCTATACTACTATATTAGGAGTAACAAGAGGTTTACCCGACCAAGGTGCAAAACGATTCAATAACCTATGGGGACAATCACAAGAGTTCAAAGGTGGATACTTAGGTGAGAAATCGTTAGAGCAGTTAATCGAAGCAGGTAAAGCTGCTAACCCACCAGGAGGTACAGGTGGAACAGGCGGTACTGGTGGAGGAAACTGGGGTGGTGGCTCAGGAAGTGGAGTTGCAATGCAAGCTCTAGCTACTGCACGAGAGATGACTTCTAAACCATCTGTATACGTGTTCGGTGGAGGTCGTTCAGGTAACAACCCATTCTTAAATTCCCCAATCAAAATTGACTGTTCATCATTCGTATGGTGGTGCTATAACGTACATGGTGTCCAGTTAAAAGGTGGAGCTACAGGGATGACTACAGACACGATTAAAACCGATCCGAGACTGCAACAAATTAGTGGTCGAGGTTCCGATAAAAAGCAAGCTATGAGTATGATACAGACTGGTGACATCATCTATTTCGATACGTATAAGCAGGATGGACATGTCGGAATCTATTCAGGTAACGGTAAGTTCATCGGTTCCCAAAGTACCCCAGGTATTCATGAAGAGGATTTAAGTACGAGCTATTGGCAAAAAGTTTTTAATGGTCACGTACGTAGGTTTACAGGATAAAAATGTTATAATATAAAGGAAAGGTGGTAGAATTATATCGTGGAAGATTTTGACTACACACCACTGTCCTCTATGAGGTTTCAGGCTCAACTAGGATCAGAAGTTAAACGTATGTACAAAGAGGGGGAGAGCGTAATTAAGCTCTCTCTTGCTAGGGTTACAAAAGTTAACTACAAATACAATACAGTCGAAGTTATGACAACATTACATAAAAACTCAACAGCAAAAAACCCGAGTGATAACGGAAGATACTCTGCTAGATTACCAGTTGTGTTCGGTGGACAAACACCTGACGGAAAAGTATACGGTTCTAATACAATCGTTACAGTCGGATCGTTAGTCTTAATTGGGTTCCTAGAAGGTAACAAAGACCACCCGATTGTTCTAAACATCTATGGTGATGCAGACAATCAATCTATGTTAACACGTACAACGATGACAGGTGGAGACGAGTCGGACGAAGCAGTACAACGTGAACTATGGCAGTTATTCACTCTATACCCTTCTATGACATATCAGAACATTGATGGTCGAGGGAATAAAGAAGTAACGTTCTCAGGTAAATCGTTTTTATACATTACAGATACAGACCCTGGAAACGAATACGTTCAAGATGGACAGTTCGATTACATGGACTTACCTAGCTCCCGTTATGCGAACGGTGAATTAATCGAACCAGTATCTCCTCAGTCTCCTACTGTATTATACGTCCATCAAGGGGTGTATGACAACCACAGAGTTACATTCTTCTTAAAATCGGATGGAACTCTTCGTGTAGGTAGTAGACATAGAAACGGTAAAGGGATTACATACCAAGAAATGAAAACTGACGGATCGTTCTCTATTGTGCAGAAGCACGATACAACAGACCCTGAAGAGATTTCTAAAAAGTTTTCTAAGTTTGAAATTTCAGAAAACGGTGACGTTACGATCCAATCTATCGACCACAAGTTAAGCATCACAAAAGATGGTGTCTTAATTGACGGGAAACCAATCGGTTCAGGTGGTGGAGGGGGAGACCTTGAAATCATTAAAGACCTACAAGAAAAAGTAGAGGGCGTAACCACTCAGGTAACAATGGTAAACGGTAAGCTAGAGTTCAAGATTGATAAGGTTGAAATCGAGATAGACTTGGATAGTTTGCGACAAGAGCAAGAGAAGATGCTAGACAGTATTCGTGAGAAGCTAGATGGACTTACTAGTGCTTTAGCAGCTATGAAAGACTATACGATTCCTGCATTCGAGGACGGTACCGTTACTACAGATGAGAAGAACAAAGTTAACAGTCTTCTAGCTACTGTAAAAAACGAGAAAGCGAAGCTAGATGAAAAATATAGTCAAGTTATTTCTGACCCGTTCCTACCAGCTACATATAAAGACTTACTGGGCATAGCAAAAGGTAACTTAGATAGTAGACACCAAGCGCTATTAAATACGATAGAGATTGTTATGTTAGATGGGGTTATCACTCCTGATGAACGTATAGCAGTTGCTCAAGCATTCGATGGGTATAACCAGTCTATCGAAGCAATGGACGTAGCTTTTAAACAAGCAATGGACTCTATCTTAGAAGCTCGTATTAGAGAAGCACAAGAGAATGCTATGAAGTACCGAGATACAGAGATGCGTAAAATCGGTTCACAGATTACGCAACTAGCAGACTCTATTACGGCTAAGGTAAGCTCGGAACAATTGTCAAAAGAGATAGAAGACGTTCGTTCTGAAATGGCTACAAAGGAAGAACAGAAAGAAATTAAGGACACATTGGAACAAGCACAGAAGGACATTGACGAAGCCGTAACAAACCTTCCGTATCGAATTGAGTTGGGTAGCACCAACGGACTTATCTTCAAGAACAATAGTGTCGATACAGTCCTATACGCAAAGGTATACAAAGGTAAAGAGGAAATTACATCGCAGATTGAAAAATCACAATTTATTTGGCAACGTGTATCGGAAGAAGGTACAGGTGATGACGAATGGAATGCGGCCCACAGAGGTATAGGTAGTTCCTTTAAGGCTACACAAGATGATGTCCCGAAGAGGGCAACATTCTCATGTGACTTGGACATTTAAACAGGAGAGGGAGAGATTGAATGGTAGTTAGAGCAACAGGTCAGATAACCCTTACTGACGTAAACGATGCTAAACAGTTAGTCTTATATTTAAACAGTAATTACAAAACACAGATTTACGATCCAAACGGAGCAACATCATATACACCACACTTCCCAACTTCTAACCTAGTAATGACTCCTGAGTTATACGTAGCAGGTGGTAATGGTGGTAACATGCTACCATCGGCAGCAATCAAGTCACTATTTTGGTATGAAGGTTCCCAAACGGTTACACCTTTAGCCGAGACAGGTTCAGGGACAACACCTAGTGGTTTAACTTACTCACTACCAACAGGGGCAGTAGGGACGACTGCAAAGCCGTTAACGATTAAGTCTAACCTAGGTTCTTCAACAACTTCACAATTATTTACATGTGTGGTTACATACCTAGACCCTGACTTACAGATGGAAACAACGCTAAAAGCTAGTATTGACATCATCAAAATCGTAAACGGTACGGCAGGTTCTAACGGGGTTGACTCTTACTACCTAAACCTTTGGGCACCAGGTGGAGATGCTATCCGTAACAGTAATGGTAACTTAACATTAAAGGCTGATATGTACAAAGGTGCAGGTGCAGTTACACCTACTGCTTACCAGTGGTATATCCAAGACCCTACGGCTACAGTCGGTGGAGGAGGAGACGCAGACGGTGGAGCAGGTTGGAGACGTATTAACAACGTTGCAGACCCAACTGCGGCCCCAACGTTAGCACTAGTTGCTAATGCAAGTTCACAACTAGCACCTGCAACGTACTTCGTTAAGTACACATGGTGTGGGCTATCAGGGGAAACAATCGGATCGGCACAAGCTCAGTTAGCCGTAACCGCAGGTAACGATTTAAGAGTTACAATCCCTGCTTTCGCAACGAACGTTACAATGGCTAAAGTGTATATCGGTACTGTATCAGGAACTCTATTCTACGCAGGAGATATTACAACAAGTGCAGGTAACTTAGTCGTTAAACGTTACGACAACACGGCTGAACCGATTCCAACTTCTTCTAGTACGAGTATGAACGTGGCACAAATCACGATCCGTAACTGGGCTATCCCAGGTGTTAAAGGATTCAAGTGTGTAACTACTGTAGCAGGTACAAGTACGAAGTTCACGGCAGTTATTGTTGTACGTGACTTCCAAGACCCGTTAGTAGTTAACATCATCGGTACAAACGTATTCAAGAACGGACAAGGCTCTCTAACAATGAATGCACAATTGATTCAATCGGGTCTAGTAATCTCGAATACAGGTTACACATTCGGATGGTCGTTGTACAAGCCTGATGGTAACTTAATCAAGACGTACCCTGCTGTAACAGGAGACCAAATTACAGTACCAAGTACAGATGTAGACGCTACGGCTAACTTAGTAGTGGACGCATCTAAGTAGTTAAGCTCGTATTATATTATAATAGAGATAGGTAAGACAAAGGAACTTAGCGATAAGTTCCTTTTATTTTTAGAAGGATGTGATTAAATGGCAAAGTACAAAGCTACAGGTCAGACGACTATTTATAATATGAACGATGTACTTGCATCGCTAACTCCACCACCGACACCTACAGAAGGTGCTCTATGGTTGAATGCAAAAGATAATCAATTATATGTTTACATAAAAGGTTCTTGGGTAATTTCTGCCGATTACAAAAACTGGGTGAACTCTAAAGGGGATAACCTTGTATCTAACGGTGGAGGTTCTTTAGGAAATAACACCAACTTCAGTGTGTTCGAATTTGACGGATCGGACTCTTATTCAGGAGGAGGTTCATTCAAGGATAGTGGGGCCGCAAGTCAGAAACTATCTGATGAGATTATCCCTATCGACATGAGTAAAACGTACAAGCTATCTGTGTGGGCTAAAACGAACCCTAACGTAGGAGCTAAATATTACATTGGTGTGTTCGAACATGATATGGATGGTCAACCTATTTATGCAGAGCATCATATGTACATTAAGAGTACATTCTCTTCATTAACGCAGGATTTAAAGAACGGGGATACAGTCGTATACCTAGACAATGTAACAAACTGGTTAAACACTGCGGCCATTCACCAAAGAAAACTAATCTTTTGGGACTACGTAAGTAATACGGGTTACAAATACCAACCATTAACTTATTCTCGACACGTATCAATTCAAGACTTGTGGGCAGATGGCTCTATTAACACGACTAACAAAACGATTACATTGAAGGCTCCTTGGAACGGTGGTCTAGTTAAGTCAGGTACTAAGTTAAGTCAAGGTAGTAGTGGCTCAGGGTTCAAGTACATTGCGGCATCTAACGTAGTCATACCTGGTACTTGGACAAACTACTCAGGTACTATCGGTAATTTAGATAACTCAGGAGATGCTGCAACAAATAGTTTCTCATGGGGTACTGCTGGTGTAAAAATCGGGTTCTTAAACAACCGTGACGTTACAGGAAGTACTGTATGGTACTCTAATATTAGTTTCGGTCTTAACGTTGCAGACCAAGGGCAAGTGGATCAGATTAGCGACTCTCTAGATGCGTTAGGTAGCGATGGTAAGATTACTCGTTTCGAACGTAGCTTAGTCCGTGGGTATATCGCAGATATTATTGGTAAATTCTTGAATCCTGCCGACTCTATGCCTACACTATTGGACATTGACAAGGATACATACAACGCAGGTAAACTGTATGCGATCCGTAGAACTGCACGTAAGATTGGGTTAAACCTAGCTACGAGTGCAAACTACAAACCAATGGGTGATGCGTATTCCGCTTTAGTAACATACTTGTCAGGACTATCTCCTAAACCTTGGGATACTAGCTCGACTGCAAACATCAACATCGACAGAACCGTGTGGAACACGAAATGGAATGACTACTACAACCGTTACGCTCTATTCGAAATCGAGGTTCAGGATCGTCAGAAAGAGTACACGGAACAAAAAGTAGGAGAAATGAAAGACGAGACGATTGCGGCCATTAGTACGGCAGGTAATCACGATACTGTTAACTACACTAACCCTGTAACTGTTAAACCACCTATTGCGACTTTGGGACTCCCTGAATTTGAGGGTAATCATACGGATAGTTGGGAATTACCTGGTCAAAACTTAATACCTAAGACAGACACAAAAGTTTACGGACTAGGTAACTTCATCACTAATGGTAGCCCGTTAAGTATAGACAACACAAAGGTGTACGATGGGAAACCGACAATAAAAATAGACACGACAACGAGTATAGGGGGAATTAAATACAACGGTTTCATTCCGTTGAAACCTAACACTACCTATACTTATAGCGTTATGATGAATCCTACGGTTTCTCCTGTGACTAGCAGTAGTAGCCCTATGCACATGTGGTTAAGTCCAGATGGTATAAACTCAGGTCACTTAGAAACTATCGTAAAATACTCGACAACTATACCTGCAAATACGTGGACACAGGTATACTCAACATTCAAAACACCTAATGGTTTACCTGTACTTTATTGGTGTCCATTCATTTACTTCTCAGGTAGCCCTGTAGGTGCTATAGTCAATGTCTGTAATTTCAAGTTAGAGTTAGGAGACACTGCGAACTCTTGGGCACCTATGCCTAGCGAAATGTGGGCAGGGTCGGGAAACCGTATCCGTCCTGTAACAAACCCGTTATTCACTAGCGGAACAGACCTTACTATTTGGGGTAAATTCTACGGGGATGGGACGAATAATGATAAGTTCTACTGGAACACAAATGGTGTAGCTATTAAAGAGAAAAAATGGATGGATGTTGCTCTTAATGATAAGCAGAACTGGGCGTTCTCTACCAACGGTCTATCGACTAACGGAGTCAACAGAATCCTAAACTCTAGTTGTAACAACATGCAACCTTACATGTTTGACAATTCGAGTACAGGAGGTACAGTAGGTCGAGCTACAACAAGTTACGCAGGAGACTATCTTGTGCTAACATCTACAGACGCAAGTGATAGTTTCTACCAAGTCGGTACATACGACATGAATTTACACATGTTCACTGTAGGGCAGACAGTTACATTCTCAGCAGATGTAAACTGTGAAATTGCAGGAGCGTATATTTCTGTTTGGCATAATGACGGAACAAACTGGATTGAGAACAAAGGGGACGCTAACTCTGTAGGATCAGCTAACACATGGCAACGTCTGTATAAGACATTTACGATCCCAAGTAACGCAAAAGGGATGTTCGGACGTATTTACTTCCCTAGAGGTACGGCAGCTACAGGTAAGAAAATGAACATCCGTAAACTACAGTTCGAGTCAGGAAGTACTGCAACACCTTGGGTTAACACGAGTCTTGTAAAAGTAACTCGTGTAAGAGCTGATGGTTTTGCGTATGCCAACGCAAACAGTAATTCACTAACAGTAGTTAAATCTGATGGGACGATATTAGATAAGGACGGGCAACTACACGCAAACACATACTCAACTAGTGGAACTCTTGATAAAATTTGGCTTTCTATTGACAACAACGATAGTGGTTGGGCTGAAGCGTATAGTCCTAGCAAGGAGGATATTAATGCTTACTTCTTAGGTTGGAGAGTATGTAATGGTACCTTCGGAGGTCTGTATCCAGGCTCAGGAACTAAGCAGTGGTACCCAGTGGGAGACAAAGATTTATCTCGTGCTACTGTAGCAGGTAACACGGCTCCAACAGAACCATCACCTTCAATCAGTGATAAGTCTATCAACTACTACCAAGTTGTCTACCAACTTGTGGACGCAGTTCAGGAGACAGTTGATTTTGATGGTATACTAGAGTTATTGGCAAGTGACAACGTTGTAAGTACATACTTCCCTCAGTGGACTCCACCAATCACAAAAGGGACTATCAAGTATGGTACGAACTTAGCTACAGTCAACCAAGACACACGTTACATCATCCCGTCTATGGTAAAACGTATCTCTAATGCAGAGCAAAAGATTACAGATGACTCTATCACGAGTACCGTATTCAACTCAAGAGAATACACTCTAGCTCTGAAGAACAAAGCAAACGCTAGTGACTTAGGGAACCTTGCTACTAAAGACGAACTAGGGAACGTATCAGGTGCAGTAGATGGTAAGATTAAAGATGCTATGGACAAGCTAGACTTCACTCCGTACGCATTGAAATCTGAGTTGAAACAAACTGCTACAGACATCACGGCTAAGTTCTCTGCAACAGGCGGTATGAACTTACTTAAAAACTCTATCGGTTACAGTGACCTAGACTTTTGGACTTTAACTACTGCTTATAAAGTAGAGACAATTGCAAACTCGGCACTAGACAATCTAGGGTTCGGTAAAGGTTTCTATTTCAAAGCCAATGGTCAAGAAACAGGAATCCATCAAGACGTATCGGTTATCCCTGGTCAACCTTACACGTTAGGTTGGTACCTAAATAAGATGACGAAGGGTGCCGATACAAGCTACCGTTTTTGGATTCAAATTCAGGAGTACAACGGTACAGCTTGGGTTGTTAGTAACGGAAACCAAATAGCGGATAACAGTAATGTAACGACAAATGGTTTCGAAGCCCGTTATATGACGTTCACTCCTGTTAAAGACAAAGTTAGAATACGCTTTATCGGCTACCCACAAGTAGAAGCAATCGTATCAGGTATCATGCTTAACATCGGAGACGTTGCCCTACAATGGACTCTAGCTACAGGGGAGCTGTACAATACAAACATCCGTATGAACATTAACGGTATCCGTGTATCACAGATTGATGGTAACGGAAGTGAAATTGGGTTCACTCAAATCACACCGTACGAGTTCGCAGGATATTACCAAAATAACGGTACATTCGAGAAAGTATTCTACTTGAATGGTGATGAAACCGTAACGAAGAAGCTTCGAGCAACAAATGAGATTACACTAGGGAACATCAAAATCCTGTCTATACAGAGTGCGAACTCCACAGGTTGGGCGTTCGTACCTAACAACACTTAATAACGAACGGAGGACACATATATGGCAAGTGGCGGTTTTGACTTATCGACTAGTAATACCTACGTCAAAGGTAGGGTTAACTGGTCTAGTACGGCAAATACAAATGAAAACTATAGTAATGTGTACGTGGAGATGCGATTCTCCCGTACCAACTCAGGGTATACAACATACGGTAGTGGTACATTCGGTATTTACGTAGACGGACAAGCAGTAGAGAATACTACAAGCTTCTCAATTACACAGAACTCTAACACACTAGTTGTAAGTGGTACAGTTCGAGTTAACCATAATGCTGACGGTACGAAGAACTTTCGTATCGGGGCTAGTGGTTTCACAAACGTATTCAGTATCAACGAAGGTAGTACAACTGCTTATATGGATAACATCCCACGAGCAAGTACTATCTCGTCTAACGTAAGTTGGACCGCAGGAGTTAACAGTTTACCTGTAACGATTAACAGGGCGTCTAGTGCGTTCATCCATTACGTAGAGTTACAAGTTAAGAACCCTATTAACGGATCGTGGGCTATTGTAGCTTCACGTTCTAACGTAGGTGACTCTGTAACATTCGATTTCAGTAAAGACGAAATAACAAAGATGTACCAACAAATCGTAGCTTACGAGGAAACCCAAGCATGGATGAAAGTTGAGACATGGAACGGTGGAACATTTGTAGGTCGTAATGAAAAGTATGGGACTGTATATGCCGCACCTACGGGAACTGCATCATACAACCAATGGGGTTCATTTGATATCGGTCAGAACATTACAGGTTGGGTTAATAACCACATAAACGGATTCACTTACAACCTGACAATGAACTTCGGATCATTCTCACGTACTTGGAATAACGTACCTAAGGACTACACTTTATCGTTCTCTGCTGCCGAGATACAGACACTGTACGGGCAGACATCAACTGCGAATAGCAAGACAGGTACGATTACATGTCGAACACTCTATAACGGAGTGTACGCAGAGGATGGGGCACCAGTAAGTAACGTTACTACATTTACACTAAATGTAAAGAGTAGTGACCCGACTTACGCAGGTGGATTTACATACTTAGATACAAACAGTACAACTACAACACTAACAGGTAATAACCAATATATCGTACAAGGTAAATCTAAGTTACAGATTAAGTTACCTGCGGCCAATAAAGCTACGGCTAATAATGGGGCTACAATGTCTCGTTACGATGTTACAGTCAACGGGGTTACGCAGTCTGTTAACTACGCTACGACAGACCTTACGGTTAACTTTAACGAGGTAAACGCATCGTCAAATGCTACTGCAACAGTTACGGCAGTAGATAGTCGAGGTAACAAAGCATCTGCATCTTCTGTTATATTAATGCTACCTTATTCACCACCTGTTATTTCAGCTAGTGCGGATCGCTTAAACAACTTCGAGGACTCAACTACGATTAAGTTAAGTGGTTCAATATCTCCATTGACTATCAGCAGTGCGAATAAGAACTCACTGACAGTTGTTAAATTCCAAAGAAGACAGGTAGGTGGTACATACGATAGTCCAGGAACTAACTTTACGATTACTGGGAATCCGAACTTCACTGCGACAGACGTTAAAGTAAACTTAGCTAATACTCTTGCTTGGGAGATTCTAATTACGGCTACGGACAAAGTAGGTTCTACTGTAACGTTAACACGTACGGTTCCAGTCGGTACTCCAATCTTCTTCATTGATACAGTGAAGAAAACAGTCGGAGTTAATAAGTTCCCTACTAGTGCGGCCAATGGTCTCGAAATAGCAGGTGACTTGGACGTTGATGGTATAATTAAAGCGAAAGCAGATCAGTGGATGGGTAATAGTAAAGTAGGGTTAGATATGCGTAACTCTGATATGAAAGGGCTAAACGGTCTATACTTCAATGACGCATCGGAATCAGGTGACGAAGGAATTAACTTCCTACGTTCAGGTAAAAGTGTAGGCTCTACAAATATAGCAGACTACGATAACTTCTGTCTCTATGACGGTGCATTTAGAATGAACAACCGAAATCTGTTTTGGCAAGAGGGCGGCCAAGCTTCGAACAACATCCGTTTAGCAGGAGATATGTACTCACAAACTACAGGTGGGACTATCTTCGATGTATGGGGTAACATTAAAGGTCAGCCAACAGCAACGTCAATCAATACATGGTCAATCCAGGATGCTGATGGACAAATTAGATTCCTCTGTGGTATCGGTAAGGGGGCTACAGCGACTACTGAGATTAGGTCGTATAATAGTGGGGGTATTAAGCTAATACATGACAACTATTCAGTTGCTTCTTTTTGGCAACAAGGTGGAGGAAATCAACACATTATGCAACTAGGATCAGGTATACTTCAGTATTATAACAACTGGTTCGAATTTAAGGGACCTGGTAACTCAGGTTGGGGTAATGTGTATGGTAACTGGGTAGCACCTTCGTCAGAAGCTTATAAAAAAGACATCACTGTATTCGATGATAGTGCGTTATCTTACATACACTCTGTGAAACCTGTACTATACCAATACAAGGAACAAGACGAATCAGAGCCATATACACTAGGTTTAATTGCAGAGGAGTCTCCTGCAATCATTCAAGGAGCTAACGGTAAAGGTGTTAACGCCTACTCGATGATAACGTTACTTTGGAAAGCCATGCAAGAGATTGACGGAAAAGTAGAAAACATTAACAGAAGAATAACACTAAGATAAGGAGTAAATAACCTATGATATTTGATAACTTACCATTGTACGAGAGAGAACTAATCACAAAAGGTTTCGACAAGATGGGGCAAGATTACCAAAACTCACTAATGAATGCTATCTCCCGTAAAACAGGACAAGCATTATGGCAAATCAGACCTGAGGATATCCTGAAGTACCACAAAGACTTAAAGACATCAATGCACAACGAGTTCTGTGAGTTGGCTATCGCAAGTGGGTTTATCGCTACGAACGGACACAGATACCGTACAAATGCAGACGACCAAACGAACTTCCTTGGTAAACTGATTTTCTTAATAATGAAGCCCGAAACTACAGAAGTTGGTTGGAAAGCGGAAGACGTAGGAGACTACGTGATACATACAAAAGAAGAGTGGTTACAAGTAGCTCTTGAAGGTTTCGCACATAAAGAGGTGCAACTAACAAAGTTCAACGAGAAGACGAAGACTATCAAAGCTGCTACAACGCACGACCAAGTAGTGGCAGTATCTTGGAGTGGAGACGGACCGCACAAATAATAGAAACTAATAGGAGGAAATATGATGGAACAACAACCACAAGGTAAACCGATTAATCCGAAACACATCGTCAATGAACAGAAGGTAGTCATCTTCGACCTAATGAATGAGAACATCATGCTTAAAGCGTACGTAGCTCAGTTAGAAGAGAGTGCGGCTAAACTAGCAGAGGAGCTATCTGAGAGAGATATCGACAACGAACCACGAGAGGACTAAATAAGGGGGGAGTAGACTATGACAAATGAACCGATCCAATCGGCAGATGTCATATTCTATAGACCTAAGAGTTTCATAGGCTGGGTGATTAGTAAAGTTACTAACTCACCCTATAGTCATGTTGCCCTTGCTATCGACTCTAACACATTGATAGAAGCCAACAGGTTCATAAAAACAAGAGTCGTACCTATAGAGTATGACAATAAAATCACACACATTTATCGACTAGATAATGTGACACAAGAAGAAAGAGATAGAATCGTATCTATCGCATTAAGTTACGAAGGTACGGACTATGACTACGCTCAAATATTCGAGATGTTTGTACGGATCGTATTTCGTATTAAACGTACTCTATTTAACAACCAACAGAAACTGACATGTTCTGAGGTAGTGGATAATGCTTTCTACAAAGCAGGAGTTAAACGTAAAGACCTAGAGTTCTTATACGATATCACCCCTGAAGAGTTATTGCATAAATACTCACTACATAGAGTCCTTTAAGCCGAGGTTTCCCTCGGCTTTTCTTATATTATAAAAGAGAGGTGATAATACATGGGAATGTCAGATGGTAAAACAGTATTAACGAAGATTGCTTTCCAAGTAGGAAACCGATTCTTCCGCTTCGCTATCAACCCTGAGAACATGACTTTTGCTCGGCCGCACCGTACTACGGCACTTAAAACAAAAAGTAGGATCGTAATTGAGGACTTCCAAAGTGACATACCTACTTACACGATTAGTGGTACAACAGGATTCAACCCCACAGGTAAAGCGTCCGACCGAGGAATTGCAAAGATAAAAGAAATGAAATCTTTCTTAGAAGACTATGCAGAGACTGGTGGTAACGGTAAGAAATCCGCAGACGATTTTTACTTCCACAACTTTACAAACGATGAGAGCTTTATCGTCCACTTAGCTCCCGAGGGAGTTACATATACGCAAGACGTGAACGCCCCACTAATGTATCGTTACGAGATTAAATTCGTAGTACTTAGAAAGTCTACCGATCCTGCCGATGACGATGTGGTGGCACCTGAGATTGGTAATAGGTATCCAACTGTAGGTGGCGGTGGAAGTAGTAGCTCAGGAGGAAATCCTAACCAACGTCCTGACACAGATATAAACATTGGTGGTGGGGGTCTTGTATGGAGACCTAGCCCGTTATTCCCTCCACTAGGTGGTAACTCAGGTTCAGGAAACGGAGGTAAGTACGATCCTAGTTCAGGTAATGACGACATCTACAACAAAGGTGACGGAGGTAACTACGTTCCAGGAACAGGTCGTGACCCAGTTAACCCACAAAGACCTTCAGGTGTATCTTATGACTACGGTATGAGTGGACTAGGGTACAACATCGGTTATTACGGAAGGTGGTATTAAGAACATGACAATTAGAAAGCCGTTAGACCTTATCAGATTCGTCTCTAGCGTCCCTGTTCTTCCCGATGGTACTATCCCATTAAACGAGATGGGAACAACGGTACAGTACACGTCTACGCTTTACACACCATCGTTCAGTGTATCAGCATTAGCAAGACTGACGTTAGAAGATATCCAACGAAATAAAATTGAACTGATTAACGTTCCACTAGACCCGAGAACAATCGTATCTCAAGTTATGAATAGTGATTTAGCTACGTATAACCCTCGTGTGTACGTTCTAGTGTGTGCCGTAGTGCTAGAGTCTTTTGCCCTTCTATATAACCTAGAGGAGCGTAATACGAACATTCAGTACGTAACAAAGAAAGATATCTTGAAGATGAAACAGAACGTAAACTATATCGCAGACTACTTCGGTACCGAGAGAAAGTACCGTACGATGATTGAGACATTACGAGATATAGATATTTCAATTGGTTACTTAGAGAACCAAGTAGAGTCGGCTATGAATAAATGGGTGGTGAGATAATGGCTAAGTTTAAAAGACGTATCATCGCAGAGGGAGATACGATGCAAGCTATAGCTCAACAAGAGTTAGGGGATGTAAGTCGTTGGATAGAGCTAGTAAGATTTAATGATCTACGACACCCGTACATCGTAGACACTGTAGCAGAGAAGTTAACAAACCCAAACCATCTTCTAACTATCGGTGATACTCTACTAATCGAGATGTCGGAAAATTCACAAAATGAATTAATGAACGCATTGAAACGTACAACAGATTTCGATAAAGAGGAGTTATACGCACTAGCTCTAGGGAAAGATTTAGATGTTCTACCAATCCCTAAACCGTTCGGTAAAGCAGGTTGGGACTCAGACATTCTTGAAATGAAGGATGACGGACGAGGAGATATCGCTACGATCCGTGGAGTAGAGAACTTAAAACAATCTCTATTCATTCGTCTTATCACTCCACTAGGAAGCTACATCGGTTATCCGAGGTACGGTTCTAAAGTCCATGAATACTTAGGACGTAAGAACACAGAGGAGAATGCTGCTCTACTAGACATTGAAATCGAGAGAACATTACGTACGGATGGTAGAGTACGAACAGTAGAGAAGGTTGGGCACGTTATTGATGGTAACTCGTACTCAACTACTTTCAAAGTCTTCTCTATCGCAATGGAAGAAGCATTCCTACTAGCCCTTTCAGGTGAGTTAGGAAAAGAAGGCTCGTTAGTCCTTCAAGATAACTTCGTAGATAACATGATACGATAAGGAGGTTTACCCATTGAGATACAAACAAATGACAGAAATCTATGGACGATTAGTAGACCATACGATTACAAATACAAATAAGATTAATGACTTCTCTATCGGTAGCGCAATCAGAGCAATCTACGAAGCTACTGCTAGGGAGATTGAGCAGTTATACATCCTAACGGAAGAGAACATTAGAGAAGCTATTGCAACAGGTGTATACTCTTCATTCGGGTTCCAACGTAAACCTGCACAACGAGCTTACGGTAAAGTGCAGTTGGTCTTCCACAATGCCGTACAACAGACTTTACCTCTTCCAAGAGGTACAAGGTTCACTTCTAGTTTATCGGACTACACGATGACGTATGAGACGGTAGAAGACTACTATATCCCACAAGGTACAGTTACTGCCGAAGTACAAATCTACTGCACGATTACAGGAGAGATTGGTAACGTACCGAACAACGTAATTAACATTATGATGACTCCTCTAGCGAACATCAAGACAGTTACGAATGCACAAGCTTTCCAAACAGGTCAAGATGAGGAACCGTTAGAAGAATTAAAGTCTCGTTTCCGTTCTTACATTGAATCTCTAAGCAAAGGAACAATTCCTGCACTAGAGTACGGCACACGTTCCGTAATAGAGATTTCAGGTGTATGGATTGATGAGCAGACAGGTATTGTTTACGTATACGCACACGACCGCAACGGAGACCTACCTGATGTTGTAAGAGATAAAGTCATCGCTACACTTCAGAACTACCGAGCAGCAGGAATCCCAGTTGTCGTTCGACCTGTAACACGTAAAGCAGTTAACATTGATGTTACAATAGTACTAACAGATAAGACTGCTATTACAAAGGCACTACAAGATAAGATAGTAGCCGAGATTTCGAGATACCTTAACAACATGCAGACTTCACAAAGCGTAATCCTATCTGACCTATCTAGTGTTATTAAAGGGATAGATAGACGATTAATCTACGACATTACATTTAACGATCCGAAAGCAAATGTAATCGTAGCAGGTAATGAAGTTGTTCGTGCAGGTACAGTTAAGGTTACTCTAACATAGGAGGTACATTATGTCATTTCTAAAACATCTACATCCTGGTTGGAAGATAAGCTTACAAGACAAGACAAAGGTGAATGCGGCTATCCTAGATGCGATTGACCAAGAACTTAAAGTAACAGAGTCCGATATGATTGCGAGTAAGTTCGACTTATCTTTAGAGAGTGCAACGGGGCAATGGTTAGATGAGTACGGAGATGTATTCGGGGTAGTACGACAGGACAATGAAAATGACACGTCTTATAGAGCACGTATCATCCAGTATATCCTATTAGATAGAGGTACTATCCCTGCTATTAAAAAAGCAATCCTGGCATTCCTAGGAGACCCGAATACATACGTAAACGTCTACGAACCATTCAATAACATTTTCTTCTTGAACAAGTCGAAGCTAAACAGTAAGGACTGTCTACTAGGAGAGTATTACACAAATGCAGTTATTGATATATTCTTCGCAAATACTTTCCCTGTAGCCGTTATTGATATCGTTAAAAAGTTTAAGCCAGCAGGAGTAACAGTATTTCTAACACGCCAACCAAAAGCGTATAACCCGACTGCACAAGTATTCACAGTGAAGCAAGGAACTGACCCTGTAGCAGAAGCTATGAAGATGCAAGCTAATAGGGACAGTACGTACTTGTCAATTGGTGAATCTGCTATAATAGGTTATAAGAGGATTCACAAGATTATGTTAGCAAGACCTCTTAAAGATACAGAGAATGTTAACAACCCTCCGTTCCCTGTAGTAATGTATGGGAACAAGCCGTACGTACTAGTTCCTAGAGACAACGCAGTAGCAGAAGGAGCGAAGTGGTTATACATAAACGTAGCAGTAGAGGACACAGACTTCCAAGATAAGTCGTATTCAAAAACAGGAGTGTACTTTAATCTTGTTCCGAAAGGAAGTAAGAAAGATACACTACTACCTAGCGAAGTGACTAGCGCAGGTACATCACTAGTTTCAGAGACTAGAACGTCCCAAGGTCGTAAGCTAGGACTAAAAATGGACGAACAATTCATGATTCAATTTACAGTATAAAGGAGTGAAACGTTTTGGCAGATATCATTGATTTAAGCGGTATGCCGTATAATGACCGATTCGATTCTAAGAAAGGTCGCTCTAAGGCTCTCTTCCGTTCTGACAGACCATTACAACAAGCAGAACTAAATGAGATACAATCTATCGCAGAAGATAACTTAAAACGACTTGGGGATCGTGTATTCTCTGATGGTAACATTCAGACGGGTATGGCATTCACATTTGACAACGCAGAAACAAAAACAAAGATTACGGTAGAAGATGGTTTGCTTTATCTAGCAGGAAAGATTCGACCATTCCATAAACAAACAATCCCGTTCACAGGTGTAGGACGAGAAAACATCGGTGTAAAAGTAGTACAGAAAATCGTTACATACAATGACGACCCTACACTACTAGACCAAACACAGAACGCACCTAGCTATCTATCTCCTGGTGCAGACCGTTTAGAGGAGCAAGTTGTACTAACGTATAACGATGATAGCACAACTATGATTTACCGTTTTGATGATGGTAAGCTATTCATCGAACCGAACCGTCCCGAGTTCTCAGGTATCATCGAAATGATCGCTCAACGTGACAAAGAGACTTTAGGCTCATATCAAGCAGAAGGTTTCAACATGTGGACAGAGAAAGGTAGAACTCCTGACACGATTGACGCAGTTATTGATGCAGGTATTGCTTACGTAAATGGCTATCGTATCCACAAGCCTACGGCAACTCGTGTAGCAATCAAAAAGTCTAAAGACTTCCGTACCATCATCCAAGAAGGAAGCACATACAGTTCTTCAAAAGGTAAGATTACTGTAGGTAGTATCTTCGTAAAACAAGTAAACAATGTCGTAGGGCGTACTGACAGTCCTGCTGGTGGCGTTCAGCTATCAAAAGGTGTGTTAGATGGTCGAGACCCGTTACCAGCTCAATACACAAACGTAGACGCTTCTAAATTGACTGTGTACGTAGGAGCTAAGGTGTATGTGCAAGGGAAAGATTACGCACTTGTGCAAGACAGTGGTGTTCAGTACATTGACTGGAAAGGTAATCTTAATGGTGAGGAGCCTACACCAGGAACAACTTACTTCTTGACATTCGAGTATGACCGAGTAATGAAAGCAGGTACGGACTACAAGGTTGTTAGTACACCATTAGGTGACACGATTCCTGGTTCAACTACTGAAGTAGACTTTAACGTTGCAGGTGGAGTGAAACCGAAAGATAATGGTACGATCCGTGTGGATTACGATTACTACTTATCCCGAGAAGATATCGTGACACTAGATGTTACAGGTAACTTTACCGTAGTGGAAGGGCAGCCTGACCGTGAAGGTCTAACAAAGCAACCTGAAAACCGTGACCCATTAACACTGAAAATCGGTAACGTACACGTATTCCCATTCTCTGACTTTGCAGAAGCGAAGAACACTGCTGTTATGCGTTTACGTATGGAAGACTTGCAGAGAATGAAAACTCGTCTAGAGAACGTTGAATACAACCAAGCTATGATACTACTAGAAAAGCAAGCAACGAAAACACAAGACCCGTTAACATTGCGTGGTGTATTCGCAGACCCATTCACAGACTTCTCTAAAATGGACTCAGCTATTTCAACTGTAGCCTTCTCGTTCGATGATGCTACTATTACGATCCCAACAAAAACTCCTGATGACCAAAAGGTTAAACCTAAGTTCATGGAGAACGAGTCCGTAGCAAACTCATGGGGCCGCTTAGTAACTGCACCATTCAAAGAGATTAAGGAGATTAGCCAACCACTAGCTACAGAAGCATGGAACGTTAACCCGTACATGGTTTATAACAAGCAAGGTGTACTAAAGTTAACTCCTGAAACGGATAACTGGATTGACGAGCAACGTGTAACATTGTACGAAGAAGACCATGTTACAACGAACCTAAACCGTTGGTGGATGCACCAAGGAGAGGGAGACCCAGGTGGAATCGTTAGTGACTGGAACAAAGAGTTAATCGACAAGACACAACTTGAGGGTGGCATTCAGTGGAATGAATCTTCTATCGGTTGGAGAGAGAAACAAGAAGGTTCGTTTTGGTCTTCTGCCCAAACTACTCGTAATGAAGTTATTGAATACATGCGTCAGATTGAAGTCGGATTTAGCGCAACAAACTTGAAGCCGAACGAGAACAACTTGTTCCTAACATTCGATGGTAATAGAGTTGCAGTTAAACCTACAGGAGCTACGGCACCAGGTAGTGACGCAGGTACAGTTCGTTCTAACGCACAAGGGGAAGCTACAGGTACGTTCATCATCCCTACAGGTGTTAGAACAGGTACACGAGAAGCTACACTACAGAATGCGAATAACCAAGCTACGGCTACATTCACTGCTCAAGGTTCTGCTAAGATTACGACAGATACGATTACAAGAACTCGTGTAACGTTCAACCTGTACGATCCATTAGCTCAATCGTTTGCATTCCCACAAGCCCGTGTAATCACTAGCGTAGGAGTTTACTTCGGTTCTAAGTCTACTAAAGATAATATCATCATGCAAGTTCGTGGATTATCTGAAGGTGGTTTACCAAACCGTACGATTTATGCCGAGCGTGTATTAACTCCTGACAAAGTTATCGTTTCTGCCGATGCTTCTAAGGAAACGAAGATTGCTCTTGACGATCCGTTAATGGTTCAACCAGGGGAAAGCTACTGTATCGTGTTCATTACGGACAGTGCCGATTACACTATGTGGTGCGCTAAAATGGGACAAAAAACATTAGGTGACAACCCGCAAACTGTAATCTCTAACCCGTATGTAAACGGTGTGTTATTCAGTTCTTCAAACGCAGTATCTTGGACAGTACACCAAGAAACAGATATGAAGTTTAATATCTACACTGCTGAGTTCGAAGAAGAAGGTATCATCGAGTTCGATACAATGACGAACATTGACTCTAACGGTATCCTGTTAATGGCTTCTTACTTAACACCTGCTAACACGGGTTGTATTTGGGAAGTTAAAGTCGTCAATGCTTCAGATGTTGGAACTGTATCTATTGATAGTGTACCGTGGATGCCATTGGTAAACTACGCAGGTATTGAAACACCGTTCGTAGTAGGTCTAGCTAAGTTACGTGCTCGATTCAAGTCGAACCGTTACATCTCTCCAATGCTTGTACTTGATGATTTACTATTCGTAAACTTCGTTAGTGCAACTAAAGGTGAGTATGTATCTAAGACGGTTGACCAATCAGTAGCTCCATTCAATCAGATTACACTTTCATACGATTCAGCAGCTCCTGCTGGTACTCGTGTTAAACCTTACTACTCGTTAGACCAAGGGGCAACATGGAAAGAGTTCACAAAGGCTCCAACTACTACGAAGAGATCAGCAGAGTTTACTCGCTATACTTACGTAGAAAGACAAGCAGGATCAGCAGTAGAGATTTCGATTAAGTATAAACTGGTACTTGAAGGAGATAACCGATTCGTACGTCCGAGAGTGAGACAGTTAACTGGTATGACTACGGACGCAATCTAAGGAGGGAAATATATGCCAACAGAACATCGTTGTCCAAACTCAGGGGCGTTAGTATTCGTCCCTACTTCCTCTGAAAAATCTACAATCCAAATTGCTAGGGAGTTTAAATCTAGTAAAGCGGAACTTGATAAGAAGCTTGAAGATGTGGATAAGTTAAAAGAGGAACTACTGGTTTTGATTGCTAAAGCTAAAGAAGAAAAATAGACATAAAAAAAAGAAGAGGTGTTGATAGCACCTCTTTTTAATTTGCCCTTATTTAATATGTGAGTCCGTATTTGGGAAATGGAAGATAATAAGGACGGTTGTGTGAATTGTGGATGCAATCACAAGTAAAGTATACTTGAGCAATGGACAACTTGTCAACCACTTTTGTATATAGTTATTTTTGACATATTTTAAACCGTTGTAAATAAAGGATTCTTGACTAAATAGTACACTTTTTTGTCCTATTTAAATTTTAACCTGATACGTATATTATTATTTAAATATATTTAATTAACACTAATATATAATATAAATAATAATTAATTATATATATATATACAGACCAGTTATAAATTAAATGTGACTATATTCAAGTTGGAAAGTATGATAATCCCTTACGTATCAAGGGTTTAAAATATGACAGAAATTTAAAATAAGGTGGTGTATTCAATTGCTCACACTGTAGTCTTATGGTAAAATAGAGACATGGATATAAACTAAATCTCAAGGAGGAATATTATGGATTTAAAAGGTGGGCTTAATATGTACACTTTCTTTGTCGCAGGTGAAGGACTATATAAACAAACTAGGTATGGTTCAGATGAGTCTCCATTAGGACGTAAAGTAAAATACCTTAACAGAGGTGGATGGGACGGAGATACTGAGAGAGCTAACCAATACTTTAGCGAAGGTGAGATTTTAACAGTTAAAGAGATTTACGTTGGACGCTCAAGTTCCGAAGTAGAATTTACGGAACATCCAGGTAAAAAGTTTAATACAGTAATGTTTGAAGATATCAAATAACGAAAGGATGTAATTGAATACATGAAAGTTACAGTAGACATTATGTACACGAGTGTTGACTTTGCTGGTGACACCCTTTTACAAGAAAAGGTTCACGACATGATGCACTTAGCGATGGGGGTTAAAGAAGAAGGTGCGTTCCATTCCCGAGCATACAAGTCAGGTCACTGGGATGGGATAACTGATTTCTACGACAAGAAAGAGGACAAGTTCCATACAGGGTTACTACCTCAATTCCTTGACGGTATGAGAGCATTGAAGAATCAATATACGAACCTCGCATACGAGATTGATGACATAAGACCTCCTCAATTGATGCACCACGACAGTATGGATGAGAAGATTGTACTGGGCAACGGTGATAAAGACCCTATTACTCTACGTGAATATCAATACAATGCAGTAAAGAAAGCATTAGAGTCTCAAGTACAAATTCTGAATCTTGCGACAAATGCAGGTAAAACGGAATGTGCTTCAGGGATTATGCAACAATTGCTACCACACATCAAACGTGGAGAACGTATTGCATTCTTCTGTAACTCACGAGAGATTTTCCACCAAGGTTCTGAACGTGTAAGTAAACGTTTGAATCTACGAGAGAAGGATATCGGTAAGATTGGTGACGGTAAATTCGACATCAAGAACAAGAAAGTCGTATTCGTAATGGTACCGACATTAGCAAGTGCATTGAAAGACCCGAAAAAGGGACTAAGCTTTACACCGAAGGAACGAGTCGTGAAGTTCATCGCAGAAGAGATTGTTCCGAAATTCAAAAACACTGCTAACACGAGACACCTAATGCGTAACTTTATCAAGAACTGTACACTGGATACACGAGTATGGAAGGACGCAGAGGAGCAGCTAATGTACATTGCGTACGATAACAAGTTCACTGATAAGTCTGCCCAAATGCAGTTGAATAAATACATAGTCGAGTTCGACAAAATCATGCAGAAGAAGAACAAGAAGAAGTACACGAAGTACAAAGAAGTTGAAGAGTTCATGGATTCCGTTCGAGTAGCGATCCAAGACGAAGCGCACGAAATCAATGGTGCCACTATATTCGACACTATATCTCGATTACCGAATGCACAGTACCGTATTGCATTAACAGGTACAGTAGACCAAAAGAATAAAATGCTTTGGCAACGTATGCAGTGTGTTTACGGTAACGACTTATTCAAGGTATCGAACGATTACTTAATCGAGCAGGGTGTATCGTCTCGACCAGTCATTCGTTTGTTCCCGATTAAGGAGCCGAGAGGTATTGAATTAGCAGATACATACTTAGAAGCGTACAAGCTAGGTATTGCCGAGAACGATTATCGTAATACAGTCATTGCGAAATGTGCTAGTTGGTACGTGAAGAACAAACCAGGTGGGGTACTAATATCTGTAAACCACATCGAACATGGTCTCAGAGTACAACAGATTTTGAAAGAGCAGTTCGAACTAGAAAGCGACTTTACAAACGGTAGTTTACATATGGATGACCGAAACGAATACTTACGAAGATTTAGTACAGGTGAATCAAAGATATTAATTGCTTCTAGTATCCTTGACCAAGGGGTAGACATTCAGTCTATCGGAATGCTCCTTATGTCGGGGGGAGGTAAAAGCTTACGTGTAAACTTACAACGGATCGGTCGTGGATTACGTCTAAACGGTATAGACGGTAATACAGTGCAGGTGTTCGATTTCTTCGACATGACACACAAGTACCTGTTAGAGCACAGTAAGGAACGATTAAAGATTTACAAAAACGAGAATTTTGACGTTCGGGTTATGGAATAGAATTTAGATATTGAAATCGTTATAGTATGTGTTATACTGTAGTTACAAAGCAAGCGCAATACACAAGGAGGAGAACCAATGGAGTGCGGAGTTTACTTAGAATCGTCAGTAGTGGGTATCAAGCCTAGAGTACTAGATTTTCTAACAAAGTTAGTTGATAAAGCAAAACAGGTGAGTGATTATGCTATCTCATTCACAAAGAAAGAACTGTCTAGTGATATGGGACAGGACATACGAACAACTCATCGTTACTTACAGGAGTTGGAAAGTAAAAAAATTATCGAGTTAAAAGCGAAGAGAGGACGTGGGGGTGGAACAGTAATCATGTTCAACCCTGCTCTTATTCGTTTTGAAACATCGGACAAAGCACTCATCAATTCAGAGGAGCGTGTAACCATTGAAGATGTTTTAGAAGAGAAGCTGCCGAAAAAGCAGAAGGAACCAAAAGAGAAAAAACGTAATCGTAGAACAAAGCAACAACTATTCGAAGCGCAACTTCTACGTTCCGAGAAACAAAAGAATCTTGATGAGGTAAACGATAAGTTAGAGGACATGGGTAATCACCCAAACTGGGAGTTGTTCCAAGGTACAGATAACCCAGTTGGTAACTACCGTACATACTTAATCACTCGTTTATACAATCGTTATGCAGTGCTATTTACAGATAAGCACAACTTTAATATTGCAAACGGATTAGAAGAAGGGAATGCAGTTCCTACAGTAAGCAGTGGGTACGATGTATTACCTGAACGATTCTTCGGATCGTCACGTTGGCAACAATTTGAAAAGTTCCGTGAGTTCTGCGAAGAAGGGGACATCGACCCTGCCGTATACTTATCTGCACAGTTCAACCGTTCTATCTTCGACAGCTCTCGTAAAGGGAACAAGAAGATGCTACCATTCACGAACGCATTAATGGGTGATACTTCTTACGATGTGTACAAGCAATACTGCTCATACCAAAAATCGTACAGTGGCTCATTCAAAGTATATCATGAGTACAAAGCGAAGTTTATGAATGACTTTGTAGTTGTAGCTATCCGTGATGCTTACGAGCACGCTGAAAAAGGAACAGGTTTACTGCAATACGGTACATCAATTAAAGAGTTCTTACGTGGAGACTTCGCAGATGACAGAGCAGATGCTTTAGTTGATTTCTACGATATGACTAGTGAGAATCTTGTAAACAAGAAAGTATCGTTTAAAACTCGTAACACGATTAAGAAGTTCCTTGTGTTACAGTCATTAATGCAACTAGAAGGGGAGCAAGTACTTCCTCGTTATGTAATCCTTGGTTCTGAAATGGCACAAATTGCGTTAGCATCTGTTAACGACCCGTCTAAGAGCAGAGAACAAGTTCGTGAAATTAGAGAGTTCATCTTAGGTGCTCTTGTAATGCCAAATGCTACAAAAGAAAACCAAAAGAAACTTGGGTTAGACCTATACTACGAGATGGTTGCCCTCCACGAAACTCGAAACGTATTACAACTGATTGCAGAAAGAAAAGGATTGGCGTTGACATTAGCCGACCTTCGTGAAGCATTCGTTGAGTACGGTAAAGAGAAGATTCCAGTAGACGATTTCTCAATGTTAGACATTACACAAGTTGTAAGTTTCATCAATAAGGAACAATCTTATCAAGACGTAGTAGACCACAAGGAAATTACGTCTAATAAAGATTGGGAGTTAGTAGGTAGCGTACAACCGAAAGCAGATATGGATAACTTGATTGCTAACTTCTTCGGATCGTAAGAAGAAGTTACAGTCTTGTTTACAAAGTAGGACAAGCGTGATATACTACTTCACGAAGACAATAAGGAGGAGAAAGCGATGAGTAGAAAGCAATCTTACAAAGGGCCGCAGTACAAGAAAAGACAGAGAGAGAAACTAGCTAATGAACTAGAGTTAGCTATCAAAAGAGTTTTAAACCAATTCGACATAGAAGATGTAAAAGAGGAAAAGCCTGAGTCTGAATGGACTATCCTTGACCACTACATAGCTGAATACGAAAAACAACAGTACGAGATGAAAGTAAATAGAACTTTGTGGGACATGAGGGGGTAGTGGAAAATGGAATCACCGATTATGACTCAAATATTACGTAAGGCAATCGAGAACCCAATCTTTGCGAAAGAGGTTCTTGCGGTGGCTCCCTTGACAGTGTTCGAGGGTTCACCTGCCTATACCGAGTTAGCTAGTATTGTTAAACGGTATTACCAAACGAACAACAAGCCTTTAACAGAAGATGCGTTACTTACATTGACGGAAGAGAAACTGGACCGCATGAAAAAGGACGCACTGACACAACAAGATTATTTTGGTAAGGTTCACTACTTATACGAGGTTCGTAACAGTGGGGACAATGAAGTTATAGATGAGAAGATTGAAGAGTACGTACGTCAGAAGATGTCGATTGACCTTCTAACTAAGGCCGCAACGAACTTGAAGAATAAAGAGTTCCTAGAGAAGTTACCTGATGAATTTAAAAAGATTTTGATGCTAAACATTTCAGGTAAACGTAATGAAATCATCAACGTATTAGATGATGCAGAATATAAGCGTACATCATTAAGCACGTTATTCCAAAACATGATTCCAACTGGCTTTAAAGATATTGACCATCTAAACGGTGGTGGATTAGCCAAAGGGGAGTTAGGTTTAATCGTAGCTGCTTCAGGTACAGGTAAAACATTAATCCTTACCAACCTAGCTACAAACTATACGAAGAATGGTTACAACGTATTGTTCATTGCATTAGAGGAATTAGAAAACCGAATGATTCTAAAGTTCGAACAATCGTTACTACGACAAAACAAAAGTACGATCCTTACAGGTAGTGTACTTAATAATGAGCAGTTCGATAAGAGACAAGCTTTCATTCAACAACACCGTAAGCATTTCGGTAACTTGTACTTCGCTCGTTACTCTCCGCAAGCAGTTACACCTGCTAAGATTGAGCAGTTAATTTCTGACTTAATGATCCGTGAAGGAGTCCAAGTAGACGCAGTTGTTGTCGATTACCCTGAGTTACTTCGTAATCCACGTAGTTCAGGTAATGAAGCAGATGATGGTGGTAAACTATTTGAAGAGATGAGACGTATTGCCCAAGATTATAACGTGGTAATGTGGACGGCCGCACAGATGAACCGTACTGCATATTCTGCTTTAGTTCGTACTGCCGAGCACATGGAAGGTTCTCACCGTAAGAAGAATGCGGCCGAGCTTGTATTAACAGTTAACCAAACTCCTGAAGAGTATCAAGCAGGGTTCATTCGTCTATATGCGGATAAAGTACGTAACCCTCCTGAAGGACAGTATAATAGAATGCTAGGTTTCAAGGTTGTAGGTAGTGCCCAAACCGTACGAGACTTTGAAAGTGAGCAGGAGCGCAAGGAACATCAATATGTACTGGAAGCTGCCGATGAAGCACGAGAAGCAATGTTCAAGTCAAAGCGTAGGGATGGTAAGGACAATACACCTAAGATTGACTACGCAGGTGAAATAAACCAAGCCTTACATAGTATGAGGGGGTAAGTGAATGGACAATATAGCTATTGTAGTGGGTCACATATGGGACGATTACAAGATTGGTAAAGGTATAGAAATCATTTCAACGGCTAATGACGACTACTTAGGTACCGACATCTTTTGTGATATGGAGAATGCGTTACTGGATAACATTAACACAAACGGTGAAGAGGACTTCGACTTCATTGCAATTGTCAGAGCCAAACATGTTAAAAGCGAAGGTGGTTGGTGGGGTACCGAAGAGTGGGAATCCGAGTACGAAGTCCTACAGATTGACGATGACAACCTCCAAGAAGCAATCGACATCTACAACAAAGAGAAACGTGAAGAACCGACAATGGGGGACTTTAAACATGAATCCTAAAAAGAAGTATGTTGTTTTCGGAGATTATCATTTACATAACTTCGCAGATTATGCGAAACCAATGACTGCGACATTGTACGGACAGGAATTAGAAGTTACGGATCGTTTAGTGGCTCACGTCCAAACGATAGACAAGCTATTTGAAATTGCTCATGAAAACGATGCAGATGTAATATTCGTAGGGGACTTCTTCCACTCCCGTTACAGTATCCCAACCTTGGTATTTAACCTAGGGTTCGATGCTATTTACGAGAACATGCAGAAGTATCCGAATATGAATATGTACATGATTGTAGGGAACCATGACCAAAAGGACAACTCACGATTCCCTGTACATAGTTTACGATCCTTTAGAACGATTGATAGAGTACATGTACTAGACGACTTCTACCCAGTGGATGTTGGCTCTTGTGTACTATACCCTGTGTCTTACTCCGACGATGTAGCTTATCTGAAACAACGTATTGTAGACTTTGCTCAAGATGCAGAACTGATGGACAAGCCGACTCTACTACTAGGTCACATCGGGATAGACGGTAGTGAGACAGGTAGATACAGCCACCGATTAGAAGGGGCATTTAAGGTAGGGGATTTATTCCCTCATATCTTTACATATGGTTTATTCGGTCACTATCATAAGTGGCAGTTCCTTGGTGGTACCGACAATATGCTTTATACAGGAAATACAATCCAAACCAGTTTCTCCGATGAGGGACAAGATAAAGGTGTATGGCTTGTAGATGTGGAGAACATCGGTAGGCCGCAGTTCATTCCGATACAGAATAAAAAGTTCATTACACTAACAACGATTCCTGACAATGCACAAGAGATTATCGACAATAACTACGTACGTTTTGTCGTTCCTCAATCAGTAGCTACAGAGATAGAAGTGTTCAAGGAGAGCACAGACAACATCCGAGTAGAGGTGCAAAAGGAGTACAAATCAGAGCTACGTATTGACATCGAAGTAGGATCGGACGAGAACACAATCGTGGAGACATACACGAAAAAGATGTATCCACATGTGACAGCTATAGCACTGGATATACTAAAAGAAGCCAAGCTTCGACAAGCATAAACCATGAGGGTTAGGTCTACGGACTAACCCTTTTTGTCGTTGACATAACACGCTCTAAATGATACAATGAGGTTACAGAAAGGTATACACTAAGAAGGGAGAAGAAATATGCAGTGGGATACATTAATCGTGAAAAACTTCCTAGCCATTAACGAAGCTAGGGTGCAGTTGCATAACCAAGGGTTAGTCCTGATTGACGGTATTAACAAGAGCGATCCGAAGTTTAAAAGTAATGGTGCAGGTAAAAGTACGTTAATTCCTGATGCTTTATCATACGCTCTATACGATATCACAACTAAAGGGGATAAAGCAGACGATGTTATAAACAACAAAGTAGGTAAGAATACAGAGGTAATTCTTATTGGCCGCAAGGGTGAAGATACATACAGAATTGAACGTTACAGAAAACATACGAAACATAAGAACAAGGTAAAGCTATTCCGAAACGATACGGAGATTACGGGTAAGTCGGCAAGTGTGACAAACAAGTTAATCGAAGAACTAATCGGGGTAGAGTATAACACATTCATTAACAGTATCTTGTTTGCACAGAAATCGGACGGACTCGGATCGTTCGCAGTACTGCCTGATTCACGTAAGAAAGAAATTCTCGATAGTCTACTAAACTTAGATATTTATTCGTTAGCACAAGAGATTGCAAAAGAACGAGTAAAGAGTAAGGAACGTGAGATGGATGAGAAGAGACGTGAAGGGGACAAGCTCGAATGGGAGTTAAGCCAAGTCGATGTACTAGAAGAACAAGAGAAAGCGCAGTATGAAAATACTCGTAACCTGATTAGACAGGAGCAACAAAATTTAGCTGATACAGTGAAGCAGTTAAACGACTATCCTGCTAAGTTCTTCCCAGTTGTGGACAAGTGCCGAGAAGAAGTGGTAAGGCTTACGAAGGAACGAGAAGAGATGAACACAGTCAATATCTCGGAGTATCAGAATGACGTAAACCAAAAACAACAACTTGTAATGGCTACGAAAGCTGAGATTAATAGATTGGTGAAAGAGAAGGCAAGTATCGTTACGAACTACAAAAAAGTAGAGATGAGCAAGACTTGCCCAGTATGTGGTAGTGAGATGGACAGCACACATCGTGAACAGGAATTAAACTCACTAAAGGATCAGCTACGCCAAGTACTTATCTCAGCTCAATCATTGGAGCCAATCCTACAACAACATGAAACAGAGTACCAAGCATCGTACGAAGTGTTCTCGCAACATAAGGACATACAGAACCGAGCGATGGAAGAGTACCGTAACATCTCAGTTCAGATTCAGAAGAACGAGCAAGCGGTCCAACATTACGAAACAAACCTGAAAGCACTCAAGGATAAAGTACAACACATCAACACAACGTTAAAGAAGCTTATGAGTATCCCTGAGCCACAGAAAAAAGATTCCAATAGAGAAGCTATCAAAGAAAAGATAACGGCTCACAAACACTCTCTCGTGGCTTTAGAGAAAGAGAAGCAGACGTTAGAAGACGCAGTTAAGGTTTACTCGAATGAAGGAGTTAAATCTCACGTACTCGACCTTATCACACCATTCCTTAACGAACAAGGAAATACATATCTTGCTAAACTAGCAGGAAGTAACATGGAGCTAAACTTTAGTACACGTACACCGAAGAAAGATGGTGGGTACTCAGAAAAGTTTGATGTGCAGTTAATCAACCGAGCAGGTGGAGACAAGTACAAGTCTAACTCAGGTGGAGAACGTAAACGAGCAGACTTAGCTATCTCTCTAGCATTACAAGATTTAGTACTAGGTAGCACGAACTTAATCGTATACGATGAGGTATTCGATGCACTGGACGAGGTAGGCGTAGAAAACGTGGTGGCGTTATTAAAAGAACGAGTAAAAACCATCGGTTCAATATTCGTAATAACACACAACCAACACTTTAGTAATCTATTTGAAAAACGAATTACAATTGTAAAAGATACGAACGGTATCTCAACATTAAAAGAAGGGGAAGGAAAATCATGAAACTAATTAATATTTCAGAAAAGGAGATTCTGTTAGAACTGAAAACAACAGACAAGAAGCTAGAAGAAATTTGTCTGCCCAAAGAGAACATTCATTTTTGGTATCCGTTTAACATCAATTTCTATTACAAGCATTCAAGCGCAAAGGGGTATATGTACTTAGTCCAGGATAAGCATTATGAAGGAACAAACCATTATGATACTACGATCCTGAAACGTACAAAGAAGTTAATGAAGCACGAAGGTGTACCGTTAAACTTACCAGTGTACGAAAGAAATACATACATCATGAGTAAAGCATTTGAGTTAGGTATTCCAACGATTGCACAGAGTTACACAAGTGAAAGTGTCCAACACGGCTTCGACACGTTAGCTGCTATTATGGGTGATTTACAAAGTGAGATTGAAGAACGGTATGTGGAAGCATCGGGTAAATCTCAACCACCTATAAATACAGAGAAGTGGGACAAGGAGATGTATAAGCACGCTACAGAAGAAGAATTATCTGAACTTCAAGAGTACGGTGAAATGTACACGATGTTATCTATTATGAGAAAATTATCTCAATAAGGAGAAGGTACTATGTTTATAGACTTACTAGAAGAGGAATTAGGTGAATCTAAGCCAGCAGGTAACGAGACAAGGTTTAATTGTCCATTCTGCTCAAATACAAAACATAAACTCTACGTGGAGAACGCAGACCTAGGGCGTTGGATATGCTTTAAATGTTCCAAGTCAGGAAACCCTGTATCATTCGTTATGGCATATTACCACGTAGACTTTGAAGAAGCCAAGGAAATTCTACTAACCTACGATTACGATGTAGAAGAGTTCAAGAAACAACGAACATCCTTCTCAGGTTACGGAGCAGGAGGACTCACGGAGGAGGAGAGACTGCTCTTATACATCACACGAGGAGGAGAACCGTTAGAGGAGGAGGTTAAGATTACATATACGTGTCCAAGACCTCCAACGAACTGTAAATCACTAATGGAGAACTTCAATAATCCTGAAGCATTTATATTCTTCCAGTACCTACAAGGTCGTGGTGTAACACTCGAACATATTAGAGACCACAATATATCATATGTTACGTACGGAGAAGTAGAACTAGTGGATGGACGAAAGATGAACTTAATCAATCATCTCGTGTTCTTTACATTCGATGAGAACGGATACCCTGTATATTGGAATACTCGTAGCATAGACCCGAATCCGTTTATTAAATCATTCAATGCTCCTGCAAAGACGACAGAATATTCTAAAAATAATACGGTTTTCAATCTAAACAGAGCACGGTTTTATGATAAAATAGTAGTTACTGAGGGTGTATTTAACGCACTGACTGTAGGGTATCATGGAGTCGCAACCTTCGGTAAGAAGGTTACAGAGGAACAGGTTAAGATGATGTTAGATGCCACAGAACAGTTTAAAACCCCAATATATTTGTTCCTAGATAAAGATGCCTGGAAAGAGATGATACAGTCTGCTCATACGATCCACCGTATTGATCCTACTAGACCAGTGTACTACGTAAACAGTCCAACGGATGAGGATGCGAATGACATTGGTACAGAGAGATGTTATGAATGGATTTCAAATGCGTTCTTAGCAGATGCTCAAGGAGACTTACAGTTACAATTACTTAATATGTAGGAGGGTTTGCTAGTGGTGAATCTACGAGCACGAGACTTTTACAAGAGAGAAAACTATGAAACGTTTTGGCGCTTCTTATTGGGGATGGTTATATGTACGTTCATACTGTTTCCGATAGCGTTCTTTCTTAAATTGGTTGACAAAATAACTGGTAACTAAGAGGAGGAGAACAAGTGAAACACAAATTTAAAATGTACGATTGGGACGAAGGTTGTTACTATATCATTCCGAAAGAAAATATTGTAGACGCAATACACTACGCTTGGAATTACGAGTTCGATGTCTACGACAGAGAATCAGGGGAGTTAATCTTCTCAGGACAAGAAGACGATGACTTCAATTCAGAGATGCTAGAACCTTACGGGGTACGAGTTATTGAAACTGAGAAGCATCGCTGCTTGCAAACTATCGAGACAGGTGAAATTCACTTAGCAGAGTGGCAATAATGATTGACAGTAACTATTCTGTATGCTAGAATACTAGTTAGAAGTTAAGATATTAGGAGGAATAAATAAATGGATACGTTGAAACCAGTAGAAGAATTGGAAGTATTATATATTGCACCACCAGGATTCGAACCTGAGAATGCTCACGGAGACGACTTCTGTGAAGATATCCGAGCATTAGAGGGCCGCTTAGTACCACAAGGTACATTTAAGTCGGTATTAGTACCGACAGGACTAAAGACTGCTTTTGCAACATCACACGGTATGAAGTTGAATACACGCAGTGGTTCAGGGTACCATACACCTCTTATCCTTTCAAACTCAACAGGTATTATCGAAGGATCGTATCGTGGTTATGTGGGAGTTATATTACGTAACACGTACCAAGATAACTCGGTGGTAGACTTCGTATTCACAACAAAAGGTGAACGAGTTCCGTTATCTGAAGTACCTGAATCGGTATTAAAGAACGCTCGTGATTTCTATGAAGAAGATACAGTAAACTTAGGATACGATAAACCGAAGACAATGGAAGACTACGAAATCGAATTTGAAGCATGGGAAAGACGTTGGCATGGTGTTGATATCCACGGGGCTATCTCAGGTATCTCAGCTAAGTTACAACGTGGAGAGATGTTAACAAAAGAAGAAGCAGACCTGTGGACAGATAGAAATGCTCCTCAACCTGCAATTCAACATCGCTTATTCGTAGACTTAGTTCCACGAGGAACTATCTACGTACAAGAGGGAGAGCGTATCGCTCAGATTCACTTCCAACCACGAGTAAAACCAATTTGGAATAAATCTGAAGATGGTACACTACCTGATAGTGTTCGAGGAGAAGGCGGCTACGGTTCTACTGGTACTCACGAAAAGGAGTGAAGTAAATGAGCCACACACCTAATAAGGTATTAGAGTATATAGAAGACATCATACATCTCAAGCGTAACCACGATGGACAAGGCTTACTAGCCCTTCAACGGGAAGGGAAAGAAAAGCAAGTATCGTTAGAAGAAGTGGGTTTTGCATTCATATCTGTTATGGATGACTTTACCCACTATGTTGATGCTTCCCAAGGATTAATGGAGATGCGCTTTAAAGCGCTCGTAGACTCTCTAGACGAGGAGACGAAGGCTGAGGTACTCCAACAGTTCGAAGAAGCAGGAGACGACCTATTAAACACTATAAAGGAGACTGAAGAACATGGCGAAGGAAACTAAAGCAGTAGCATTAACATTAACAGATGAGGAGTTAGAGCTTTATGCTAACTACGTATTCTCAGGTAAAGTAGAAAAAGAAGAAGATGAGAAAGTAATCGAGGAATTACAACAACGTTCTGTTACATTAGGTGATGCGACTAATATTGCAAAAATGTTAGCAACACAGGTAGCACAACAACTAACTCACCAAATGGTAAACATCATGGAACGAGTACAAATTCAAGAAATCGTTCTTGAGAAGTTAGGCGCAAACGGTAAAACGAAAAAAGACGCAAAAGTTAAATACAAGAAGCAGATCGAAGAACAGAAAGAGAAGCTTATCAAGTTACAGTCTGAAATGGCTGAAACATTAGAGAAAGAAGAAGAGTAATGACTAGGTATCGGAAGAAGCCTGTTATCGTTGAAGCGGTCCAGTGGTTTGAAGGGATGCAAGTTGACGGAGTTATGGACAAGGCAATGCTATCAGAGGTTTGGTTGGACAAGACCTCCTCTGATGGACGATACGTTATTCCAACATTAGAGGGTTACATGACAGTTAGTAACGGTGATTACATTGTTACAGGTACGAAGAATGAAAAGTATCCAGTTAAACCCGACATCTTTGAAGAAATCTACGAAAGGGTTGAGGATTAATGGCATCAACTGGTAGAGGTAGTAAAACAAAAGGGTCAGGCTACGAGTTAAAAACAGCCAAGACTCTAGCAGCTTGGAGTGGGGAACAGGTACACAGGGTTCCTCAATCAGGTGCAGGAGGACATACATGGGGTAGCGATAGCCGTATGAACGGTGACATTGTATTCCCTGTAGGAAGTAAAAATCCTTTTGTATACGAATGCAAGAAGCGTGAAGGATGGGAAATGCACCACTTACTCCTAGGGATCGGTCAAATTAAAGTATGGTGGGAACAAGTTGTTACAGATGCTCGAAGAATGAAAGAGCACGGTATGGCTCCTTGTCTCATCTTCTCTAGGAACCGTGATAAGGACTACGTGTTAATTCCTTATATTCCTGAAGTATTTAATACTCTATTAATAAATAAACACCCAGTATCGTTACAACGAGTACGTTACGATGACCTCCGTGGAGAAGAACAAAACTTTGATACGATTCTAACTACGTTAGACGGATTCACTTCTTTTGCTCCTCAGGAATTATTCGCACTGTATCAAGGTATGAACTGGGATATACATAATGCAAGTTAATACGTAAGTTTGAAAGGGGCAGACATAGAAAATGGCAGATGTACAAATTATTAACCGAGGTAATATCATTGAGTTCTACGATCCGAAGAAGGTAGAGAGCTATCTTCGCAGGTACACTCCCGAAGGAGTAAACGTTAATAGCATTGTAGGAAGTGTAACAGAGTTCGTAGAGTTAGAGGAAAACGTAACGAGCCTGAAAATCCAACAAGAACTATACTCTATCGCAGAGGGTTTAATCTCCGTACGTGAATCGTATTGGCAGGACGTAGCAGGATGTATTAAAGCAGACATCCTACGCAAAGAGGTATACAACAACCGTGGCTTTGAGAAAGGTTTAAAACGAGTACTAGAGCTAGGTTACGAAGGAGAACAATATACAAACTTCTTCGATAAATACTCTGACGAAGAAATTGCAGAGTTAGAGAAACATATTAACGAAGATAATGACTATTTCGTTAACCATGTAGGTGTACATATTGCTTATGACCGTTACACAACTTCAGTACCTGTTAAGAAAGAACATAACGGTAAAGAAATCACTGTAGGCGTTAAGAAGGTTGAAACTCTTCAAGAGCGTTACATGGTTGTCTCGATGTTCCTACACCAAAATGAAACAAAGGATCGTATTGCAAAAGTTATTAAAGGTTATAATCTTACAGGTGCTACAGACTTCACACCTGCAACACCGACCTTCATGAATAGCGGCCGACCGAATGGTAACTTATCATCTTGTTTCGTTGGTATGACTAATGACTCATTAGACGATATCTACCGTGAAGCAGACCAATTTGCAAAGGTTTCTAAAAATGCAGGTGGTTACGGATTATACTTCGGTAAAGTTCGTTCATTAGGTTCTAGTATTCGTAAGAAGCCAGGTCTAAGTTCAGGTGCAGTACCATTCATGAAACTATTTGATGTAACCGCAGGTACAGTAGACCAGCAGTCAAAACGTCCAGGAGCAGTTACAATCACATTAGACGTATGGCACCGTGATATTAGTACGTTCCTAAAAACACCTTTAGATAACACAATCCTAGAGAAGCAAATGCATAAAATCTTCCTAGCAGTATCTATTCCTGACTTATTCTTCCGTACGTTACAGAAGAACGAAGAGTGGTACCAGTTCGATCCGAAAGAAGTACAAGACATCATGGGATGGGGCTTAGAGGACAGTTACGATGAGAGAGAAGATGGTGGAACTTTCTCAGAACGCTATAAGCAATGTGTACAAGCATACAAAGCAGGTCACTTACAATTAGTAAACGTTACAAACCCACTTACGATCCTAGCAGAGATTAACAAAACACGTATTGAAAAAGGACATCCGTTCCTATTCTTCCGTGACGCAGTTAACCGTGATAATGCGAACGGTGGTATGATTTATTGCTCTAACTTATGTACGGAAATTGCAATCCCAATGTCAACTCCTACAATCGTTACAGAGGTTGTTAAGAAAGACGGAGAAGACATCATGGTTCAGTACACAAGACCAGGAGATATCCCGACTTGTAACTTATCTTCTACTAACCTTAGCAAACTAGCGAAGGTACGTATCGCAGGTGGAGATTGGAAAGCATACCTAGCAGACCTTATTCCAGTTCAGTACCGTATGTTAGCTAACGTAGTATTACTAAACGAGCAGGACGAAATGCCACAAACGAAGATTAGTTCTCTTCGTAAGCGTGAAGTAGGATTAGGTACGATGGGTCTAGCTCACGCACTAGCAATCTCTCACATTGCTATCGACAGTGAAAAAGCTCTCGAATGGCAAAATGAAGTATTCGAAGAAATTGCTTACCAAACAATTAAAGCAAGTATGGAACTAGCGAAAGAAACTGGTGACATTGCTCCTCATTTCCCTAAAACGAAATGGGCAGACGGTAGCTATATTGAAGGTAAGTTTAAAGCACACAGTGAAGATAAAGAACGTTGGGAAGAGTTAAAGCAAGATATCATTAAATACGGACTGTATTCTACAATCCATATGGCTACGGCACCAACTGAAACTATCTCTTACATTGCTAATACAACGGCAGGTTCTGATCCTATCTACGGTAAAGAGTTTACGTTAGAAAAAGCAGGAATCAAAACGAACATGGTGGCTCCTGGAATCGGTATGGATAACATCTTCTACTACAAAGATGCGTTCATCATCAAGAAGGGTATGTTCCTAAAAGGTGTTGGTATTCGTCAACGTTGGATTGACCAGTCTATCTCAACTAACCTATACTACATCAAGGATAACCTACAAGCATTCGATATGATTCAAGATTATATCACTGCTTGGAAAGAGGGAGCTAAAACAATCTACTACCACCGTTCACAAACAAACAAAGCTTACGAGCTTGCTTGTGAAAGTTGCGCAGGATAATGAAAGCTATTAAAAAGGAAGACATGCTCCGCATCATTGCACATAACTTTGATGACGGAGAAGTCATCTTTAAAGATAGCAGTAGACTGGAACAGATGTGGGAGCAGCTTGGGGACGATTGGTACATAGTTGATGGTCGATGGCAATTAACCAAAAAGAACGAGAAGTTAAACCCACAAAATAAATAAGAAACACCTTGTACAGACTTGCTTATAAAGTGAGTCTGTATTATACTATAACTGTGACTATATACATAAAGGAGCTAGAACCATGACAGTAGAAAACAGAAAGAAAATTAAATTATTACAACCAAAACAAAGTATGTTATATCCTAGTAAAATCTTAGCGAATGACGGAGTTAATAGTCTGAACTGGAATGATATTCGTTTCCCTCAGTTCCACACATTCTATGACAAAATGTTGGCTAATTTTTGGCGTGCAGAATCAGTTAAAATGAGCAAGGACGACCTTGACTATAAATCAGCACCTGAGAAAATTCGTAAAGCTTATAACTTAGGACTGGGTAACTTAACGGCAATTGACGTTGTACAGACCCGTATGGCAAACATTCTATCGTTAGCTATCACAGACCCTTCTATTAGCGCTTGTTACGCAGTAGCAGGACAACAAGAAGCAGTACATACCCAATCTTACTCGTACGCTTTACTGGACAAGCTAGACAAAGCAGAACAGAACCGTGTACTACGAGAAGCAGTTGCCGATCCTGTAGCACAAGAACGTAATAGTTTAGTAATCGCAGTCCTAGAAGAGATGGAAGATGCTTATAAGCTCTATACGTTCAACGAGATTACGGCTCAAGAGTTCTCTAAATACTTAGCACGAGGGCTAGTAGCGATGTCAGTACTAGAAGGAGTAAACTTCTACTCTACGTTTATGATGTTCTACTATATCCAACATCGTTATAGTATCCTAGATGGTACAGTAAGTATCATTCGTTACATCCATAAAGACGAGTTCCAACATACTTATCTGAATGGTCATACACACCGTGCTCTATTAACGGACTACAAGATGACTGAAGAGGAAGAAGCAGAACACATTGAGTGGGCTACTAACTTCATTAAAGAGAACGTTAAACGTGAGATTAACTACGGAATTGATTTATTCACTACAATTAACGTACGTCCTTCTGAAATTGAAACATATATTACTTGGTTAGGTAATGTACGTGCTCAATCACTAGGTCTACCGTTACCGTTCCCTGATGAGAAGTTCGCTGCTAATGAGAATCCGATCCCTTGGATGAAAGCATTTGATGATAGCCGTTTAGACGCAGGACAGAAGCAGGACTTCTTCGAGAAGACTGTAACTCAATACGAGCAATCAACAGCTGAGAACACAGAGATGAACCTAGCAGATTTATCTAAACTTCAGTTCTAAATTAGAGAAGAGGAAAATTCCTCTTCTTTTTTTTTTGTATAAGTTGTTGACTTATAGGAAACAATGATATAAGATAACGTTAACGATATAAGAGAGGGCGTGTTGATGATGAAACATGATATTGAGAAGTATGACAGAATAACGGTAACACAAGAAGACGTGGAGCGTTTATTTGCTTGGAGAGATAAGAACAAAGAGTTAGTTCGAAACTTTAGTCCAGTATTGGAAGAAGGTGTTATCATAAACTCTGTAACACCACTTGTAAGGTACGTGTTCAAGAAAGAGGGGGATAGATACCTATATAGTATCATTAACAAGTCCGATGACGTAGTATTGCACGCATTAATATGGGATTATACTACAGGTGAAGGTGTAACTGCCCACACAATACTGGATAACAGTCAAGCAAAAGACTACAACGAAACACTTATCTCCTTACATGCATCTTTAATGGCATACATGGAGCACTACCAAGATAACGAAGAGTATGTACGCAGACAGACGAACTCCGTTGTGGTAGGTCATAAGAAGCATAAGAAGTCCAAAAAGAAAACACCGATTAAGATACGTAGGAAGGTTTACTCACTTACAATTACAGAGGAGAGCTTAAACGAAGTTACACGATCCTACGAACGCCAAATTGATAAATGGACTGTAAGAGGTCATTGGAGAAAAACAAAGAATGGTCAAGTATGGATTAAACCTCATGTCAGAGGAGAAGGGAAAGAAGTTACACCAAAAGAATATAAGTTGTAAAAAAGTTGTTGACTAAAAGACAACCTACATGCTATAGTAAGTACAGAAGTTAAGAAAAGGAGATGTTACAAATGAAAATAAACGAAACAGTTTATGTGAATGGTAACTTAGAGTACGCATCTGAGGATGGTGCAATCTACGTAGTTATTGAACACGGTACAGGAGACATAATAGGTTTGGAGTATAATGACGCTACTGTCCACACTCTATACTCATTCATGTCAAAAGTAAAGTCTGCGTACAATAGACGTGCAACAAAACAAGCATTAGAAAATATATCAATAGGAGGAGAGTAACATGAGATACACGTTAAAGAAAGCTTTAGTTGCTAGTAGAACTTCAAGTAGTGGACGAGTTGGTACTCCGATTCTAGGGTACTCTTTGCTAGATAGCGAAACAGGAGAAGTGAGTATCTATAGTAAATATGACGCTTACCGATTCGTAAAGTACCACAAAGCTACAAACTGCGAAGCAAAGACACGTACGATGGTGGTAGACGGGGAAAGTGAAACAATCTATTACTTAAAACCAAATGACGGAACAAAAATGAACGAATATCTATTATCAGTAGAATAGGAGGAGAATAATATGGCTAAAAGACGTTGGAGTTGTGAAAATTGTGGGTACAACGAGATAGTTGATGCTCACGCAACATTTGTATTATGTCCTGAGTGCGACTCAATAAGATTCGACCACGGTAGTATCATCGAAGATTACGATAATCTAGCCGATCCTAACACTACGTTTGAGGACGAGTTCGGAGCAAGGTTGGTAGTGGTTAACGATATAGATGACGAAGGTGACATTAACATACTACCTTCGGATAATAACATGTTTTTTAGTAGAGAGAACGCTATTGCATTAGCAAAACATATTTTAAGAGTTTGTGGGGAGGAAGAATAATATGGTTGAGAAAGTTAAAAAATTAATTAGAGATTACGAGAGTGGTCAAACAAGATTGAATATTTACGACTTAGCTTTCATGTTAAAAGAAATCGCAGAAGATAAATTGAAGGAGGAAGAATAAAATGAATAAAGCAATGGCACTTAAAAAAATGCAAACTGTACTAGCGGAGATGACGTTCCCTTGGGTATCAGAAAGAACGATCCTATTACTACCTTATGGAAGCCGCTTGTATGGAACTGACACACTTGAGTCTGACTGGGACTTCAAAGGGGTGTGTATCCCTCCTAAAGATTTCTACTTAGGACTGAATACGTTTAATGAATTTAACAACACTGGTGGAAAGACATTTAAAAATACCAAAGAAGATGTAGATGTAAACATCCTACATATCAGTAAGTTCGTTAAGGACGCTATGCAAGGTGTACCTAACAATATCGAAATGCTATTTGCTAGACCTGAAGACTATATCAAAGTGACAGAACTTGGACAAGTCCTGCTAGATAACCGTCATTTATTCCTATCTAAACAAATCATGAGAAAATTTGGCGGGTATACTACATCCTTAGTGAACAAGCTGAAAAATGGTGCAGGGCGTACCGAACTAATTGAAGCACATGGATATGACACAAAGAATTTTATGCAAGGTGTTAGACTGTTAATCTCTGCAATCGAAATCTTAGAAACTGGTGATTACAGCACATACCGTACTGAGCAAGATTTCTTACTAGGTTGCCGAGGTGGAGATTACACGCTTAGACAAGCGCTAGGTGTCATCGAATACCATGAGGAAAGACTACAAGAAGCTTATGAGAAATCTGAGCTACCTGATAAACCTGATTATGATAAGGTTAACAACATGTTAATGGGGATCAATGAAGACGCACTAAAATTCGGTATCCACCAATGAACACGATGTACGTATGGGAAATACTATACAAACAAGGGGAGAAAGCAAAGTCGGTCACACTAAATGGGATTAATCCTATTAAAGTAGTAGAGACATTACAACGTATACAGTACGATAAAAGTATGAGGATAGTAGTTTACTGCGTGGATGCAGTAGGGCACATCAATAAATCGACTGGTGAGATTGTAACACTACCGCTAATGTTCGAAGGTAAGAAAGCAAAATATAGTACTAAGTAGAGCAGGTTTCCGCAACCTGTTCTTTTTTCTGTTTATGGTATAATTAAGGTAACGGTATACCAATCATTGTTGTGTCTGAAAATTCAGAATTGGAGAGATAAACATGGAATATACAAATTGGCAAGAAGAAATTGGACGAGGTGAAATCTAATGGCTAGAAAGAAATCATTAAATATCTTTAATACAGATAGAGCATACAATATTAACTTAACTACAGTACAAGAGGAAGGTAGTTTCATTAAAGTTACAAAATTGAACGAAGAAGAAATCGAACAAGAGATGGATCAGTTAAAAGAAGAATCGGTTCGATTTAATATGCGTAACGATAAAAGGTACCTCCTATTTAAACAGCGATACGCTAACGATACATTACACGAGAAGATTATTAATCACGGTGGCTACATTAAATATTACAGTGACGGTAGAGTGCCGATCCCTGTAATCAATCAGTTATCCAGTGTACCACAATCAGAAGTAATTTACTTATGTAAGAAAGAGCATACAATTGATGACGTATTGAATGTGCAACTAGCATCTATGGCAACGAGTGTCGTAGTAGATGTACCGATTGTACTTCCCGATATCAACGTGTACGATTATCTATTCTCGTTGTATCCACTACGCTATCATGTGGACAAGGTTAGAATTTCCTTCCCTCCTTTACGAGAAGATGAGATACAGGATCGACATAAAAAGTTCTACACACTTTATAATGGTATGTATCATCTCAAAGCAAAATACAAATACCAATGTTTCTGCTACCTACAGGAGCCACTATCAACATGGAAAATGAATATTTGGCTTACGTGTGATTCTCAGAAAGATAAGAAGATGGTAGAGGACTTAGTACTAAAAGATAATAAGCGTTTCAGACGTATGGAGAATCCTTTCGTAACGGAGGGAAACTAGTATGACGGTGAATAGAAAAGAGATTGCAAGACGTGCGGCCCACATCGGTAACTACGATATCGGTGGGACAGAAGAACTAACAAAGATAATCGAAGATGTTATCGTTAGTGCCCTAGCAAACGGGGAAAGTGTGAAGTTCGGTAAAGTATGTAAATGGGATATCGAGGAAGTACCTGAGAAGAGAGCATACGATGGTCTAAATAAAAAGTATTTTACTAGACCAGCGAAGCGCATACCGAAATACAAGCCACTAAAACGACTTACAGATATTGAGCTGCCAGTACAAAAGAAAGAGGAGTAACGATCCTCTTTTTTCTTTGTAATTTATTGTTGACTTATAGACAAAGTTACAGTAATATTATCTACAGATACAGAATACATTATTAAGTTGAGGAGGTAATCATGGACGAACTAAGAGTAGTAGAACTGTTTGCAGGATACGGTAGCCAATCAATGGCACTGAAACGAGCAAACATCAATTATAAAACTGTAGCGATTGCAGAGATTGATAAGGACGCACTGGTTTCTTATGAAGCAATCCACGGCAAACCAAATAACCTTGGAGACATTACCAAGGTAAGAGGAGAAGACGTTCCTGACCACGACTTCATGACGTATTCATTCCCTTGTACAGACATCTCTGTATCAGGTGCGATGAAAGGTCTATTGGAAGGTTCAGGTACAAGCTCTAGTACGTTATGGGATGTAAAGAGAGTAATAGAAGCGAAGAAACCTAGATTCCTAATGATGGAAAACGTAGACAACCTTGTTATCAAATTCATGGACGACTACCTACTATGGTTAAAGTACCTAGAATCACAAGGGTATGCTACATCGTGGAAAGTTATTGACGCATCTCCTTACGTACCACAAAGACGTAAACGTGTTATAGCAATCTCTCGATTAGATGGACAGGCATTCCCGTTCCCTGAAGACCCTACGGAGCGTACATATGATTTAATAGACGTGCTAGAGGAGTTCGATGATGCAGAAGCATTAGAGAGCTTTAAAGACCCTACAGTGCGAAGTGCTACAGTAGACCCTGTTACATATTATAACCCGAATTCAGATTACTATAAACTGCAACCTGAGAATAGTAGAGCATCATTCATTGGATACATAGGGAACCAACCGAAACAGGCTACACGAGTATATGAACCTATCACGGCTTCAACGTTGACTGCTAATGGTGGCGGCCAAGGTGGGAAGACAGGTCTGTATCACCTAGGTACGCATATCCGAAATCTTAGTCCGTTAGAAGCGTGGCGCATCATGGGTGTGAGTGACGAGGACTTCTACAAGGCAAAAGCAACAGGTATCAAGAAGACCCAACTACTACGTCAAGCAGGGAACTCTATCGTAGTTGATATCATGGTACCAATATTTGAAAAGCTCTTTAAAGATTATATGAAGGAGACAAAATAATATGACAAAGAAGAAACTAAAAGTACTAGAATTATTTGCTGGCACGAGGTCAGTAGGTAAAGCATTCGAAGCACAGGGACACGAGGTATATAGTGTTGAGTGGGATCAGAAACATCCAGGAATCCATTGGTACGCAGATATATCGAAAATCACTGCACAGGAAATCATCGAACGCTTTGGTAAACCTGATATCATTTGGGCTAGTCCTGATTGTACAAGCTACTCAGTAGCAGGTATCTCGCATCACCGTAGAAAGGATGACGATGGTAACTTACGTCCTATTAGTGAGTATGCCCAATTCTGCGACACTACAAACCAACACGTAGTAGATTTAATTCGAGAACTTCAACCGAAGTACTACTTCATTGAGAATCCTCGTGGTGGAATGAGAAAGATGAACTTCATGCAGGATGACGCATTACCGAATGGTGGTAAACGTTACACAGTTACATATTGCCAGTACGGGGACACTCGTATGAAGCCAACTGACTTATGGACTAACCATCCTGAGCCGAAGTTTAAAGAGCCTTGTAAAAATGGTATGCCTTGTCACGTAGCTGCCCCTCGTGGAAGCGCAACAGGTACACAAGGTATAAAAGGGTCTGTAGACCGTTCACGCATCCCTGAGGAGCTATGCAACCACGTAGCGAAGATTTCTGAAGAGTAAAAGATTGAGAGGTGTAACAACCTCTCTTTTTTTGTGTCTATTATCTTGTTGACTTATAGTGTATGATATAGTACTATTATAGAAGATTATATGGAGGAGGAGAGGACATTATGCCAAAGTTTTTGCAACTTGTTTTATGTGGATTACTTTTAGCAGGAGGGACAGACGACTGGATTAAAGATAGTATCCCGTCCGCCGTGTTCTTCTATGTTGTAGGTATAGGGCTACTGATTCATTTGTTTTTCCGATTCCTAGATGAACAGTACTAATAAGGAGGACGTAACTTGAAAGCATTATTTCTACAAGAGTTTGTAAGAGAAAGTCACATGCAACGACAGAATGATGGATCGTTTAAAAACATATTCCTCCAAACTAACGGAGGAAAGCTGCTAAAGAAACTAATCCATGAAGGGTTAGAGCTAACGAAGAATGACTACTACATCGACTATGCGTTCTTCAAAGTACCTGAGGTTATTACTCGGGATAATCGAGATAGAGCCATTAAGTACAAACCACCAACTGCAAAAGAATCGAAACCTGAATACGAGAACTTATACAAACGTATCGTACAGGACAAGCCTGACATTATCATTCCTTCAGGTAAACTTGGGTGTAAAGCTCTACTGAATGTAGCAGAGATTTCTAAGCTACGAGGAGTACCACAACAAGTTACAATCACTGCAAATATTGAAATGTTTGATGAGAGCGCAGTTGTTGAAGGTGTAGATAACTCAGGTTGGATTACAGAAACGTATACACATACATGTTGGGTTATGCCTATATACAGTATGGAATACATGCTTGTTAATCCGAAGATTCAGAACTTAGTAGAAGCAGACTTCGGTACATTGAAGAAGTACGTAGAGCAAGGTGACAACGCATTTATTGCGAAGGATGTAAAGTACGAAGATGTTACAACTATTGAACGTGTACGAGAAATCTTCACCAAGATAGTAAAAGAAGCTCCTATCGTAGCGTGGGATTTAGAGACCAATACGTTAGAAGCCGATAAAGCAGGTTCTAAACCACTAGTAATCTCTCTTTGTTGGAAAGAGGGTACAGGTGTAACCATTCCGTTAGAACATAAGGACTGGACATGGCTTCCTGGTCACTTAGCTGAGATTTACAACTACATAAAAGAATTTGTTGCCGATCCGAAGATTGTTAAAGTCGGACACAACATCAAGTTCGATATCAGGTTCCTACGCTTATCTAGAGGGTTTACAGAGTTCAATAACCATCGTGATACAAAAACAATGTACTACCTACTTGTAAACCAGGATGTAAAAGGTTCATTACGTCTATCCGACTTAACATTCGAATTTACAGATATGGGTGGATATGATAGAGCGCTAGAGGACTTTAAAAAGGATTACAAAGAGAACTACAAGAAGAACGAGAAAGAACGTATTGCAAAACTAAAAGAAGAATTTAAAGCGCAATGTGCAAAAGAAAGAGCAGAAGTACAACAGCAAGTGAAGGACGCAAAAGCAGAATTACGTTTACTCAAGAAGGAATCTCCAACGACTGAAATTCTTAATAGAATAACAGAGTTACAGGAGATTGCACAACGTAAGTATGTGAAACCTTCGATGCCTGACTTTGGGACCGCAGGTTCACCAGTCAATCCTGTAGACGGATCGGACTTCTGTTATGAGTGGATTCCACTATTCGAAATGCTTTCTCCGTACGCTAGTGGTGACGTAGACGTGTGTTTACGTATCTATAACCAACTAGACCAAAGATGTCAGCAAAAAGGCTTAGAGCACATTAGAGAGCTTTATACGAATCATTATCCACAACTATCTGCAACACTTGCTAAAATCGAAGCAACGGGAATCAAGTTAAACATCCCGTACGTACAAGCACTAGCAGATGCGTACCAAAAGGAAGAGGATCGTTTAACGGCAATCATCCGTAAGTTCCCTGAAGTAAAGCAAATGGAAGACGAACATCGCCAGCTTTACCAAATGGGATTAAACGAACTTGCAAAGCCTGTAGCTGAGAGAGACAAGAAGATAGCGGCCTTACGTGATAAGTACAAGGACAAGCTAGAGTTTAACGCAAACTCTCCTGACGACAAGAAAGAGGTACTGTACAAGATTACAGGCATTCGACTACCGTTCGATAAAGAGCGTCTAGTAGACTCTGTATTCGAGAAGGGACTAAAAGAGGAAGAGATTGAATGGTGCCATTACAAAACGAATACTGCGAACTTGGAGTACATCGCCAAGGAGTATCCTGAGTACAAGGAACTAGCAGAAGTTATGATCCATCACTCACTCGTTAAAACACGTAAGCAAAGTTTCACGTACAAGTTCCTTAGTATGGTAGATATGAACGATATCTTGCACGGTACGTTCAACCCTGAAGGTACAGAAACATCTCGTCTATCGTCAAAAGACCCGAACTGTCAGAACTTCCCTCGTAAGACGGAAGATGTAACACGGTTCGACTATCAGCACCCTATTAAACGAATGTTCGTAAGTAGATTCACAAACGGAGCACTACTACAACTCGATTACTCTTCACTTGAATCTCGTATCATGGCTTTAATTGCATACGATGAGGAAATGATTGAAGCGTTCTTAACGAAGAAGGATGTACATACGCACACTGCTTCACTGGTATTCAAAAAGGCAGAAGAAGATGTAACAGGTGATGAACGTACGGCCGCTAAACGGGTAACATTCGGACTAGCGTACGGAGAAGCACCATTCTCGTTCGCACCTAAATACAACATGACAATCCAAGAAGCAGAGAAACTATTTGATGACTACTTCAAGAACAAACCGAAGATTAAAACGTACATTGATGAAACGAAAGAGAAAGCTAGACAGACGGGTTATATCTCTTGTATGCAAGGTTTCACTCGTAACTTACGAGATGTGTATTCGCAAGATAAACAGAAACGTAATGGTGCGTTACGTCAGTCTGTAAATACACAGGTACAGGGATCGGGTGCATTCTTAACGAATAACTCATTAATCTACATCAACAACATTATTGAGAAGCAGGGACTACGTTCTCGTATCGTTCTAACTGTACACGATAGTATTGTTATAGATTGTCCACCCGAAGAAATTCACATCATGGCTCACATCGGTAAAACAGTAATGGAGAACTTACCGATCCCTTGGTTACACATCGAGTGGAAAGGTGAAACAATTCGATTCCCTATTACGGCAGATGTGGAGATTGGTACAACATACAACGATATGGTTAACTACGATAAGGACGAACTAAACACGTTCCAAAAAGTAGAGAACTACTGTAAGTATCATATGGACTTAAAGAGCGTGAAGCATTACAAAGAGTCAGGTATCATCACAGAAGAGAAAGCAAAAGAGCTAAAGGCTACGATTGAATCCAAAAAACAAGCGTACCAAACGGCTGTATAATTTCTGTAACTTTTTGTTGACACACAGAATAGGATAGTGTAATATACTAAGAGAAGAGACAAGCAGTTTCTTCTCTTTAGTTTAAAGGATAGAGGTGAGAGTATGTGCTAGATGTTAAAGTTGACAGCATAGATTTTCAGGAGCTTAGAATCATTGATGAAAACGGAGAGTATATCATGTTCGACATGCGAGAAGAGTTAAAGGTGAATGAAGCCAACCTTCTCCAAGAAATGTTACATCAACCTTCGAAGTACATCTATTGGTCTTCTATTCTTGAAAAAATCAAATTCTTCCAAGAGAAGACAGAAATGCAGTTAGAGCTTGTTGTTGCAAAGTTTGATTCCGAAGCACGAGAGGAAATCAAGAAGAACGGGGACAAGCCTACAAAGGATAGCGTAGATGCTTACATAAAACAAAAGCAAGAATACGTAACTGCAAGAGAGCAATGTCACTATTACGAGTACATTGCAGGAAGACTTGCACGGATCGTAAAAGCATTTGAACAACGTAAAGATATGTTACAGTCTTATGGTAAGCAAATTGCCGAGGATAAAACATATGGAGCAGGTGCAGGTTCTCGTATTGAGCAGACACAGTTTCCTGTACCAACACAACAAACGCAGTATTGGGGAGGTCATCAATAATGTTAGAAGGAATTAAAAAAGCGTTCACGGCTACTTCATATGAATCTGAGCAAGCACCTGTAGAAGTTAACCCAATTGACGATGCAGTAGCTGCTAAACTAGGTTATAAAGTAGCAGAAGGGCAATACAAAGAGTTACAGATTGATTTAGAGACTGGTGACGTATTCGTACTTGACGAATTACTTGTCGCTACACCACCTGAGTTCTCAAAGGATATTTTCCTAGTAAACTTAATGGCAGACTATGCGAACGCTAACGGAATACAACTTCCGAAGTGGACGAATGAACCATTAAAGATTGCAAAAGCCGTAGCAGATTGGGAACCACAAAATTAAAAAAAAATAGTCTCTAACTCATAAAAAATGATAGACATATGATATAATATATGTTAGACTGTTTATAGAGTTAAAAATTAAGAGATAACTAGGAGGAATTAATAGTATGTCATTTGCTGATATCATTAACCAAGAACACAAGAACTTAGAACAAAATAGCGGTAACGACAAAGTTGAGTACCCGAAAACGAAACAGAAGCGTTTATTCTTTGAACAGAACCAACGTGAGGTAATTATCCAAGTGTTACCTGATGCTGCTATGGTAGGTCACTTCTTCGTTCCGATCCGTAAAGTATACTTAACTGCTAAAAGCTCTAGTGGTAAAGATGTTAACTCTAACTTCGTGTTAGACGCTGATCCTAACCCAGGTTCATTGTTAGAGCAAAAGATTACTGAGTGGGCAGGATTGGGTATTATCCCTAACGGTTACGGTGGACAAGCATCACCAAGACGTACATACCTAGTAAACGCAGTACGCATCATTCAAGACCCTGTATCACAACAATGGGTACAAGAACGAGATGCAAATGGTCAGTTAGCAACACGAGTATTCGAAATGACACAATCTGCTTTCGCTAACTATGCAGAGAAGTTAAAAAATCCGTTATTAAACACGACAGGTTCAGGAATGTCATTCATGGACATTAACCGTCCAAACCCAATCCAAATTACTAAGCCTGAGAGAAACAGTAACTCTAAGGAGTACAAGGTAGATGTGTACAGTAGCATCGTCTTACCTCCATTAGGTGCAGGTTGGGAAAATACATTAGAGGACTTACAAGCACAAGCAGTTCCTACAGAGCGCTTAGTTAATGGTGATAAATGGGTACAAGCTTTCATCGACATGAAAGAAGGTCGTAAGCCAAACCAAGGTAATGCAGGAGCACAACCAACTGCACCACAACCTACATCTAATCCATTCGGATCGTTCCCTGGTCAAACTGGACAACCAGTAGCGCCACAACAACCAATGGGACAACCTGTAGGGCAACCGATGGGACAACCTGCTCCAATGCCAGGGTATCCTGCACAACCAACGGCTCCAATGCCTACATACCAACCACAGGGACAACCAGCGCCAATGCCTAGTTACACGGCACCTGCACCCCAACCTGTAGCACCTGTACAACCAGTGATTACAATGCCTACGGGAATGGATGCAGGAGCAGGAGAACCTGACCCATTCAATATCGGTGTAGAAACTGACTTATCTCAGAATAACGGACTTGGAGCACAGCCTACTCAACCAGTAGCGCCAACGGCACCAACGACACCTGCACCTACATATACGGCACCTGCAACACCTGCACCAACTGGTGAGCCAACGATTCCTGCACCATCACACGCAACTGGTGGAATGCCTAACATCGAAGACTTGTTAAAGACTGAGTTAGGTGCTCAGTAATACAGTAAAAGAATAGTAGATTCCAAGTTACCTAGCCATCCTGTGGCTAGGTTGACTTAGGTTATATAATCATTATTGACTAGGGGGCAACAACAAATGGAAGAAGTTAAAATGACAAAAGAAATGGTAAAGGTAGAACACGATTTATTAACAGAACGAGTTACAAAGGTATATCGTGAAAAGGAATCAAGTTTCCACGCACCACACTTATTCACTGTAACATCTGCTGAGGACGACAAAACATTAGCAGTTATCCACTTCCAAGAGGGCGCATTAAACGTTGCAGGAGTTAACGGAGTAATGAATGAAGACTTACTAGTTATGATCCTAACTCGATTACAAGGCTTCCAAAATAGTGAGTTTGCTTGTAAAGAGAATGCAATGGCAATTACGAAGATTGAAGAAGCGTTACTATGGTTACGTAAACGTACAATGGGACGAGAGAAACGTGGCGTACTAGGAACACACACGAAGTAGTTACAGCCTTCAATACATAACGGTTAAAGAATTACATATACATATTAGGAGGAAATATACATATGGCAAAAGCAAAAACAAAGAAAGCACCTGCAAGCGTGGATTTAGACTTATCGGCTTTAAATTTAAGTGGCGGCCTAGTCTTACTGAGAGATTCAGATTATGCGAAGGTATTTGACAGACTTCCTCTATTCTTACCGAAGATTGATAAAATCCTAGGTGGCGGCCTACCGTTCGGACGAATGATTGAGGTTGCAGGAGTACCATCGGGTGGTAAATCAACTTTCACTCACCACGTAATGCGTGTAGCGACTGCTCTAGGTTGCATTTGCGTATTGATTGACGTAGAGGGTACGTCAGATAATGAACGTTTATCTTCGCTAGGTATTGACACAAGTAAAGTATTAGTGAAGCAACCTGATCCTGATAAAGGTACTGCACTAACGGTTGAAGAGGTTGGACAGACAGTAGAAGAAACGTTAAAACTATTCGGAGAGAAATATCCTCACGTACCTGTAGTGTACGTATGGGACTCTGTAGGTTCTACACCTTCTATGGTAGAGTTAGAGAAAGACTTTGGTGAACAGAACGTTGGGGCTAGAGCTAAGGCTATCACACAGTTCGTAACAAAGGTTACACCAATGGTATCTCAATCTAAATCACTGTTTATCGGTATCAACCAAGTACGTGACGATATCGGTGGAAATCCAATGTTCAAAACATACAAGGTTCCAGGTGGTAAAGCATGGGAGCACGCTGCTACACTTCGATTAGAGATTAAAAAGAAATCTTCTATCTTCAAAGGATCAGGAGCTAACAAGGAACGTCTAGGACATATCATGGGTGTTAAAACTCAGAAGTCTAAAGTATCTCGACCATTCCAAGAAGCAGACGGGACGTTACTAGCAGATACAGGTATCGACTACGAGTACAACCTAGCTAAAATGGCAGAGGATGTGAAAGTCCTAGGTACAACTGGTCAAAGCTATGAGTACATTGATGCTTTAGGAGTTAACTACAAACAGAAGAAAGAGAACTTCATCGAGTGGTTACGTGACGAAGGTAGTCATGTCCGCCAAGAACTACTAAACAAGTTGATTCAAGTAGAGTTCCCTGAAGGGTACACTGCATTGAAGAATGAAACATTAGATATCTCAGGTTGGATTGACCAAGTAGTTCCAGTGGTATCTCCTGAATTTTCGCAATCTTCCGATAATTCAGACAATATCGAGGACTTACTAGCAAAAGAAGCAGAAGACATTTTAAAAGGTTAGGGGGGATTTCCCTCTAACCGTATTATTATAAGGAGGGTTTAGCTTGTATAAGGACACATATGGAGACGTAGTAGCGAACACATTGCAACACTATAGAGAGAGAACACAAAGTAACGATACTGTATCACCGACACCGTACAAAGATATTAAAGGTATGTTACAGAAGACGATGGAAGAAGGAAAACGTGTATTACTGGATATCAAAGATTCCTACAATACACAAACTGTAGTTGTCCGTTTTGAGAAGGTCTACGATAGATGGGCAATGGGGACTGCGACTTGTTATTTTGAAGGTGAAGAAGTGAAAGTCCCATACACGATCCACTATTCCGACATCCTATGCAAGCATATAAACATCAAGGTGATTATAGAGGGGGCTAATCCTTTTGCCTAGAAATGTCGAGAAAGAGCAAGAACAAATTTGGAACGGTAATCGGTTTATGGTAAGTACAGAAGAGACAACAGGAGTATTTATACGAGACGTAGATAAATTGTTCCATCAATACAGAAACTTACGAATGAGTGTCTATAACACGTACAAGGGTTATCTATCTGCCGACCCTGTAACACAAGACGAACTTCGTAGCTACATTGATGAACAATTTATACGTCTTGTCAAGGAGTATGACATTGGTTCGGATGTGGATTTTCCTGGATACATCAAGATTAAGTTACACTCTAGAGTAAAGAACTCATTCATCAAATCAGTATTCCGAGATAAACAACGAGTATTTGTAACAAAGAACTCGTTTGACGTGTCTAACCTCATCGAGCAGAACCCTTGTAACGATGAGGAGCTAGACTACTATGTTGTACTTGAATACGCTATTGGAGGGTTTAACCTCACTCATATCGAAAAGGAAGTGTTATACTACTTACTACAAGAACTAACAGACCCTCAGATTGAAAGAGAGATTCGAGAACTACATCCAAGAGAGCGTTTAAGCTCTGCTACGATCCGTGAAATCATCAAGGATATGCAAGATATCCTAAAAACAAAGTTGCAAGAATCGTTAAAAAACTAAGTAGTTACTGTTATATTAATAGGAGAACTATTAAGTGAAAGGATGATAATAATGGAAGACAATAAACAACAAGTATTTGTGCCTGTAGAGGTGCCAAAGGTTGAGCCAATGATGATTGTGCGTTTACTTGTGTTCGTACTTGCATTAGTGAATGCAGTTGGAGCTATGTTCGGTTACGACTTGAACCTGTCAGTGGACCAGCAAAACGTGTATGATATCGTATCTGCATTGTTCTTACTGGGATCAGGATTCCACGTAGCATGGAAGAACAACAACATCTCGAAGACCTCTCGTGTGAAAGCACATGTCGGAGAGCAAGTAACAGTTGATACGAAAGGGGAACAGAAATAATGGCTAAATTAGCAGATGTACTAAAGCAAGCAACAGTAACTTTAAAAGTAGGTGACTACTTAGCAGCGTTCACTCGTCCTGAAGGTTACGTTCCTTCTATTAAAGGGACAACTTCACTTCACACTGGAAAATACCTATTCAAAATCGTAGGTGTTGGTACAGCAGAAGGTGACGGATCGTACAAGAAAATGAACATCGTACCTGTAGTACATAAAGCAGACCAAAAAGGATACGAAGACAAGTTAAAAAGTCCAATCGTAATCGTGGAACCGTTAAAAGTGACACACGCAACTGGCCGCAATGACAATGAGTACAAGGACGTTTACCACGGTAACTCGTTCCACACTCACACAGTGAAAGCAGGAGAAGAAGGACGTTCAGCGTTACTTGCATTCCTTGAGTTCACGAAAACTGAATATTCATTAACTGTGAATGACTTCATGGTTGGTGGAGAAGAACTTATCGCAGGTGCGTAAGGTGGAATACAAGAGGGAGCAGAGATGCTTCCTTTTTTTTTATGCAAAAAACTACTAAATTATGCTAGTTTTTTGTTGACTGTTACGAAACATGATGATAGAATGATAGTACAGTTGTTATACACTGTACATTTTTATAGGATACAAGGAGGGATTGAATGTTCAATAAACAAGACGGAGAGACCCCCACACGGTTGAAATTGTTCGTGTCGCCAACGTTCGAAGGTGTAACTAGTGTAGCAGTTATAGAGGAGATTTTACAAGACGATATAGTTCTCGAAACTGTATTCACAAACACACTGGATTTTAGGGAACACGAAAAATTTAAAGACGCAGACATGATACTTGTGTTAGGATTAGCATACCGAGGGTACACGCTGCCCACGGAATTTTTCATTAACGCAGACGTACCGTTTGTGGATTTCGTTCATATCAGTACATACGGAAATGCGATTGAAGGTAAACATATCATATCGTTCGTAGACGAACACACCGATCCAATTAAAGTGTTGTACAACATACTGACAAATATGTCAAGTTCCTTAAATTTATCAAAGTACGTGAAACTTACCGATAAAGCGATGTATATGGTAGAAGCAGTTAACTCCTACCGTACATGGACGTGGGAAGGTAACAACACGACACGTATGTTACTAGCGCTATATCACGCTAGTTATAAGCGTCTTCCTAAGCTCCTACACGGGCTTTCATTGCAGGAGGTAGTAAAAGCTAACGCACCTGTTATTAAAGGTCAGTTGGAGAAGCTAGAGGATTATATAGAGAGAAAGAGCCAACAGGTTCAATCACGTCAGGTTACAATTGACGGACAAGAATGCGTTATGAAACTTGTGTACGCAGAAGAATACATAAATGAGCTTGCGAACGATATCCTTCACCAAGAAGACATAGCGGTACCAGTTATCGTATGTGTAGGGAGAACCACAAAATCGAATGATATTTTTTCTGTACGGACTAAAGGGGTCAATGCAGGAAGAGTGGCAGAAGTGATTAATGGTGGGGGAGGTAAGGAGAACGTAGCTACATTCTTCTCCTCACTGGGGTATGCAACACTTATGGCAAATGCAACCGTAACCAGTATAAATAATGGTGCGTTGTAGATATCACAACTTAGTAGTGTGATATAATAAAATTCGGAGGGGATTTTTTACATGATTAAAGCAAAGGCATTCGAGAAATGGATGGACACAAGTGGTCTTGTTTCCGATCCTGAATTTGGTAAACTTACTGACTTGCTTAGTAAACTACCAGTTGTTGATACAGGAAGCAGTGGAGGACTAATCTTCGCATCCGAGACAACGGTATATGCGACAGCAGACGAGCAGTACTTACGATTAACATACCAAGTACGAACACCTAAAACACCGATAGGGATAAAATACACTTACTACTTTGGTCAAGCCTAATAATTACATGGAGTGAGTAATTTTGGCTAAAGAGAAATTAACGGTTCAAGAACAAGAATTAATTAAACAAGAGACAGGCGCATATGTGGTAGTTATGGGTTACTTAAAACGAGAACGTGGACAAGTAGCCCCGTCTGTTTTCAACAAGATTATTGTCGAACTGGGTTATGATAAAGTAAAGAAGAACGATTTAATTGCAGTAGCACAAAAGATTGAGAAGAATGACGTGTTAGCAAGTCTGTATAAGAAGTCTTACTTAGGTGAGATTACAATAGATGATATTCCACACGCTTACGAAGAGGAGTCGGAAGTGAAAGAGGAAAACATATTCTCCTATGTAACGAACTACTTAATGGACAAAGAGGACAACACTGCTAAACTACGAGAATACAGAAAATTACAAAAAGACGGAACTCTTATGGCTCTACTAATGAAAGACTTGAAGAAGCATTTAGTAGAGGAGTTAAAAGGTCTACCTCGTGCGAAGTACTTAACGTCAACACCGTACACACCTGTAAAAGGGGATAAGACGTTAATCCTAGCACTATCAGACTGGCATGTAGGATTTATCAGTCACGATATGCACACAGGAGACTACAATTTCGAAAGACTGCAAACGTCTATTCAAGAGATTGTATCGTACACGATCCGTACAGTGCAAGAGAGAGACATTAAAGAAGTTCACGTGCTGTTCTTAGGAGATTTAGTAGAAAACTTTGCAATGCGTTCTACACAGTCATTCGATTTAGAGTTTACCTTCGCAGAACAAATCGCAAAAGGGCAACAGTTACTAATAGATGTACTACTTACTCTTTCTAAATTTGTTCCAGTTACATTCAGTATGGTAGCAGGGAACCATGACCGATTCGAGACTGACAAGAAAACTGCTATCTTTAACAACTCTGTGGCATACACTGTATTAGAGAACCTAATCATGTTACAAGAGAAGATGGGGCAGCTTCCTAACGTTACGATTACGGACAATCGAAAAGACGTGTACCGATTCGATGTAGATATCGCAGGTCAAGGTATCGCAGGTGCTCACGGAGACCACTTAGCAAAGTCTAGTGAAAAGATTCCTGCATTCATGACGCATGGTAGAAAAGTAGATATCCTGTTTACAGGACACTTACATAACTTTAGAATTGCACAGGAGAGCTTTACACGATTACATCTTCAAGTAGGCTCTACTATTGGAGAAAACTCATACTCTCGTCAAGGTAACTATCCGACAACAACACCGTCACAACAAATTGTTATTTTGACTGAAGGTTCTAAAATACCTGAACTGATCCCGTTGTGGTTAGGTACAGACGGAAAGTTACTATAGGGAGGAAAAGAAAATGACTGCATATGAGATTGTATTAGTTACACTGTACATGGTGGTAGCTGTAACATTCGTTACGAATAACATTCAGCTATATAAAGAGTCTGCTAGACTGAAAGAGATGGGACAAACCCCTCTAACGGGTCGCAACCTATCCGTAGTGATTGTGGCATTCGTTGCCGAGATGTTGACCGTAGCAGGAATTATGTGGTGCTTCCAAGCGCTAGATACCCCTGTAAACTCTTGGACTGTATCCTGTATGTTTATTGTAGGTTACTTACTACGTAACGTAGGCTCCTACTCTTCTGCGTGGTTACTGTGGACTGTATTCGTTCGGATCGACAAAGGCAAAATGAAACACGAAGTGGAAAAAGAAGTTAGTGGTGGGAAGGCTCTGTAATAGAGTCTTTCTTTTTTTTTATTTTTTTTTATAAATGTTGTTGACTTTAGGAAAACATGTATGGTAAATTAAGTACAAGAGATAACGAACAACATATCGAGGAGGAAACGAAATGAGCTTATCAAAAGCAGAATTAATCAAAATGTTACAAGAGGATAAATCACCAATGGGTATACCAGTTCAGGTATGTCTAGCTTGCACAAACAATGATGAGAATGTGATTAGCTTATCAGTTACACATATCGGATATAGCAAAGATTTCGGATGTTTGTTTATCGAAGGTACTTACGAGGAGGATGAATTTTAAAATGAAACGATGGATATATGAAGTAACGTATACAATGAAAACTTGCCCAATGCTAACGCTTAGATTGGATGACTTGTACGAAGACAGGAGCATAGCAGAGTTCGAAGCAGAAAAGTTAAAGAGAGAACTAGAAGGAGAGTACGCAGTAATTGATGTACGACCTAGAAAGTTGGTGCTACGATGATTCTACACCTACAATTGTGGTGGGCCGCAGATGGAACAGAAGATTACGGGCAAGCAATTCGGTGGCTCTATCTTTACGGTGTTATAAGTGAAGCACGAATGAAAAAATTAGATAGTAGAAACTATAAGAAGTGGAATAAGCGCAATAGTAAATCGTTCGATGACTATTTAAAAGTAGCGAGAGTATAAACTATAATAAAGGGAGATGTTTTACATGAAATTAGATTACGGATCAGGAAGACAACCAAAGCAAGGATTCAAGTCATCGGACTTTATCGGTACACCGTGTTACGACTTCTACATCAAGGATTACAGAGTACTAGACTTAGCAGATAATACGTGCGATGTTATTCATTGCCGTAACGTGATTCACCACATTCCAAAGGAAGACTTACCGATCCTATTCGGAGAGTTCAAGCGTTTATTAAAGCCAGGTGGACAATTAATCATCTCAGAGCCACGAGAAGAGTTCCACGAACAAAACTTATTGCTGGACCTTATTTGGTACCGTTGGGTGAACTACGATACAAACATTATGATTCCTTACGAGTATGTAAACTATAAGAAGTATCTAACGGACTTCACGCTGCTTGATACAGTGGATGAGTATAACAACGAGATTCTTACATACGTAGTAAATAAACCAGTACAAAAAATTACACGTAGAACAGGAGTGTTAGTATGGTCATCGAACTCAAAACGATCTCTTATTACGAACTAGAAGATATCATGAACGAAATGGAAGCAAGAGGGTTTATGTCTAAGCGTAAGTTTTGGCAGGACTATGCAACTGAATTTGGTGTTAACCGAGGTGCGATAGCGTGGTTTGGTTTCGACTACTACGAGTACACGGATAAAGCAGAGATATACGATATATACTTTGCAGAAGTTAAACGTATGTTAGGATTACCTGAGAAGACTAGTGGTATTATAGTTAAAACGGATTGGTAGAAAATAATTTTAATAAAGTTGTTGACTTATAGAAAACAACATGGTAAATTAAGTACATGAGATATCAAACAAATTATCGAAGGAGATGTTAATTATGAATACAACAACATTAAATACGGATCAGTTACAAGTGGTATGGGAGCAACTAGACGGAGCGTGTGAAGCTCTAGAACGTTTACAGGAGAATGGTATTAGCACAGGAATGGTAGACTTCTCTTCCGTAGTAGCGTTAAAGAATGAAGTAGAAGAGTTAATGCAAAAACAAGGTAAGGCACTTTCATTTAAAGACATCGTAGAAACAAATAAAATCCCGTTCAACTTAGAAGCAGTAAAGCGTGAGCTAAGGGAAGTAATAGACGGGAAGTTCATGGTACGGCAGTACAAAGGGTACAGAGGGTTAGATAGACAAGGAATCCATACTTACTATGTTTACTTCGATACTCCGACACCTCGAAACAAAGACGGTATAACGGTAACATTGGAAGCACTTGGTTTAGAACCAACGAAAATGCGTGTTACTAGTGGATCGTACGGATATATAATCTCATTTAAAGTGAAAGAGGAGGGCAAGTAAGATGATTAACAGAGAAAAAATTGCAGTTGCCGCAAAATTACTAGAGCTAGTTGTGAACCACAAAGATACGCAAAGCGTGGAAGGTCATATAGAGATGTTTGAGAATTGCAGAGAGCAGGGTTATAGAATCTGCTTACACACGTTTGGTGGGGATAGAGTAAAAACAATCGCATTCAGTGAGCACCGTAGTAGCGATGATATTGTAGTGTATCACAGTATGGATCATGAGGAGTACGCATTCGGATACTCTGAAAAGTTTTGGGAGAGTTCGAAGCACTTCAGATACAACGACTACGAAGGCGCTACTGAGTACATTATAGACTTACTTAACTACAGAGAAGGAGCAGAGGGCTAATATGGGTGATTTAGCAGATGACGCAGTAGAGTGGGCAATGAGAGAGTACTATGATTTTAGAGAAGCGAGGAAGGAGGAAGTGTATGCTTGGAAAGACCGAGCTACACGCCTCCTCTCTACTAAAGACGATGGACAAGTAGTAGAGGAAGTTGAGAAAGTGTTAAAGCGTGGTTCGTACAACAAAGAGTATCTAGACCAGCAACTATCAATGATAGCTTACTATATGATGTATAGAAGATTAACAGAGAAACAAAAGTGGGCAATGTGTTTGTTCGCTACAGAATACGAATAAAAAAGTTGTTGACTTAAAGACAACATCATGGTAAATTAGGTACATAAGATAATTACTAACATATCAGGAGGAATTAGAAATGGATAAATTCGGGAACCGCATGAAAGGTTATGAAAATGCTTATAGAATAAAGTTACCACAGAGAATGCCAGTAATCGTGCGTATTGATGGTAAGGCGTTCCACACTTATACAAAAGGTATGAACCGACCATTCGATTCAACACTAGCATACGCAATGTGGGAAACTTGTAAATACTTAGTGAAGAACGTTATGGGTTGTAAACTAGCATACACACAGTCTGACGAAATTAGTCTACTAATCACAAACTATGAAAAGCTAACAACTCAATCATGGTTCGATAATAACCTACAGAAGATCGTTTCAGTGGCCGCATCGCTCGCTACAGCGAAGTTTAACGAGGTTATGAGGGAAACATACCCTGAGAAGGAACTAGCTCTATTTGACGCTAGAGCGTGGGTCTTACCACAAGATGAGGTAAACAACTACTTCTTATGGAGACAACAGGACGCTACAAAGAATAGTATCTCAATGGTAGCACAAGCAAACTTCCCACACAAATCTCTGCAAGGTCTAAATGGAAGACAGTTACAGGATAAGTTAATGCTAGAAAGAGATGTTAACTGGAATGACTTACCTGTATGGCAGAAACGTGGAGTATGTATCGTAAAAGAAATCTACACAAAGAACGGAGCATTACGATCCCGTTGTGCAGTAGATGAGAGCACGCCAGTATTCTCACAAGATACGGATTATATTAATGGGTTAGTATACCCAACTAAGGAGGAGAAGTAAGATGGAAAAAGATACAATTTACGCATTTGTATTCACATTAAAAGGTGACGTAGTAGGAACGAAGTCTTGGTTCTATGACAGTGAGAAGGAAGCAGCGTTATCGGCTAAATCGGCAATGCCTACATACAAAGCAGATGAGGTATCTATCCATCGCTTTGACGAGGGAACAGGGGAGTTCTTAAAGAATAGTGTTGTTCGCCAACGAAACGATATCAAATGGAAAGAGGTATATAACGCTCAGAATATGTTCGGTAAGGCATTTCACTACTGCCAAGAGGTTGCTGAAAACGTAGGGTATAAGTATCTCTTATTCAATGGAGTAGTGTACAGTGTCAACGGGACACTTAATCAAGGACTTTGTGAAGAGAAAGATTTAATCGTCTAAGGAGGGACAAGCTATGAATCTATACCGACAAATTACTGCCCAAGAGTTACGAGATGAGATTTCCGTAATGTATAGTCACGCCTTGATACGAGACGAGAAAGACCAAGAGGAGGTACTGCACGCTATTAAAATGATGAGTCGTAGGGAAGCGAAGCAAGCGATCCGAAAGTACTTCAAAGGTGATGTCGGATGTGCTGTCTTCTATAACAGAATTAAGAAGCTTTACTTCGCTCTAGAATGGGTTCAATCAGGTACCCCAGTTTACACAGATTTAATGAGGGAGGATGATTAAAATGGGTTGGAGAAAGAAATTAGGTACAGGTGTTATAGTGGACGAGCAGGTGGACGAGTACTTAAAGGGTAACGGTTTCTACGAATCAACGTTAAATCCTCGATTCCTGAATGACTGGTCGTTTGTAGACCACATTAAGGAACACGGAGCACCTTGCTTACGACTAGATACTACGGATCGTGACCGTGGTAATCCTGAATACACTCTACGTGTATTCGTAGCAGCCAATGAGCTATATATGGAAGTACAAACAAGTTGGGGTAGCCTTGACAGGTCGTATCATGTTCATGCACAATATGGTATTACGATGGATAATATTGACGAGCTTATGGACGAATTAATTGATTACTAGGAGGAGATAACATGCACAAGAGTAAACTGAATATCTCGGACACATTGCGATCCGAGATTAAACAACAAGAAACTACAACACGAAAACTAGCGTCTGACGTTGGGTTACACCAACCACAGATCAGTAAGGTACTAACAGGTACCAACTACCAAATTGATACGCTCATCAAAGTGCTAGACGGGTTAGGACTAGAGATACAATTAACTAAGAAGGGTGGAGAATAAAATGAAGAAGAAACTAATTGCAGGTTTGATGTCTATTATGGCAGTGATAGGTTTAGCAGGTTGTAGTACAGAAGCAGATGTAGTTTCAGAAAATTTATCTAAGTCAGCAGATTCGTTTGAGGTTCAACGAAGAGTAGTGTTCTTCAATGGTATAACGGATAAGTACCTTTTAAGTATTGAGGGACTATGCGCTTTAGATGCTGGTGACGGGAAAAAGATAACTGTAACTTGTAAGACTGGTGATGGTAAGTATAAGAAGCACTACCTTGGATTAAGTGACAATGTAAGTTACTTTATCGAACAAACAGACGCTAAGTACGAAGATGCGTACCATTACAAAGTACTGTTTAGACCTGAAGAGATTATTCCTGATATCAAGTTACAGACAAGCAACAAATAAACTACTTTTATAAGAAGGAGGAATTAGGATGAGTGGAGGAAGTTTCAATTACTTATGTTATAAACAAATACATGAACTGTTTGACGAGGAGAATTTAGTAGAGTTAGAGAATATGGCAACTAGTCTGATTGAGTTAGGTCATAAAGATGCGGCCCGAGAATTACTAAACATGAAATATACGATCGAGCAGTCTTTAGTACGTGTAGAGACTATGAAAGGTAGATTACATGATGTTATGCACGCAGTCGAGTGGCATGTTAGTGGAGATAGAAGTAAGGAAGCAGTCGCAGAAGCCGTAAAACAGTATAGAGGTGAATAAGATGGATTACACAAATAACTTCAGTAAATTGGTTAGGCACATCGAGAAAAAGTTGATGGATGGTTATGAGTCCATTGATATCTACGAAGAGTTAGAGAAAGAAGGAGACTGGGCACCCGATAGTCTCCACGATGCTTACTATATCGCTAAGAAAAATTTAGAGTAGATTTATGAATTTAAATAGTTACAGATGATACTTTATATTGTATAATAGAGGAGGAATACAAGTTAGAGAGGGGTTACAGTATGAATCCATTCGAGAATGGAGATTTAATTAAGATTTCAGCAAGTGATTTAACGTACCGTAAGCAGGGAGTTCTCTACGTAGAGAAACGTCCCTACTACATAGTAGAACTGATTAAGGAGCCTGACACGGCGCTGTATGCAGTTGTATACGCAGTAGAGCCAGGTACAGAGAAGAAGCCGAAGAAACGAGCTACACCCATTATCAACAACGCAAACCGATTCAGTGGAGAAACAAGATTGGGGCAGATTGCAAACATGATGTTCCCCGTAAAGAAGACCACAGGATGGAAAGAGAATCCACCACTATTCGTATCACCTGTACTTAGCGGCCGAGTGGCTACACTAACAGGAGTGAACGAAGACGGATTCTTTGAACGTACACCTGATAGATGGACTTCCGTTGCAGGTACGAAGAAGTTAGAGCATGGTAAACCGACAGGAGTATTCATTGGGCTATCGACAATTGAGTGGGATACAATTACACATATCCCTGTAGACTCACTTGTACAAGCTATGATCCGTAATAAGCAAACGAGTGAATTCTTCGATTTATCTTAATAGTTTACTAGGAGGGAAAGTTATGAACAGAGCAGAGCAATTAGCATTAGAGATTGAACGTAAGCAAAGGGAGTTAGCAAAACTACTGAAGGAAGAGGAAGATAGAAAGAAACCGATTCCTTTTGATCCTGAAGGTACATGGAAAGTAACTACTGAAGGTGACTGTGAAGGGCGCAGTACTAAGCAGCTAGGTACATATGAAGGGCATATCTTAGATGTAGTGCGCCAATTGGCAGGACAAGCTTACTACCAGTTAACGTTCGAACGTGTACAAGCTCAGAGAGCTACAAAGCTTACTAAAGGATCAAAACGATGTGTACAGTTCCATGTTACAGCAGGAGATAGAGAAACACGAGAGAAGTTACCTTCAGGAGATAGCAACGCACAGTTCAGAGCATTAGCGCAACATCTGAGAGATGGGGAGTCACTTAAAGAAGGTAATTACTATAACGCAGTAGAATTAACTTGGGAGGTAAAATAATATGAATAAAACAACAGACTTTGTGCTTAAATGGTTCCTACCAATATGTATAATCATTATCGGGTTATCAGGTGCAGGGCAGATAGTGTACGGTTCCGTGACTGTAGGTTTAATTCAAGTATTCACAGGGTTCTATGTCGCAACTATGATTACACCTATGAAAATGGAACGAATGGTTAAGCGTTATGCTATTTGGTTAGGGATACTAACTGTAGGTATGATTGTTTGTCTTATAACTTTACTATTCTTAGGGAACTACTTTGGAGCGCTCAGTACCGCATTAGTTACTATTGCAGGAGCTTTCAATATCTACGTTCTACATTTCAAACATGGTAAGGAGGAGCAGGAATGATTATACATAAACAGGAACTGAAAGAGACCATCAAGGTATTCCATAACAGTCGTGAAGAGATGCAGAAGAACTTAGTTAAGTTAAAGTTAGACGGTTGGTCAGGAAATACTCGTGTCAGTGTTGTAGGTTTGGTTTTAGTTCGACAAGAGTTAAGCAACATGGACATTGAGTGGTTAAACGAGAACCACCCTGATTTAACGATACATGAGCCTGAAACGGATAACTTCCTATATAGCCAACCGTACGTATTCTACACAGAACACGAGAAAATTATCAAGGAGGAACATAAAAATGTTAGATAAATTCGGAGGTATTTTTCAAATTACTGCTACTTTTCTTTTAGGATGCACAATCACATTTAATTTATGTGTAGGAGCACCTGTACTTGGATGGGTATACATTGTCTTTGTAGTCAGTTTCATTTGGATGCTAGTAGGTAATCCAACGTTCACAGAGAGGTTCCCATACTTTAAAAACTTACTGAAACGTAAGGGGGAATAAACTTGGGGAGATGGAAAGATAGAGTTTGGTTCCATAAGTCTAAGGAGACGACAGGTATTCGTTGCTGGTTACACTGGGGAGAAGCAGTATGGCACTACGAAGGATATACCTTTAAGAACGCAAACAAGTTAGGTATTAGTATGGACGTAGGTGGCGATGAAAATGATATCTCCCTCGGTGTCGGTATTAAAGGACTATTCACAATGTACTTTGGTGTTGACGGATTACTACCTCGTAAGTGGAAGTACAAACATCTACCTGATACTCGTAACTACGGTATTAGTGCGTTTGATGACTACATAAGCATCGAGTTCCACCGAGACGACTACGGTTATGGTAAAGGGTGGAGAGGGTTCCACAAGATGATTAACTGGAAAGACATCCTCTTTGGTAAAGCTAAGTACACAGAAGAAGAAATACATACAATGCGAGGGTACGTTAGAATGCCTGAAGGTGACTATGCGGCCACGATCCGAGCTTACAACGCCACATGGACTCGTAAACGCTTTGTAGACCCTATGACCATCACTCGTTACGAGATTACACCTGATACACCTATCCCTGAACCAGGTAAAGGGGAGAACGGTTGGGATCAAGAGGACGATGCTACATTCTGTACGACTATCAGAGCAGATAGTGTATCCGATGCACTATTCCGTATGGCACAAAGTATTATGCGTACACGGGAAAACAGAGAAGGTAAGAACTGGGTACCTGACGCAGGATTCTCGGACAAGCTAAACCAACCATTGTAAAAAGGAGAGAATGCTATAACAGGCATTCTCTTTTCGTTAGAGAGGGGATACATAATGAAACGATTTTATGAACAAGATATAAAAGACCTTATCCTAGAGAAGCAACATCTATTCGTGTCGAATACAGACTCATCTACAGTTGTATTCGAGAAAGGGATTGTAATTGGTTCTACGATTGCAGACTGTTTGATATTCTCACGAGAGAAAGGTATAATCGGTATAGAGATTAAAACAGAGAGGGATTCAACACGTAGGTTAAATAGTCAGTTAAAGAACTATAGTCTTGTATGTGATTGGGTTTATGTTATGTGCCATGATAACCATGTAGAGAAGGTGGAAGATATTCTAACTAAAAATGGTTATCATCATGTAGGTATCCTAGCATATACTGAGTTTAGAGGGGTAGCAATTCTAGGTGAGTATAGAACTCCTAAGCGATCCCCATACAAGAAAGTAAGTGTAGCGTATCAGATGCTATGGAAAGAAGAGATTAACAATATCCTCGGGAGCTTTAAAAGACAGGTGAAGACGTTAGAAGAGTTTGGAATGAAAGTGGATACAGCCGAGAGTAGGTCAGGAGGATTGAACGGTCTCTATGTACAGTCAAATGCTTCTAAGAAGTATCTAAAGAAGTCTGATATGATTAACATGATTATAGGAAGACTTGGTGAGACACAAGCAAATACATTGCTCTGTAACATCTTTATATCAGGTAAAATGCACCCCGATAAACAATTGTCCTTCCACCACTTCAAAAGAAAAGATATATGATACAATAGAGAGGAGAATAAACGTAAAGGGGAATTGTTATGGCAAAGAAAATTGAAGCGGTAGAACGAGTAGGTACAGTAGGGGTAAATAGTCACGGGTCACGGATGGTAGTAGTATGGTACGAGAACAGTAAGAAAGTTATCGTACAGTTTGAGCAAGGTAACGTTGTACAAACTAGTTGGCAGCTGTTCATCAAAGGATCAGTAAAGAATCCGTACGACAAAACACTTCTTGGTGTAGGATACATGGGGTTAGGCCGCTATAGCTCTAAGACGGAGGATGGAGAAGATAACCCCATCTATTACACTTGGCTTCGTATGATGAGACGTTGTTACGATGAGAATACACACAAAAGACAACCTGCGTATATTAACTGTATAGTTGATCCTGATTGGCACAACTTCCAAAACTTTGCAAAGTGGTACGAGGAAAACTATTATGAGGTTGACGGAGAGACTATGTGCCTTGACAAAGATATACGTATTAAAGGTAATAAAGTATACTCACCTGATACATGTATCTTTGCTCCGACTCTCATTAATAACCTGTTTATAACAAACGATAGTAGAAGAGGGGAGCTACCTGTAGGAGTCGTATACGATAAGAAACACGACAAATACATAGCGCAATATAGAACTCCTCAAGGTAAACATTGGATAGGAAGATTCAAAACGGCAGAAGAAGCTTTCCTTGCTTATAAAGAGTTTAAGGAAGTTTATATAAAGAAGGTTGCAGAGGAATATAAGGGTAAAATACCACATACACTCTACAATATAATGATGACGTACAAGATAGAGATGACTGACTAACTTTCCATCATTTTAGAAAAAAGTAAGAAAAAAGTGGAAATAGACTTCTAAAAGTATGTATGATATCATAAAGATAGGAGTATACTATAACTACAAAGTTATCGGATATACTCCTTTCCTCCTTACATCGGAGGTTGGAGTAGAGACAGGAGACAACTAAATCTAAGGAGGAATTTATAATGACAGTTAAACAGTTAAGCTTAGTAAAATATGCAGGTGAATATTTTTGCACATTGGCAGACTATACGGAAACAAGAAGCACAGAGGGTTACTCAGATAGCGCATCGGTAAAATCAGCAGTTAGAACATTCGTAGTGAAATCAGATGCAACAAAATATATCTCTTTTAGAGGGGAAGCACAATTAAAGAATATCATCCAAGAGAATAAAGATAACCCTCACTTCCACGAAGAAGACTTCCGAGGGACTAGAATGGGTATCATCGCTTGGGATATGTTAGAGCCTTTAAATAACCGTTTCAAAGAGAATAAAGAATATAAAAAAGCATTTGCTCAGTTCATGAAAGAAGCTAATGATTATATAGAAGGACAACAAAGTAAAGAATCTTCAGATGCTAATGAAACTAACGACCCTACAGAGAGTCGTGCTATAGTAATACGTACATTACGATCCGAGTTAAACCGAGTTGATAAAGAGATAGAAGTTCGTCAAATAAATAGAGAAAAGATTCTTCAGGCTATTAACGCATTGGAGAGTTTAGAAGTCGAATAAAAGTAAAAGATTATGGTATAATTGAATAGTTACAGAATAGGGTTGCATTTTATGGTGCAACCCTTTATTATATTACTTATAGAGGGAGTTAAAGGAGGGTTACAGTGGTAGCTAAAAAAGGATTGAAGGACGAGAAGGTTGGCGTTAAAGTAGTTAGTACAGAAGGTTATACAATGGAGTGCGTTGACTACAATTCGTATACTGATATCACCGTTCGATTTGAAGATGGTCACGAAGTTAAATCTACTTGGCATAACTTCACGAAAGGAAGTATCAAGAACGTATATCACAAGTCTGTATATGGTGTTGGTTACATAGGTGAAGGTGACTACTCTTCAAAAGGTTACAGGACTCCGAAGTTTCCTATGTATCGGTCTTGGATATCTATGATGCGAAGATGTTACAGTGATACAGATAATCCTAGAGATAGAGCATATAAACAATGTAGCGTTAACTCTATATGGCATAATTTTCAGAACTTCTGTCTATGGTATGAGTATAATTACTATGAGATAGAAGGAGAGACTATGTGTCTCGATAAAGATATACTGGTTAAAGGTAACAAAACATATGCACCGAAGACTGCTGTGTTTGTTCCTGAGTCAATTAACAAACTGTTCCTAACACGTAAGGACAAGAGAGGTCACTTACCTATAGGTGTGTACGAGAGACCAAATGGAAAGTTTGGAGCTTACCTGAGTAAGGGTGATAAGAGAGTACATCTAGGGTATTTCGGTATACCTCATGAAGCTTTCCTAGCCTACAAAGAAGCGAAGGAACAGCACATAAAGGAAGTAGCAGAAAAGTACAAGCACCATATTCCTATCAAGTTATATGACGCATTACTACGTTATGAGGTAGAGATGGATGACTAGAAAGAAGACAGGTAAACCGAACTCTGTAACCCGATCAATAGCTAGGGGTGCCGCTGCTCGGGGAGACGGAGTTAATGGTGTTCACGAAAACGGGAAAGATGCCTATAAGCGCTCTAGGCAAAGCACAAAAGGTAACTATCGTATAGCGTTCACCGAACTATTCGAGAAGGTTACAGAGCGTGATTTAAGCCTTAAACATACATATGCAAAAGATTTACTCTCTAACTACCTGAAAGTCCCTGTAGATATGATTACATTAAAGGTAAAGAGGAAGCCACAACAGACTCTAACCAGCGTAGACGAAGTATTCTATGTGAAAGTAGGATCGGATATCTACGGTAAAGTATCTATACGGGTTCAACGTGTATTAAGAGGTAACATGCTTATATTCGTCTTCCAAGAGAAGAAGGCTGCGCTTAAACCACCTACTAAGTCTTACAGCAGGAAGACTGGATTCAAGAAGAAAACATCCAGTCAAATAAGTCAGACGAAACGAAAGTCTTACCATTCACGACAAGGAGGAACAAATTAATGCAGATTCCAAACTTACCAACAAAACAAGGTTCACTAGAAATGTTACAAGGGCTGTTAAAGGATAAACGAAAGAGTGTATACGGTGTATTCTATACGAATGATTACTTCAGTCAACGTTACCTTTGCCGTAACCACGTATTAGCCGATGAGGTGAACATTGAAGACAAGACAGTTAAACTAAAGATTGCTACACGAGTAGAGCACGCAGGTCTATGGGAACTAGAGAATACGTTAGATGCTTTAGTTCATTTCGAAGCAGGAGACATTCCTGGATACGATTATACAGACGAGAACGCTACGATCCCTACAGTACCTGAACCGATATCTGTAGTAAAGAGTCTATTCAGTATCGACCTAGTATTGATTATGAAAGAACCGTCAATTACATACCAATCATTCGAAATTGCGGGAGCTAAATTCCTGTTAATGAATATCCATCTTGTACTAGAGGATAGCGAAGGAGACTTTGAACAACAAGTTACACTATTGTTCGGGGACTCAGGAAAGTTAAGCTTATTCTCTCACTTCTACGACAAGGAACTAGAGTATGAGGATATCCGTACGCTGCTACATCTAATCATGGATAAGAACATCACAGGTAAAGCTATCCTAGGTGTGCAGTCTATCAGTAAATCAGGAGCGATGTGTTCACTAAGTCCTGATAACGAGCAGATTAGTTCATGGGTGACAGCAGAAGACCAGTATACATTCGGTTCAGGTCTAAGCTTCATTAGTATCCCTTACATGACACTGAAGACATATAAGCTAAAGCTTGATTCAAGTATCACGATGGGGTACCATTTAGAACTAACAAACGATGAGCATAAATTAGAAATCTTCATGGAGAACTAGGGACTATCCCTAGTTTTTCTTTATATTTACGATCCTACAGAGCCATTTTAAGTAGAAAAAAGTACACTACTTAGTACAGTTAAATTTGGGGTTCTAAACTGATTTTTCGGTACCAATCGTAAACGACCTGATTTCGTACAAGATATTCCACATTCTTAAACGATAAAAAAGTATACAACGTAGTGGAACTTTTAAACTATTTACGAAAAAGTTTAAAATTCACTGTATGATTTACTATATTATACGTAGACGTTGATACAACAGTATTCGAGGGACAATTTCCCCTATTTAAGATGTGAATATATTCGAAAGGGTTGGGATTTAAAATGGCAGGAAACGATAAAAAGAAATTAGGATCAAGTAGTGTATTAGTGCAGTTGTATAAGAATAAAAAGTTATGTACGAAAGTAGATAACATGCTAGATGAGGGACTAACATACGACTATATCATAGAGTTCTGTAACGATAATGACTTCAGTATTTCGAAAGCTTCATTAACAAACTACAAAAAGAAACGTGAAGAAGCAATCGAAAAAGGAGTACCACTACTTCAGTTACTGGACAAGCGTGCAAAGGATAACGTCACATACATTTCAGATAAACAAGTAAATGAATTTTGGAAGTCACCTGAAGACGGATCGGAAGAGTCTATGTCAGTTGCTTCAGTTACAGACATGACTAAAGTAGGTACAATCTTTAACGATTTAGAACTACTAGATGAGATTATTAAAAAGGGTGCAAAAGGGTTACAGGCTTTTGACGTGGTGGATACACCGTTGGCGATGAAAGCTATCGAACTGAAAGCAAAGATTACGAATAACCAATTATCAGGTCTATCTATTGCAGGTCTACGTGAGATTAAATTACGTCAAACTGCAAAAGAAACGGCAATGATGCAAGTCATCATGAGTTACGTTTCCGAAGATAAGCATGACCAGTTATTTGAAGACTTAGACCTTGCGGAGAAAGAGTTCTACGAGAACTTAGACCTTACTGAGGAAGACAAACGTATCAGTAAAGCACTTGAATCTGCTGGTCTAGGAATATAAGGAGGGAATAGCCAATGAGTGGAGTAGTTGATGTTACACAGTATGAGAAGATTGACTACGTGGCGTACACATCGTTACGTGATAAGTTAGAAGCGCTTCTGAGGGGAGAGGTGCTTCTTGTTAAAAACTTCGAGCGCAGAATGAATCTTGATGTACTCATTCGAGTAGTGGATAAACGATTCACTGTAACGCAGATGACGTACGATATCGTAGAAGACCCAAGCAATGCGAGATACTGGGTTACATTTAATGTAGGGATCAATGACTTATCGTTATTCTCTGTCTTCAAATTCGAGGATAAAATCTTCAGTTATACGAATAAGTTCAGAATAGACGACCGAGTGGATTACATTAGTGCTACAGGTAAAAAGGACGCGGCCATTGTAGAAGAAGTATACATATCCAAGACCGATCCTGAAGTGTTTGCTTACAAACTATCCAGGGAAGATAACTTATATGAAGAGAAGGATTTAATCGCAATCCGTCCTATGTAATACAGAGTCTAAAAAACTCTGTATTTTTTTTTTGTTTATTTTGTTGACAGTAGGACAACCTATATGATATTCTTTGGTTACAGAAGTTATTACAGTTTTTTGAGGAGGAAAGAAAGTCATGAGTAAAGTTGAAAAGCTAAACACCGAGACAGACTTTAGAGAAGAGGATAGTCTCTTCCAACCAACACTACATACAGTAAGTCAGCAAGAAGAAAAAATCGCAAAGGACTACCAAAACGGTTTAGGGATTACTGACCTAACGAAGAAGTACGATGTATCAGTTGGTACAGTGTACAACGCACTACGTAGACAAAAGGTTACACTTCGAAAAGGGATGTACAATTCACGAGCAGGTAATCGTTTGCTCACAATGACAACTTTAGAGAAAGATAGTTTAGTAGAAGATTACTTATCAGGTATGGCAATGACTGCAATTTATAAAAAGCACCGTATCAATAAGCATGGCTGCTACACGATCCTAGATGAGCGCAGTGTCGCAAGACGAGGTGGTTCACGAATGGGAGCAGGTAAGAAGGTTGAGAAGGAACAAGATAGTGAGCAATTAGATTTACTCCTCGATGCGTTAGAGACTGGTAAGATTCGAGATATAGAAGCTCACATCGAGGGTGAGACACTTCATGTGAAAGTTACAGTCATTCCTACGGTAAAGTTAGAGAGCATCAATGTAGTAATTAAACAAGAGGAGGACAAATAATATGCCAAGTTCATATACGCAAGGAATTGTTGATGGGAGAGAACGTACAGGTAAAGCATATCTAATTCGTTATGCAAAAGGATTAGCAGCTTTCAATCACATGGGTGGTAAACCGATGGAAACTTACCCTGAGTTCCAAAAGCTTGATGTGCAACGTTACCATAATACCATCAAACATTTAGAGGATGAATTATTCGAGGTTACCCATTTAGGTGAGTGGGGGTTAAACTCTCGATGGAAAGAAGCTAATCTTGACGAGCAGTTAAAGTTCAACAAACAAGCTAAAGCAGATGTAGACCTGCGTAACCGATATGATAGAGTTATCGAAGAAGTTGAAGTGTGGGAGCCAAACACGGATCGTTTAAAGAAAATGAAGGAAGATGCGTTAGCGCACCTGAAGTATGTTCGTGAGTATGACTGTCGACCTGTGGATTGGAAAGAAACAGAGAGCAGCCTGTATAAGCCAATCCACTACGCTACACCTGAAGATTGGCAGAAAGATACAATCGAATCGTTAAAGAAGCAAATAGCGTTCAATAAAGAACAGTTAGCAGGGGAGATTAAACGTACACACGTTAACAATCTATTTATCTCCGATTTCATTTCTTCATTGGAGGGTATAGGACAATGAAAGTAGTCGATCCGATGAAAGTTGCGCTTGTTCTCGACTATCTACATAGAGGTGGAGAACTTCGCATAGGACAAACAACGTTCGTGTGGTTGCACAATGAAAAGGTAGGTGAGTCCGAAACACACGAGTACTTCATTGATGGATTGGCTCGTAAAATGACCAGTACGAACTTATCTACTGGTGAAGAGTCTCCCCATTATATGGGATGCAAGGATATGACCTTACCGTACTTCTTCGATATACTGGACAACATTGAAATTGCCGTATACACGGAAATGTTAGTTAATCTAAAACAGATGAGGGAGGGGAAACTATGAATCTAAAGAAAAAGGATAACACAGGTTCTTCATTCTACGTGGCAATAGCAGGTCTAGTACTATTCCTGCTTGCGGCCATTGTAGCTCTACTGTTTGCTTGCTTACCGATGGGTGTTATATGGTTTGTTCTCGTAGGAATACTGGAATATGATATCTCAGTTCGAGTGGTCTACTGGATTGTATACGGGTTTACGTTAATATTTGTCATTATAATGGCAATAGAAGACTAGGAGGGAAAAGGATGAAAGGTGTAGGAGTTATAATTGGTTCGTTGATTGGGCTGGCTATCGTTGGTTTAGTGGCGTTGTTCTACTCATTAGTACCTGCGGCCATGATTTGGATTATCGCAACACAGGCATTCAGTTTTGACACGACATTCAAAGGGATTTACTGGGCTACATTCTTCGTAATGTTCCTGTTACTTCTATTCAAGGGGATCGCAAAAGAAAAATAAGTGGTATAAAAGGGTATGTTAGAGGATATAATGACTGTAACATACCCTATAAAATAGAAACAAAAATTTTTTTAAATAGTTGTTGACTATAAGAAAACAACATGATAAGATAAAGACAGTTAAAACAAACCAATTAATTAGGAGGAAACAAAAATGACAAAAGTACAAGTGAAACATAATAAAACTGGTGAGGTAGCAGTAATCGTAGAAAATCAATCAGGTGTTGTAACAGTAGTAAAGAACGGGCAAGAGGTAACATTAGCTAATCAAACGGTACAAACAATTGAAGCACAGTTCAACGAAGCAGGTTGGGTAACAGTAACACCTGAAACGGAATTATTCGAAGCTTCACACAAACAAGTGATTCAAGTGGACGATGTAACATTAGTAACGGAAGTAAACAAAGCAGGTGGGACAAACGTTGTAGATGTAACAGAAGAAGAAAACGAAGATGACTTGATCCCTGCTAAAATTAAAAAGGACTTAGACGAGTTCCTTAAATTACATGCAGAAGCTGCTAAGTTAAAAACACAAATGGATAAACTGAAAAAGGGTGTACGTGAGTACATGGATAAAAACGACCTTACAGAGGTTAAAGGATCGAACGGTAAGAAAGTAGTCCTACAAGAAGGTATGAAGTCTAATTCATCTTCACTGTTCACTGATTACAACTTCACGGATGTAGCAGCGGCCCTTAACGACAACGACTTACTGAAAGAGGTTACGGAAGTACGTATCAATGGTGACAAGCTAAAAGGTCTTCTAGGTCTAGGTAAACTTCCTAAAGAGAAAGTGGAAGAAATCAAAGGACTTAAAATCGCAATCGAAGCTTCACCGAAATTCGTAGTAAAAAATAACTAATTACATAGGGGCTTCGTGCCCCTTACCTTTAAAGGGGGAAACGGAAATGGACGGAATGATTTCAGTTTGGGTTAATAAGGAAAACTATGATACGTACGAAAACGGTGAAGTAGCTATAGGTTGGGCTACACAAATGGGTGAATGGGTTATAAACTTAATGGTTCCAATTAAACAGGTAACAGGTATGCAGGACTGGGGTAGAGAAGGATTGGAAATAAATATCCAAAGGTAGGGGATTGTAATGGACGAGAAGAAAGCCGTAGTAGTTGGTAGCTGCGCTTCACTCGGTTGGTCAGACTTACATTTAGATGATGGGGTTCTAGTTGTGTGGGATTCAGCAGAAGCGTTACAACCTAAACCACAAAGCTTCTCAATGGAATCACTGATACAGTATACAACAGTAGAAATGGAAGAAATTAAGGAAAAAGCAGAGAAGAGAGCGCAGGATCAGTTTAAAAAGATGCTATCAAAACCAAGACGAAAACGATAAGGGAGATGTTAATTATGAATACAAACAAATTATTAGGATTCGGTAAAACTTACGGGCTAGGTAAAGGACTACGATTCTCAGGGATTGACGTTACAGATTCTTCAGATTATATCAGTGTAATGGTTAGCGACATGGACGAGAGAGCTTTAGTAAAGGACGTTATTGATAGCTACGTAGGTACAACTATCCGTTCTAAATGGATTCACCGAGTGGACGCTACTATACTGAATGAACTTTCTGAGATGGCTAATTCTCACGAACATATTGAGGAACGTGTTGACCACTATACAAACGAAGACGATCCGACTCGTTGCAACTGGACTGACATCGAGGGTATTGACTATGGTTGGAAGTGGACGAAGTATCCTGACAATCCTGAGAAGGTAGCAGAAATACTTCGTGACGACATTCACGAGTTTATTGAGTCTACTGTAACGGACATAAACAACGGTGTAAACATATTTGTAGTGGCGGTGGAATTTGGTGACAGAGTTACGTATCATTTCATTGGTCGCCCACGATTAACTGCTGATATTATTTATACATTTGCAGATAGCGAAATAGATTTATTCTAATAAGGAGGGGTTGAAGTGGCAGAGAAGTGGCTTACCTGTGGTGGGGATCAACAATGGATGTCTGAATCAGAATATATGTATATGAACGAGGACATTACCATTGATCCTGAGGAAAAGGACTATGAGGAACAGGAGTACAGAAAACGTGACAAGGCTAGTAAGTTAATTAGACGACTAGCCTTACGTGGTAGACGTATGAGAAATAGTGGTGTGGTTGTACTAGATGTACTGCGTCTCGATGAGTTAGGGTCACTAGCTAGAGCTGCTTTAGAGGTTGATACCTACAATAGGAAGTACCTCAAGACGGCTTTAGACATCATCAACGGTAGAGCTGGCTACCTGTCACTTCAAAATAAGCGTTTAGTATTAATGGGGTTTATAAGACCTTACGTAGATATCAGAGTATTAACATTTTCGGAATGAGGAGGAACTATAATGGAGCTATTAAAAGATGGGGCACCAACACCTTACGTAGATAAGAACGGTCTAAAAATTCTTATGGGGGACAAAGTTGAGCTAGAAGGTCATGAGTTTGATGTGACTCAGAACTGCTTCAGTGGTAAGATTGTAATTGATGGTGATACAGGACAGGAATCTTTAGAAACGTTAGCGTATATGTGTGAGGTTATCCTGGTTAACCGACTACCTATCGGAGCACCTGATGTCTGTTTAAGTAGTAAGTATAAGGACGCAGACGATGTACTAAAACATATTTGGGAACTACGTAATAAGTTTGCTACTAAGTACGGTATGCACGTAATGCCGAACACGGTGTATCTAGGTGAGAACTTAGTAACGGTACTAAATGACAATCACCCGTATACTAACAACGTAAAGGATGTATTCGGTATGACCATCATCGAAGTAATGCCAACAGACCATATGTCTTTAGGTACTACCATGACGAAGCACTAGAGCGCACAGACGCTCTTTTTTTTATACCTATATCGTCCGATCCGTAACCTATAGGGTATGCTGTAACTTATAAAAAAATTACAAAATAATATAGACAAGCGTTAGAAACCTGTGCTACACTGATTACAGATAAGTTATCTAGAATAACTCAGGGAGTGGTAGTAGCATGAATAAGAAAAGGGCAGGTAGCACTTACACCTTCGCCAATAAGGTACTAACTAAGGAAGAAACATACGAACTAATTGAAAGGTCACAAGCAGGAGAGGAGGAAGCGACAGAATCATTAGTCGAACACAATGCTCGTCTTGTCAATTACGTGGTAAGACGTAAAAGCAATCCGTATCACGAATACGATGACATGTTTCAATTAGGGATGATTGGACTAATCACTGCTATAGCGAAGTTCGATATCTCAAAAGGATTACAGTTTTCCACTTATGCGGTCCGATGGATTGACGCAGAGATAGGGAACTACTTGAAGAACAGAACTTCTATTCTAAAGGTTCCGAGGGAGATTGGTGCAGTAGTCAACAAAATCCTTGCAACGAAGTTGAAGAACGAGGAACCAGCTATTATAATGGAGAAGTTACAATTCGATGAAAAACAATTAAACAACGTTACAATTGCTTTAGAGGTTATACACAATGAAGTCATTAGTTTGGACAAGCCGACAGGTGAAGATAAAGATGATCCCTTGGCCGCACGCATTGGTCAAGATATAAACAAAGACTGGTTCTCGGATATCTCATTTTACGATATTATTAGAGTCCTAGATAGTAAAGAACAATCCGTACTTACGTTAGCATACGTGTACGACCAATCGGAATCAAACATTGCAACTATGCTAGGTACATATTCAGTCCAAGTATCTCGATTAAAGAGACGGGCACTTAAAAAACTACGAGAGCGTTATACATACGAGGAGTTGATAAACTAAAATAAGGGGTGGGAGAAATGTTATTATGGAAGAGAAGAGGTATTGAGTTAACTCGTGAGGAAACAATCGAATTGGTGAAGGAAGCTAAAACAGGATCGGAAGAAGCGAAGGAAAAGATTATACTTGGTTACAAAGGTATGGTGTACGACCTTGCTAGACGGTTCAGTAAAAATAGACAACATGAGTTCGAGGATATGTTCCAGGAAGGATTAGCTATTTTACTAGAAGTGATTGACAAGTACGATACAGAATCAGGTAATGCTTTTAGTACGTACGCATACCCACATGTTCTCGGTAAAATGAACAATGTTAGAAAGAGAAGTAATCCTTTGAAGATATCTGAGAACATTACGACTATCCGAACACAGGTTGTAAAACATAACATCGCAGACAAAACCCCTAAAGAGGTTTACGAGTTCCTTGGGAAAGATTACGAACTGAAATGGGTACAAGCTACACTTGAATACATGCGTAGTGGTAAAGTATTGAGTCTTGAGAAACCTTTTATTATGGATGGTAACGAGTCAGATTCTTCATTAAAGGAGATAATTGGAGGTGATTTGAATGGTAACTGGTCATTCATGATAGACATTAAAGGTTGTGTTTCACACTTAACATCTCATGAGCAGTATGTATTCCATGAGTACTTTATAAAGGACAGAATGCAATCCGATATCGCAGACGAGTTAGGGGTAAAACCGCAAACAGTATCAAAACATGCGAAGAAAGCACTTAGAAAAGTTAAATTAGAATTAGGAGGAGTTTAATATGAGTACACATTATATTGAGAAAAGTAAAAAGGACGAAGCAATAAGACTATTAAAAGAGACGAGTAAGTCTTTACGTGAGATATCACAACTCACAGGGGTCTCAGTTAGTTCTGCCTTTATACTATCTAAAGAGCACCGACCTAAATCAGTGGCACAAGGTAATATCCGTAAAGGTCAGTTGTACAGTCTTCTGTCTCAAGGAAAGATATCACAAGCTACATTCGATAAAGAGGTCGCTCTTTTAGAGAAGAAGAAAGATAAAGTAGTCTTACCTACTTTCGAGGACTTCAAAGAGGATGGTGAGAAGACTAAGACGGTTGTAGCAGTCGATACGGAAACAGCCACAAGTGACGATCCGTTCAAGTTTAATTTCAATATTAGCTTATCGGAAAAGAACTTAACGAAGGAGGAAGTGTTGTCCAAGCTCCACAACGCACTGAACATCATAGACCGACTTCCAGTGGTAACAGTATCATTCGATTTAACTATTAGAGAGGGAGATAAATAAGATGGAAAACAGAACACCGAATTACCTTGTATGGGACGTAGAAGAGGTAGCAAGCGTATGTAGTCCTGAAGAAATGCAGATGCTTAACAGTATCATCGACAGAGTTCTTCAAGTAAGAGAGCAACAAGGTCAGTCAAATAAATTACAGTACTTAGTAATTCCAAACACAAAGCCGTACTACCGTCCAATCGCAGAGATGTTAGGGCTTATACAAGCTTCTAACCTACCAAAATAGGACACTATTAACCAACTTCCGATATTTTTTCGGAAGTTTTTTTTTACGTACAGGCAACTTTCTACGCATTTGCCCATATCATTTAACTAAGTAATACAAAATAACACTTCCTCACACAGAGGAAAACAGGAGGTAATACTTTTGATTACAAATAAAACAATCCGTTTGAACCCTGAGCCTGATAGTCTTTCGGTAGCTGCTTTAGATGATGGATTCGGTGATATCAAATATGACTGTAACGGTTCACCACTTTTAATCCCATCATTTGTTATTCCTTACAAACCAAAACCAAAGGATGACTTCTCCACAGGAAGCAAGTTAGAGTATATCGCATGTGAGGTAGATGGTAAACGATATGTAGTCGGTGATTACGCAATTAAAATGGGAACGAATGTAGACTGGATCGGTGGGGAAAATAAACACATCGACAAACGGTTCCCAATCATGTTTAAGACCGCACTCGCTAGAATGGCACGAGGAGTGCAGGAGAGAGTATATACACTCATGATGAACCTTCCTATTAAAAACGATACAGCAGAGCGCAGGAAGGCTCTAATCGAGCTTGTACGAAACACACATGAGATATCTATATCCTACGATGGTGTAGAGTTCATGCCAAAGATAATCACAGTAGAAGACGTAGTTATCAAGAAGCAACCTTTCGGATCGCTATGCGATGTCATGCTAAACAATGACGGAGAGATAGTTGACCACGATGTAGCAAGAGGTTTCGTAGTCCTAGTGGATGTAGGAGCAAGAACATTAAATATTCTGACAATGGATGGACTAGAGGAACAACCTGAACTGACTACACATACGAATCACGGAATGTTTCAAGCATACACGGCAGTTAGTCAGTATCTAGAAGCAATGCACAGTATCACAGTTCCTGACGGAAAACTTCCTATGATAATGAAAACAAAGGAAATACGAAACATGGATATAACAGACCTGATTAATCAGGCATACGAGAACCACGCCAACACGATTTTAAACGTACTTGATAAAGTTCTAATCGACAGTTATGGCTTTGTAACAACCGTGATTTTTACGGGTGGGGGTGCAGAACTACTAAAGCCGTATCTAGAGCAGAAATATGCAGGTACTAACATTCGAACATTGTTCCTAGATAGATACGCAAACGCAAGAGGTCTTCGCAAATACGGTATACGCTCTATGAAGAAACAGAAGAAGAAAGGGATCAACATTCATGTAGGGGGTAATTCTTATAACGGATAGGAGGAAAGGAGATGAGAAGGTCATTATATTTAAGAGAGGATATGGACGATGACATTTTACAGGTCGTAACACCATTACTAAAGAAGAATAGCTTCGCACATGTAATGCGAGAACTAGCTCGGGACGGTATGAAGTATAGAGAGATGATAAAGAAGGGTGGGAATGTCACACAAAGTAATACTTCTACAAAGCCTTATAAACCAAAGGCTTCAGGGGCTAAGTATGAGAATATCCCACAAAGTAATACAAAACCGTTAATGAACGTAAAAATTACGAAAAAGGAGATGTCGAAAGAGGATATTGAGAGCAAATTGGATAACTTTTAAATCCGTCTTACCCATCTTACCTAATTACCCTATTACCCACGGGTAAGACGTAATTACCCACTAATTACCCACATTTATGAGTATGTTATTTCCGAGGGTAATTAGGGTAAAATCAGTCGTAGCAAGGGTTTTACACAGGTCATACGAAATTCATCTTTCCCACTCAATCAACGACACGAAAATCATGCAGTACAGTTAGGATTTCATACAACTGCTTCATATTAATATCAATTTTCTTTCTATCTCTAATTTCTTGGAGAACTAAATGGTCAATAAATTTCATTTGCTTTTCGTAACGATACTCACTATCAGTACTGAACCACATTCTTCGCTTCCTCCTTTATAGTTGAATCATTAAGTTACCTGTAGTATTGCCAAACAAAAAATAAATATACATGGAGGTTTTAAAAATGGGTATTTTAGCAACTGGTGTTTCAATCGTGGTTATGTGCTCGGCAGGTATTGCAGTCTCTACAGTATTCAAATGGTTACACAACTACGAGTTCAATATCGGTAAACCGAATAACGGATCGCGGTCGGGTGGAAATGACCGTATTAGCAGTTTGAATGACCGAGTTAAACCAGGCAACCGTTAATAATAGAAGGTAACTATAAAGGAGGAAGTAAAATGATAAACGTAAATTTAGGAGCTAAGAATTTGGATAGTCAATTGGAATATGTACCATTTAAAAAGACTACAACTATCACTGAGGAGCCAAGTTTTTTAGTAGAGAATGTAGTGAGGGAGGTGACGGAAGCAACAGGAGGTCGGAAAGTGAAGAAGGTACGCAAATTGAAGAAACTCGTAAAGGTTTCACTATCCGTATTGGCAGCCAGTATCAACATAGCTCCAAGAGCACTAGCATCGGGAGTAACTGGGGGAACTCCACTACTATCTCCACTGACACCTGCGGTCGTAATGGAATGGGGACTACAAATAGCGTTCATATCGGTAGCGGCAGGGGTTGCAGTAGCAATGGTTACACTTACAACAGCAGGGGTATACAGAATGCTCAGAAAGAAACAGGAAGCAGATGCGTGGAGCCAAGACATTCTAAAGGGACTAACGCAAGTACTCATAAGCGTACCAAGCATTTACCTTCTTTACTACTTGGCGAAGTTACTCTTCCAAAACTTAAACTTCTTAAAACTAGCCTTATAAAATATGCAAAGGTTGCAATCATTCCTCTAGCTACAGTTTCTACATTCTTCTTGACTTCATTAACTGACAGAACCTATGCGGCCGTAACTGATTTAGGTACCGATCCGAACTCATTCTTCTCAGGAGATAAGGGTAACATGTTCCAAGGTGTAAAGAGCTTCTTTACAGGTAAAGTACAGGAGACGTTGATACCTGATCCGATACAGGAAATCATTAATTGGTTTGGTGAGTTTATAAAACTAATTAAAGAGTTGCCTGTAAATGTAGGTCATATGTCGGCAGACCTTATGGCTTGGGTATACGAACTATGTGGAGATTTAATCCTGAAGACACCTTTATGGTTATTCAGTAACGAATGGTTCACGAATATGACTCTGCTATTTAGCTCAGTGGCATTAGGTGCAGTTGCGGTCCTAACAGTCATCGAAGCAATCAAACGAATGTTCTCAGGTGTAAAAGACGGAAGACGACCAATGGTAAAAGCTCCGATGGAATTTAAAACAATCATTAAACGTTGGGCAGTCGTGGCAGGATTAACAACAATCGTTCCATTCTTATTCCAAAAGACTTTCCAACTCCTGAATTATATATCCGATATACTCATAGGTATGAACGGTAAGACAATGGCTACAACTGCTTTATCGGAAACATTCGGTACATTGGATATTATAGCGCTCCTAGCATTCGATGCAGTCCTGATTGGTACAGTAATCCCTGTATTGTGGCAGAACGGGCGCAGATTTTTCGACTTGCTGGTCCTGGGGATTACGGCTCCATTGGCTTTAGGGGCTTGGGTATTCGATTCTAAACGTCACCTATTCGACCAATGGTGGAAGAACGTAAAACATCTATCGCTTGTTCAAGTATATCACTCATTATTCCTACTCGTGCTAGGGTGGTTCATATTCGGTATCCCTACACCAGTAGACTTCACAGGTACAGTCATCAAGTTATTAGTTGTAATCGGTGGGTTTGCTCGTATGCAGAATCCTCCGAGATTGATAGCGCAACATCTAGACAGCGGAGGAGGGTTAGATGAGATTACGAAGAAACCACTTAGAGGAACAAGACAGAAGATTCTAAGTAACTTTGCTTTCTCTAAGAGTGCAGTAATGAGTCCAATTAATTTGTTGAAAAAGATTAAAAAGAAATAGGGGGAACTACCATGAGTATGACGACTGCAATTATCATTTTGAATACGACTATGTTATTGACAAACGCTACAGTGAATGCGATTCAATCTATCCTGCTCTACAAGGAGTTGAAGAGACGTGTGGACTAAAACGAAGGGAGCTAAGAACATATCCAACTACTTCTCCATTGTAGATGATATCGGTAAAGCATTTGAGCAGATTATGAATGCAGACACAGAAGGACTATTCGGGCTAGAGCTTCAATTGTATCCAGGAGGGAGAAGTCTTGTTCTTGTCTCTCCTCCTAGTCTTCGGATCGGTAACGGAATTAGTCCTCGTCAGACGCTCGTAGAAGGCGACACAGAAGACTTGTCTTACTATGAGGGATATTTACTCGAACCTAACTTCCTCCCACTGTACGGGGCTTATAAAGGTGCCTTACTGAACGAACTATCTTCTATAGAATTGAAGGGAGGTGAAATCATTGAATTGCAGTGGCTGCTCCGTAGACGGTACGACAATTGGAGACCGAATGCAGTAGCAAGATATAGCAGTTATTTAGAAGGTAATGACTACCCGATGCAGTCTAAACTAGGTAGAGGTCTTCAAACAAAAATTCTGAAAACTCTGAACAAGATAGCTTCATTCGAAACCAAGAGACCGTATATCCAAGAAGTAGAAAATAAAATTGTAGACGAAGCATATCAATTCCAGTTAAGAGTAGTCGTCCGTTCTAAGGAGCCTAAGAGCCTTGTACAGTGCTTGGATAACGTCCTAAGCAAATACGACTCGTACAATGCTATCCGACTCTATAAACGGAAGGAGCGTGGGATAAAGCAGGAATACACGGATCGTATCATGACAGGAGATACGGACACACAGATATTAAGTAGAACAGAGCTTGTATCCTTATTCGGTGGGACCGCAATAGAAGTTACACCAGTACAACCAGCCGTAACTGAAAAGCAACTAACGGATTACAGAGTGACCGAGGTTAAGACCGATGGAATAATAGCTCTATTGCCAAAGTATGATAGGGAGAAGGTTGAAGCAGACGAAGGATTAATCACGAAACTGGCTGAAGCAATGAAACGAGTTGGGTTAATTAGTCAAGCACGTCTAACAAATAGTACCATCACTTCAGGTATCAGGCTCACGGTTATCCAATGTGATATACCGAAACAAAAGACATTGAGCCACATTGTAGGTAAAGCAGTCGATATACAGGCCGCACTTGGAGTTGTATCTTTAAGCGTTGAACAAGGGAGCACGGCAGATACAGTACGATTTACGATCCCAAACGAAGTTCCTTCTATAATAGGATTACGAGAACTACTGGAAGATGCACGGTTCCACGAGTATGCTCAGGACGCAGTACTACCATTCATCGTAGGAGTAAACGAAATAGACGAACCGATATACCTGTCACTCGGGAAGCTTGTACACCTGATGGTGGCAGGGACTACAGGCTCAGGTAAATCGGTATTCGTAAATACACTCATTATATCCTTATTGGCTACGTATCCACCTGAGTTGCTTCGCTTCTATATGATTGATCCGAAACTAGTAGAGCTTAGTCATTATAAAGACCTACCACACGTAGAGCACGTAGTCACAGACATGGAGAAGGCTTCGGCTATGCTCAGTAAACTGGTGAAGGAGATGGAACGAAGATACTCACAGTTCAGCGAGAACGGTGTAAAAGGTATCAAAGTGTATAACGAGAAGATGGATGTAAAAATGCCGTATATCGTCTGTGTAGTGGATGAGTATGCAGATTTACGGGATACAAACCCTGAAGTAGAGGAATATCTTGTTAGGCTAGGTCAGAAAGCACGGGCCGCAGGAATACACTTAGTTATTGCCACACAGAGACCGAGTTCAACTGTTATTAGTGGGCGTGTAAAAGCAGTCATACCGAGCGCAATAAGCTTCAACCTTAATTCTAATACAGACTATAAAACTGTATTTGGGAAAGGGATCGGAAGTACGAAATTATTAGGACGTGGGGACGGGATCATGAGGATAGAAGGTTGGGAGAAAGAGTTCCAACGCTTTCAGAGTTCGATTGTAAGCCCCATAGAGTCCCGTGAGGAGCAAGTGTATAAGGACATAATAAATTACTACTCAGATGTAAAAACAATCCCATTAGACGTTCAGAAGCCTGTTATAGAAGAAGTCATATCATTTGACGGAAATATAGAACTTGAAGAAGATATAGAACTGGACTACGACATCATTACAGAAGAGGACTTATTAGAGAAGTTAAAAGGTGTTATAGCACGTACTAGAGAAACGAGAGTTGCAGAGTTACGTAAGCTAATGAAGATTAAAATGAATGTTCTATCAGACCTTATGAATAAGCTGGTGGAGGAAGGTTGGTTAGTGAAGCATCCTTCTAGGGCTAAAGGTTATGAAATATCCATAGATGAGTTGACGTTGGCTCGATACAAAAAATAAATGTTGGCTAAAAGGAAACAATTTAGTTCTAACCCCATACAATGAGCCATAGACTATAACATGTAACACAAAGTAACACAAAAACAAAAATCGGGAGGAATTTAAAAATGAAAAACACAACTAAAAAAATCGCAATTGGTGGAGCAGTAGTAGCATCATTATTAGTGGGAGCACTTGGTGGAGCAGCAGGAGCAAGTTCATACTTAAATGACAATACAGTGGATTTAGTATCATTTAAACAGTGGAGTAATGAGCTTACGGATAAAGTAGTTAAGAAGAACGGTACTATTAAAGACTTACAGGCTTCTGTAGCTAACCTTGAGAAAGCAAACAAGGAGTTACAGGATTCAAATATACAGAAGGACGCTCAGATTGAGAAGTTGAATGCAGAAGTTACTGCTTTTACAGAACAGGTTAAAGTTCTCCAACAAGATATCGCTAATAAAAATATGACGATTGATAAGTTAACTGCTTGCATTGCAGAGCTAGAGGGTAAAGTAAAAGGACTACAGGATAAAGTAAATGGTCTTGAGAAGAGTAATGCAGAGAAGCAAGCAATTATTGATAACTTGACTGCAACATTAAAAGCTACAGAGCAACAACTTAAAAATACACAGGTTATCCTAGCACAAACGAAAAAAGAACTTGATGCTGCTAATCAATCAGGTAAAGAAAAAGATGCAAAGATTGCTAACTTAGAAGCTAAATTGAAAGAATACAGTGATGAAATTAATACATTGAAACCACTTCAGAAACAACAGGATCAGAAAATTAAAGACTCGGAGAAATAACATGTCAGGGGAGTCCATTACGGGTTCCCTTTTTACTTGTCATATTTTAAACCCTTGATACATAAGGGATACTTGAACATTCATTTACCTTTCTGTCCTATTTAAATTATAAGTGGTCTGTATTTATATTATTATATTTATTATTAATAATAGTAATGTAGTTATAATAGTATTTAATTAAGATAGACGATCCGAAAAAACTTTTAAAATAGTTGTTGACTTATAGAAAACCACGTTATATACTAAGGTCAGAAAGTTAAACAAGGAGGTGCTTACAAATGTGTAAGTATTGTGAAGCAGTTGAACTTCGTAACGCAGAGTCTATCGAAGCAGAATGGATTGAGATTAAAGTAATTGGTGATAAACTTAACCTGGACTATTCAGCGTACTCTTGTGACTCAAGTTTCGAAGAAGCCGTTAAAATCAACTTCTGTCCAATGTGTGGTAAGGAACTTGTTGCTATAGAAGAAGAAGAGGAGGAAGACGATGAGGACGAGGAAGATGAAGATGAGTAACCTTTGGAATAACATCTTCAAGGTAGAGATGGTTTTCGCAAGTGGAGATAAAAAGACAATTTACTTTTTCGGATCGTTAAAAGGTGCGATTAGAGACTTCTTCAAAACTTACGGAAATTTACGGGTAGTTGCAAACTTCTACATACTTGGTGGTGTTTGGTTAAAAGAAATCGGGGTATAGGAGGACAAACAGTAATGGGACTACTCATCGGAGTTGCAGTAATACTACTCGTAACATGGTTTATGGAAGATTATACGAATAGAGGAGGAAATTAAATGGAATATGTATTAGCGCTACTAACTCTGATGACTGTAGGTGGTATAGCTTTAATGGTTATCTACTACAGTACAGATGGTCAGTTCTTCGTAGGGATAATGTTCGCAGTTATTGGAGGGGTATTCTTACTTGCAACAGGGGTAGCCACTCTACAAAACCGTCACGATAGCGCAGAGTTCATCGAAAAGTACGAAATACTAGACGCTACAATCAAGTACAATCGTGGAATCGGCATGAGTGAGTTCGAACGTATAGCGTTGAATGAGAAAATTGCAGAGTATAACGAGATTCTTGCAAAATACAAATATGCGAACGAAGGTCACTTCTACGATATCGCAGTTGTAGACGAAGTATCTAAGTTAGAGTACTTAAAATAATCGGACAAGCAGGTCAGAAGGAGGGGATGTCATGAATGTTAGAGTTTTCTTTAAAGAAGGTGGATACACAGAGATACGTATTCATAGTCTTGCCGAATTAGATGCTAGGTATGGTATGTATCAGATTTCTAGAATAGAAGTTTTATAAAAAATTTTTTAAAAAGTTATTGACTGTTAGACAACATGATAGTATGATGAATATAAGAAATACAGAGCAACACACAATAAAAAATAAAATTAGCATTGATTTCCAGTTGACTCCTTGATACAATAGTTGTAATCAACTAAGAAAGGGGAGTTAACAATGAATGCGAGTAAGATATTGCTAGGATGTGCAGTAACGATCGTCTTGTTTCTACTCTTCATGTTCATCATCATGTTCGTACCTTGGGCTTTCCCACTAATCATCATCGGGGGTATTGTCTTTGGAACTATGGCAGGGTGGCACTACGGAGGTAGAAATAGAGACAACGATAACTGAAAGGAGGTGAAACCTTATGGTAAATCAAAACGTTGAGAATGGCGTTTACGAGATTACTAAGTTGTTGGCTGACGCTAAAGCAGGTAAGTAATGATTACGGAATACGGGTCGTAGGAAGGAGGTGGTATATGTGGAAAAATACATAAGTTTACCTGGTGATGAACCAATGAAGACACCATTCGAGTATGCAGTAGGGGAAGTTATTCGAGTGAACAACAACAGGCCGCATAAGTGTTACAAGAAAGAAGTGAAGGACGGAAAGCTATTCCAGTACTTCAAAGAAGGACGAGTAGTTGTAGTATGGGACTAACAGATATAAAGGGTGATTGAGAGATGTTGGCAACGGAGAAGATACAGAGGGCAAAAGAGTACCTAGAACAAGCCGAACAATGTATCAAAGATGGTAATAAACGGTTAGCAGTCGGTAGTTTGGATCATGTGAAGGACGATGTGTTTGGAGCTATCTATCTACTAATTGCTGAAGTAATCGAGGAGGAGGGAGATTACTAGTGGAGAAGTACACCTACGGTTTCAAAGAAAACTGGCGTGACTTCCTAGACTTGGCAGAACGTGAACTATCTGCGGATTATTGGTGGGGAGACCTATACTTCATGTACCATGAGGATGATGGGGAAGACGCTTACGTATTCACAAAGACTGATGAGATTGACGATTGGTTAGAGAAGATGTTTTGGGATGGATGTCACTACGAATCGAGTGACCTAGAGACCTCTATGGACGAGTTCAAAATATGGAAACTGATCCGTGAGTCCGATGTTAAGAAGTTCACGTCACTTTATAAGGACGCAAAAAGGACAAGATTGGTAGTGGACGGTGAGACGTACTACAGAACACCTGTATCAATATGTGTAGAGCAAACAATACTTGTATCAACAAGTAGTTATTAATAAAAAAAAATTATAACATACCAAAGGGAGAGATTGTAATGGAATTCAAACAATTTAAGAAAGCATTGAAAGCAAACTTTAAGGAAATGGTAAAAGATACAGACCACTTATATGAGGTAGAAGTGGACAAGGATGTAATGTGGGACTTGTACTTAGATAGCCATACTGAAGGAACTAACGAAGTCTTCCGTGAGCGTAGACAAGCTGATTGCAGTGCTTGTAAACAGTTCATCCGAAACATGGGTAACTTAGTCGTTATCAAGAATAACAAAGTAACTACTATTTGGGATTTCGAAACGAACAGTGCGTACCAACCAGTAGCCAATGCTTTAGCGAAATTCATCAAGAGTCACGCAGTGGCAGATGTGTGGGTAAACAAGTTCAGTAAGATTGGTGTTGATAGCAACCTAGAAGACTACCAAGGACAAGTCCTAACTTGGCAACATCTTAACGTAGATATCCCTGCTAAATTTGTTACTCGTAGCAGTAACTCAGAAGCTGAAATCCGTGGCGGTCTACGAGATACACGAAATGTGTTCCTACGCTCACTAATCGAAATCTCAGAAGAGAGCTTAATGACTGTATTAGAACTGATCCACTCAAATACATTGTACAAAGGTGCAGAATGGAAAGCAGTATTAACTCAGTTCCTTGCACATAAACGAGTATTCCTTAGCTTAGGAACAGTTTCAGAAAGAGAGAACTACGCTTGGGAGCAGTCAGTAAAAATCGGTGGTGCAATGGGTCGTATCCGTAACCACAGCATCGGTACTTTACTGGTAAATATCAGTGAAGGAATGGAACTAGACCGAGCAGTTAGAGCATATGAAGTGATCGTAGCACCATCTAACTACAAACGTCCTAAAGCAATCTTTACGAAGAAGATGGTTGAAGAAGCGGAGAAAATGAGCTTAGAAATGGGCTTCCAAGATTCATTCGGTAGACGTTTCGCAACATTAAACGACATCACTGTAAACAACATCTTATTCTCTAACAAAGAAGCGGCCAAACGAATCGCAGGAGCAGGTATTTTCGCAGAAGCATTGAATGCAGTAGCAGTTAATCCTAAACAATTCACACGAGTTGAGGAAATCTCAATCGATAACTTCATTAACAATGTACTACCAATGGCAAGAGAGCTTGAAGTGTATCTAGAGAATAAACAAGCTAACAACATGGTATCTCTGATTGCACCTGAAAACAAAGATGCTAAGACAATGTTCAAATGGAATAACGGATTCAGCTGGGCGTACTCAGGTAACATCACTGATAGCTCTATGAAAGAGAATGTTAAGTCTGCGGGAGGTAAGGTCGATGGTGTGTTAAGATTCTCGATCCAGTGGAATGATGACGAGTTCGATGGTAATGACTTAGATGCTCACTGTATCGAACCAGGTGGCAACTTAATCTACTACGGAGAAAAGGTTAACAGACGTACTGGCGGTAAGTTAGACGTGGATATCATCCATCCTAGCCGTAATGTACCTGCCGTAGAGAACATCACATGGGGTAACAAGCGCAACATGGAAGTAGGGACATACAAATTCCTTGTGCATAACTTTAACAACCGAGGTGGTAAGTCAGGATTCAGAGCTGAAATTGAGTTTGATGGACAAGTATTCTCATTCGACTACACGAAAGCATTACGAGATGGTGAAAAAGTTGTTGTTGCAGAAGTATACTTTGACGGTACTAACTTCGCAATCAAAGAGCTATTACCATCTAACGTATCAACTAGAGATGTGTGGGGATTAAAAACAAACCAATTCATTCCTGTATCTACAATGATGTTCTCTCCTAACTATTGGGACGAGCAGCAAGGAATTGGGCACCGTCATTACTTCTTCATGCTGAAAGATTGCGTGAACCCTGAGCAACCAAATGGTTTCTACAATGAGTTCCTTACAGAGGAGTTGATGCAACACAAACGAGTATTCGAGTACCTTGGAAGTCGTACAGCAGTCAAAGATGTAGAGGATCAGTTATCAGGTGTAGGTTTCTCATCTACTAAGAGAGCTGAGTTAATCGTCAAAGTCAAAGGTCAAACAGAACGAGTAGTAAAAGTAAAATTCTAATAAAAAAAAAACTAATAAAAGAGGAGTAGTGAATTATTATGACAAAATCAATCGAAAACTTATTTGAGGTAGCTACACGTACGAAAATGCTTTTCCCATTCAGAGGTATGATTAATGTAATCGACTTATGGGACTTAACACCAACTCAGTTAGACTTAGTGTTCAAATCACTTAACGCTCAATTTAAACAAGCGTCAGAAGAGAGCTTACTTAAAGTGAAAACACCTGCTGATAAAGTAGTTGAAGTGCAAATCGAAATCGTGAAATATATCGTCTCTGTGAAAGTAGCAGAGCAAGAAGCTAGATTACAAGCTCAAGCTAGGAAAGAAGAGAAACAAAAGTTACTATCAATCTTAGCTACTAAAGAAGACGAAGAGTTACAAGGTAAATCTGCTGAAGAAATTCGAGCTATGATCGCAGACTTAGATAAGTAATTATGAAGATACTGAAACTGAGTGACGGTAACTTTGTAGAGGAGATAAACATAGCAGGGCATATCATCATATGCCCTCTCCCCTACCAAGCTAAGAAGTTTGTTAAAGATTCTGATTTAAAACCGTATACAGACTTTTTGGACGAGTCTTACAGTCCACTAATATACAAGGTTATGGATTTCAAATACAGTGCAGAGGAGATAAAGAAATGAAAATTAATTTACCAAAAGAAGTTGTTAAACGAAATTATAACGTAGGGGATATTATCGTACCTGGTTACTCAAGCGGTGCTGCTTACTTCATATTTAAAAATCCTGCTACTCATGAGTATTCGTTACTAAAGCAAGACATGTCTACTTTCTATACAGGAAGATTCTCTTCGTTACACGCTCTCATGAATCATTTAGAAAATAAAGGAGACGGATTCAAACACTATCCTAAAGATGAGTACGACTTAAATCTAGTACTCAAGGAGAAAGAGAAGGAGGAAGGAGTAGAATGAAACAACATTTAACTGCTACATATGTGTTTGATCCTTTAGATGTCACAGAGTTTAACAAGGTTTGTAATAAGGTTGAGAAGCTAAAGGATGCAGGTTACGTAGAAAAGGTTAGAAACATGAATAAAGAAGGACAAGTTATCATCAAGCTAGAGTTCGAGGAGGAAATGTAATGTCAACCGTATCACAGTACAGTAGTGTAGAAAAGAACTTCGATAAAATGTCTGAAGAGATGAACAAGTTTAAGGACATAACTCTTGCACACATCAAGAAGACAGAAGATTTAGTAGGTATTAAACCAAAGCAACACTTGAAGAAGTTACATATCTACGGTTTAGAAGTAAAACGTGCTACAGGTTCAGGATACTACGATAAGAGTTTGTATTTAACTATCCGAGTACCAAAAGCTACTTATGATGCTATCGAGGATAAAACTCTCCTTTTAGGTCACTACTGTAATGAGACATATAACGATATCTACTTCAAGCTAAAGATTATCGAATCCAACAAGGATCGTGTAGAAGATTTCAAGAAAATTATTCATGTAATTGGTTCACTAGACCTATTAACACACTTAGAGAACATTAACATTGCGAAAGAGAATGACCAGTTACTTACAAACATCTTCAACCTATTGGAAAAAGCAGGTGTCCATAGAAGCCATTACGGTTATAAAACAAAACGATCCAGTAAACAGACAGAAATGTACTACAACTTCCCTAGTGAGATTCGTAATCAGATTGCAACTACATACAGAGAAGATACACTAGAGGAACGTAAGAAAGCGTTACTGAAGCAGGTAGACGACATTTGGAATCAAGAGATGAAAAAGGTCGAGGACGAGCGTAAGCAGAAAGAAGCAGAGGAGAAAGCTAAGAAAGAGAACCGCACACTGGCTCTATTACTAGCTAAATACGACTTGGGCATCGAGCAGGACTGGGACGACTTGTTACAGGCTATTATCGAGAAGAATAAGTATTTATTCCTTGCTCACCGTCTAGAACAGAACCGAGGAGACTGGAACGATGGATGCTCTTACGCTGAGTCAGGACTAGATAACTTCACGATTGAGACAGAGGAAGACCAAAAAATCCATGAGAACATTTACTACTATATCAGTACATGGGATCAGCACATGGATGGGCGAGTATTCCGTGACTGTACATACGACTACGGGACTATCTTTGGTATAGCAGCCGAGAAGGATAGTGACTTGTATACAGACTATGAAACTGTAAAACAAAAGGTAGACCGCTAGTAGGAGAGGATGGTATAATTGGGTGAGTGGTTACTAGAGTTATTAGGTGCAATACTAGATTTAGTAGGGGCTATCGTCTCTAACGATGAGGAGGAGAAATAATGAAAGTAGTTGACGAGAAGGTTTACGAAGATTGGAAAGCAAAGAATACAGACGGTTACGGTGCAGGTATCTTCCGATATGCTGAGAAGTGGGCTAACTTAATGGAAGAGGAAATCGAGAAAGGTTCAGGACTTCGATACATAGCTAGTAGTCTATCTCATAAAGCTGATACAGAAGGTATTACAGGCTTCATGTACGGTGCGGCCGTTAGTATTCTCTCACAATGTTGGGTTCACGGAGAAGAGTTAAAGAAGTGGCACAACAAAGAGTATGACTACGAGGGTGAAGGAGCAGCTAACCCTGCACTGATTACTATTACAAAGAAGTAGAGGAGGGAGACGATGAGTGAAGAACTAGCTCAGGAAAAGATAGCAGAGATTGTAAAGAAAGGTGAAGAACTATCGGCTTCGTACGATTGGTCGGAGAGTTTAGCCCTTGAAGCATTACTTGATTGGATAAAGGAGGAATATTATGTTTAATTTCATCGGTTGTGGTAGCGCATTTAACACAGCATTAGGTAATAACAGTGCTTACATCAAGGAGGACGGTATTCTATTCATGATTGACTGCGGTAGTGCCAACTTCGATAGAATCAAGCGTAGCGGCCTGTTAGAGGACGTAGAAGACATCGTAGTATTAATGACACATACACACCCTGACCACGTAGGATCGTTAGGAGACTTAATCTTCTATAGTTACTTCTGTATGGGACAAGTTAAAGTACCTAACTTAACTGTATACGCACCATATGATATGAAGATTAGTAAAGTGTTACAGGGTATGGGAGTAGAACGAGAGTGTTATAGACTCGTACAGTTTGATAACTCTAACCAGTATCCACCTGGGTTCCGTAAAGATGGGTTCCGTATCCAGTTCCAAGTAGTCCCTAACCGACATGTACCTGAGATTGTATGCTACGGCTACTTGATTACATATAAAGATAAAACTATCTATTATAGTGGGGATTCTAATACTATCTCACCATTCATACTGAATATGTTCAAAAAAGGTGAGATTGACTACTTCTATCAGGATACTTGCCAAGCAGACTATGAAGGTAATGTTCACCTATCGTTGCGAGAACTCAGTGAACTGATCCGTCCTTGGGACAAACCTGAGAAAGTATACTGTATGCACTTAGATGAGAGCTTCAACCGAGAGCAAGCAGAGGGTTATGGCTTTAATGTTGTACAACCTACTATAACTATATGATAAGGGGAGAAGGAATAGAATGAAAAGTTCATTATTTGTACCTGATAAAATTAACGTAGGATTCCAGGATCGCAGTGGTACGTATACTGGTAAGTTAGCGTACGTAATCTACTGGGATGCGAGAGGTAAACTACGAAAAGAAACTTCGTGGGAAGGGTGGAGAGATACAAAGATTGATAACCTTGTCGCAGATAACGTACCGACTTCAGGATTCGTATTAAATAAGAAAGCAGGAGACTATAAGTACGACTGGAACCATCGTCAAGCTTATGCTCGTGTATACGATCCTCGTGGGTTTGAGTTCGAGATTACCATTGACAATCTACTATTCATCCTAGAGTGTTGCGATATGTTCAAAGGTAAAGGGATCGACGGTGAGTTAGTATATGCTTGGGATGGTAAAGAGTTAGTATTGCTACCTGTTAACTCTCCCGATTACAAAGAAATCATGGAGTATAACAAAATCATAAAAGAGAACAAAACATTTAAAGGTAAAGACTTAAAACTAGGATACAAGTACCTAGATAAAGATGGTAAAGAGTGGGTATACTTAGGTAGATTCCACAAGTACGATAGCTACGATGGTGTGAAGAAGAAAAACAAATTCTACTTCTTCGCTAAGAGTTACATACCTTGGAATAAGAAAGAGGAAGTACACTGGTCTATTGAAACTATAGGTTCTCTTGGACATAAGTTTATTACGGAGTCTCCTGACGGTTGCGTGGAGAACTTTGACGAGCTTCTAGAAATACTAGAGAGCGATAGAGAGTACTCTCCTATTGACTTCTCGAAGGATGAGTACATACCAATGACGTTTGAAGAGTTTCTAACAGCGTTGAATGATAAGTCAAACTTAGAAGAGTGGTTCTATAGTCCTGTAGCACAACGTAATGTTGAACGTTATGATAAATACTACACTAGAAATAATCGTGTTAAAGTAGAGAGAAGTACGGTGAAGCAGTTGAAGGATAGTGCAAGAACGTACTCCTACTACTCTAACGACTACAAATGGGTTCAAGAATATAACAACGAAGAAGAGAGAAGACCGCTATTTGTAGTATCAAACGGTGGTTCTAAAAGCCACTATGCTACATACGACAACTACCATGAGTACTTCAAAGGTACACTAGAAGAAGTATTTGAATACTTACAACCGTCTACTAGAAAAGTATACCTAGAGAACGGAAAACTATATTCAGTAGATAAATAAGGAGGATCGTTAATATGAACAAATGGGGAGTTATTATAGGGCTATGTATCGTAGCCCTAGTAGTCTCCTTCTCTATCTTTAGTTACTATCGTGTGACTACAGTAGAAGGAACTATCACAGACAAGTATAACAAGCGTGATGGGAAGAAAGATAAGTTCTACCTTGTTATCAAGGACGAGGACAACAACGAGCAGGTACTAGAGAATACTGATAGTACTCTCATGTTAAAATGGGATTCAGCAGACATTCAAGCCACAACAAAAGTAGGTAAGAAGTACAAAGTAGAGTTACGTGGTTGGAGAGTTCCGATCCTATCCATGTTCCCGAATGTAGACAATATTAAAGAAATCAAAACATACGAAGGAGAGAAGTAAAATGGCAAAAGATATCGTGAGTGTAAATGATGAGAAGGTATTAGCATTAAAAAAATTAGTAGACGAGAAGAAAGAGAAGTTAGCAAGTAGAAAATCATTACGTCAAAAATCGCTAACAACTTGCACGCTTGATTTAGATGGTACACGTCATAACTTCAATGTACTGAACACGAAGCAGTTAAACGGTATTCTAGTACGTTTACACGCATTAGTATTAGCGGCCGAGGACTTAGATGTTGAAATTGATGTAGTAGAATTAAGTGGTTTCCCTCTATCTCATTGGATTACAGACTTAAAAGGTAAGATTAACGAAATGTCTATCCGTGAGGAAGAAGCAGAATTACGTAAAGCAGAAGCGGCCCTAGACAAGTTGCTATCTAAAGACAAGAAAGTAGAACTAGAGCTAGATTCTTTAGCAGCGTTCTTAAAAGGTTGATATGTGTAAAATACAGGGTGTAAAAACTCTGTATTTTTTTTTTAAATTTGTTGTTGACGATTGGACAACCTCTATGTTATTCTAAGTGTACAAGATAACAAGGAGGTGAAACACATGAAAAACCTCGGATTGAGGGTCGGTGTATGTGTCATTATAGCAGCCTTAGCAATAGTTGGTGCAGTAGTTGTAGCCGCCAAGTTAGGGGCAGGTACTACAGTTGTAGTTGCTTTAGCTATCATAGGAGCTTGTAGTTTACTTGACTGGATTTCAGAACGAATGATTGGTTGATAATTAAATAATAGAAAGGGAGATTAATATGGGATTCAATTTTAAAAATATTACAATCACAGGAAGAAAAGGTACAGTAAACATCAACGGTAAAACATATGTAGGTAATAGCGTTGTAACAAGAAACGGAGTAGTAATTGTCGATGGTGTTGTCCAAGAAGGATCAGTAGAGGACAAGCTAGAGATTACGGTACTCTGCAACGTGGACAAGATTGAAAGCGAACAATCTATCACAGTTATCGGTAACGTAACTGGTGACATCCAGGCAGGTTCTAGTGTAAGTTGCGATGACGTGACAGGAAATGTACAAGCAGGTTCCAGTGTGAGTTGTGACGACATCGGTGGAGATGCAAGAGCAGGGTCATCTATCAGTTGCGATGGTATTAAAGGAAATGCTTACGCTAACATCATTAGCAGGTAATGCATAAAAATACATAACAGGAGGACAAATAACATGCACTATCTAACACTAATTGAACTATGGGAGAAACTGAATAGTCTAAAGGACAAGCACCCTGACGCAGAGGTAGTATTAGGGCAACACACCGATCCTCGTACGTACTGGGGTCTAGTTGATATAAAGTACGATCCTATCTTTGATACATTGGATTTACATTCTAGACCAAAGGAGGAGCAACATGTTAGTCCAACACTATAAAGGTATCCGTCTTCAACTCATTAATCGGAAGTACGGAGAACGTAAAGCGAAACGATTCACATTAGGAGGTACCAATCAGAACGTTTGGATACCGAATAAGCACCTAGAGTCTGATGGGAGATTGAAATACGGTCAGAATATTGATTACGTGTTTAGACAGGCACAGAGACAGTTAGAGCTTGCAGGATACACGGAGCCTATCATTGGTATTAAAAGAAAATCATTAGTAGAGGAGAGAGTGTAATGGTATTAGGAGGTTTAGCAGTATTCTCATTGATTGTGGTAGTTATTTTATGTGTGATTTGGGCTAGACATGAGTATAAAAAGCAGGTTCGTATTGGTGAGGAACTTGATAAAGAACGTGCAGAGCTAGAGAGACAACTATTAGAGGAGGAGCAAGAAAGAGCACGATTAGAACAAGAACGATTAGCAAAAGTAAAGATGGAAACAAATACATACTTACGTGAGCAAGGGTACAAACCATCTATCAAGATTCAAAAGAAAGAGGAACCTGTGGAGATAGTATATCCGATGTCTCGTGCTCAAGCGGCACCGACTATGAAATCATCACCAGCGCCTACGCAAAGACGTACAAGTTCTAGTGTAAGTAGCACACCGAAAGCAAAAGCAACACCTAAAACTACTGCACGATCCACTAGCAGACGTGACGATGATGACGACTACAATTACAATAACTCAACAGTTCTAGGAAGTACGTGCGGAAGTAGTAGCTGGGGTTCTTCTTCTTCTAGTAGTGACGATAGTTGGGGTTCTAGTTCTTCTCGTAGCTCATGTGGAAGCGCTAGCAGTAGTTGGGGTAGTGATTCATCGTCTAGTAGCTCATCAAGTGATAGTGGGTCATCATGGTGCGATTGATAAATGGGAGGGAAAATTATGAACTTAGCTAAAGAACTATTGGAACTAGCAAAAAGTAAACTAGAAACAAACTCTAAGGACTATATAGAAGAAGTAAGACGTAAAGCTAAAAGGGCAGCCAATGGCTCTCGTGTACAGGTAGAGGTAGAGTTACCTACAAAATCAAGAAGCTTAAAGAGAGAAATTGCTAATGCGTTATACGAAGACGGTTTCAGCGTAACGACAAAAGACTTCCCAAGTACAGGGAGCTTCTATGTTATTGTCGATTGGAGTCGTGAGGTACCTAAAAAGCCTGAACATATCGACTACACAGGGTACTAAGGAGGGATCGACATGCAACACCCTTGCGAAGATTTATTACTAGTACTAGCAGAGACCAACGTGTACAATAGGCAGCTAGAACAACGTAACAAGTATCTAGAAAACAAGTTGAAGAAAGAGAGACGGTGGATTTACTTCTTTATAGTACTAACATGGTTTTGGATGTTAAAATACTTTTTATCTTAGGAGGAAACAAAATGACAACACCTTATGTACGTTTAACCGATGTAAAACTATTACTGAAAGATTTGAAACATCCTGATTCTACTATTGACCACGCTATAGACTATTTATACGAGAAAGCAAAATTTGCTAATGTTGATGACGGTAGCGATACACATGAACACTACTATGTTGCTAAGTCTATGACACGTAAGGACAAAATAGACCTATGTTATCAAGTAGCAGTATCAAGAGGTGAAGAAATAGAGTGTCCGTTTGAAGATATGCTAGAGCACAACTTAGAGAAAGCATTCTTATACTACTTCAAGATACACTGGGAAAAACAGTATAAGGAGGAGAAAGAGTGGCTATTGTAGGTGATTACATGGTAAATGGTAACTGTACAGTCTGTGGGAAGTATCTACCAAAAGGTACACTATGTTGTGACGAAATAGTACAAAGTAACTATAACAAGTGGTGGGACGAAATGCAAAAGAAGAAAGAGGATCAGCAACCTGCATTAGTACTTAACGTACGTAAACGTTCTATTGGTACAGGAATCAGAGGGATTAAGGATTTAATGAAAGAAAGCGGTCCGAAGTTCTTCGCAGATGTAGTAGCGAAAAATAACAGATTAAGAGAGGAAGAGAAATCAATGAAAAAAGAGTACTACGTGCTACGTATATATAATAGTGAGTGTGGTTTAGTAAACGAGCATACAAGTAAAGAGAAATACGAAATTATGAACAAAATCTATTTAGCGATAAGTGACCGTGATTTTGTACTGCAAGACTTAGATATTGTAGAAACGGGTTTGCCTGATGATGTTATTACTCTATACAAAGTTACAGGGAGGTTCGTTCGATGAGTACAAGTGATAAAGCAGTAACATGGTTAATGGATCGTGCAGATAAGTTAGGTGGGTTTATTGATGAACTAGCAAAGCAATTAGGAGTAGCTGCCACACATGTATATGAAGTATTAGTAAAGCAACAGTTTGTAGATGGTATTAGTTTACTAGTCAAAGCTGGTGTATGGATTGTAGTACTGACTCTATTATGGACATTGATAAACAAGTTCGTATTCAAGAAGTGGAGTAGCTATTACGATGATGACCCATATAGTTTCGATTCACAGTTCTTCCTAAGTATAGTCGTTGTCATTTTTGGAGTAGTTACTATCTTCTTCGGTTTCGCAATTGTAGACTGGTTAACACTAGGTATCAAGAAACTATTAAACCCTGAGTACTACGCACTAGAGGACATCATGACATTTATCAAAGGGCAGGTGGATAAGAAATGACACAACTAGAACATTTCATGTACATACGTATTATGTATCAAGAAGCAACCACAAAACCAGCTTCACTAAGTCAACTACATAAAGAAGTAGTGGAGTATTGTGAAAAGTTTGGCGCTGATTACGGACGAACAGTAATACTATTATAAGAGGAGGAAAACAAATGAAATACTTTCTATTTAAACTAGCAGGTGTACTAACAATCGGTATGGGAGGATTCATTGTAGGGTACGCTAAAGGAGTATCAATTTATACAGTACTAGGATCAATCTTCTTCTACTTCATTGGACAGTTACTATATGACCAAGCATTCAAGAATAGAAAGGAAGATTACTAATGAATGACTTTCAAGTAATGGCACTATTGGGAGCTATAGTTACGGCTATAGTCTTCCTAATAGTATTAGTAGTATATAACTTTGTATTCATGTTGAAACTGGCCGCAGTCATTACATTTATTGGTATTGTAGTACTTGGTATATACGCAATATTTGCAGGGATCGGATATATTGTCCACTTACTAATAAACTTATTCAGTAGAAAGGGGAAATAGAACATGGAAACTACTACAGATAAAAGAAAAGCAGAATGTATCCATTGTAAGGTAGAAGACATGGTACCTAAAGACAAAATTAAAGTAGCAGACGGGAACGACTACTGGGCATGTGAACCCTGTATAAAAGAGAAGAGAGAGATGGCACGCTCCTATAAAATGGTATTCATGGATCAGGGAATATTCGGAGCTACCTTATTAGAGGATATCAACCAAGAAGAGTTAAGTAGAATCCTTCATGAGCTATTGACCGTGCATAAAGGAGTTGTACTCAGTCTAGAGGAAGTAACAGTAAAACGTAAAGAGAAAGCACAGGTATTACACTAATACATATATAGTATAGGAGGATTACATAATGACAGAAGTAGAAAAGAAAGAAGAAGTATTAGAATTAGAACCAATCGTAGGTCACTTAGTAGTAAAAGGGGGATTACATACAGAGTTCCTTAATGCTACAACAAGCGCAATTAAGAAGTATACCAAGCAAGGATATGAAGTAGAAACACATTACCAAATGGTGACCGATCCAAATAGTGGTGAGTTAACACATTCTGCATATCTAGTAGGTAAGTTGAAAGAAACGAAACCTGAAGAACCTGAACTAATAACTGTACACATACCGCATGTTAGCCAAGAAGCACTAAGTAAAGTAGAAGAGTGGGTAGAGAGTTATTGGGGAACAGGACATATGCCAAATGGTATATATAATACGATTATGGATTTAATAGATTCAGCAAAATAAATTTCAATTAGTAGTTGACTAACAAGAAACAATCATGGTACTATAACAGTGAGCTTAATAAGAGAAACAAACAATACTATATGAGTAATAAATATGTATGCTAGACGGATCATAATATGAAACATTGTAAGCAACGACAAGCGACATAACAGTAAGAGTGAGAACTTCTGTTAAAGCATATATAGAATGGAAAGTATAGCAATACATAATAAAAACAAGTATAGTAGAGAGAGAGTTTCAAATAGAGAGCTTACCTGTATAGATGAAATAGGTACAGTAGTAAGAGAGTATAGTATATAGAGCAAAGGTATCTATATAGTATATAAGGAATGAGGAACATAGATAATAACAAATAAAACGTATAGGAACGAACGAGTTACACCTATATCTATATACACACCCACCCAAAAGTCGATATAGATTTGTAATTATACTATAGAGCCTTCATGTTTTCAACCGTATATACTATATAGTAACACACCTAGTGAGGGAATCACATCCATATATACCGAATCGGAAAATACACGTATTCTTCAAATACCCTGTAGTTAGACATAAGGTTCGTATATCGCTCACACATTCTGACTCCTGTATAGTAATTGATATAGTATAGGCACTATAGAGATGTTATATAAGAGAAACCAAACGCAGACCGTACCTACGACTACGGAAAGCACAAAACATTTGATGAGACTCTTAAAAAGACTCGTTCACAGTCGAACCTGGGGCGTGCAAATAAGGTGCGCTATAGACTAGACTCTCATACCTGCATCTATAATTCTATTAGAGGTTAATAGTTGAAAGGATTGGTAGCTTTCCCCATAGGCCGCCGATCCTTTTGCTATATTGGTAGTAAGGCGTAGAAAGGTGGAATACATAATGATATCACTAGCGTATACTGTACACTGTGACGAGTGTGCAACACAGGAGCCGTTAATAGCTCAATTACTAACGGAAGCACGATCTGAAGCAGCCAACATGGGTTGGACCGCAGAGAAGATGAGTACGGGGTCACAACAATGGTACTGTCCTAGTTGCTCACTACAAAAGCTACAGGCCGCACAACAACAATAAGAGCGTTTATAGACTGCTACGGTGTAAGTTAATACAATTGCACTGGGAGCAGTCTTTCTACGTTAATAGACGGTGTGAGAGCCGTTAAAATGCACGTTAGACGGAGCAGCCTATAATTACTATTATTCCCGATTATTTTAAAATATATTCATTTATTTTATGTATAGTTGTTGACTTTAAGGAAACAATCCTGTATTATATAAGTAAGAGGTAAATAACACATACTATATAAGAGGAGTGAGTTAGAGTGATTACTACAGTAGAGAAGCCGCAAGTGTTTGACATAGGAGGTATCTATAAGTTAGAGTTAGTGAAGCTAGTATCGGGCTACTGCGGAGAATACACAGTGGTTAAGACAGGTGCTACATACTCGTTTGATGGTGCAGGTATGACTCGTAGGAAGATACTACAGAAGTTTTGGGATCGGGCTAAGAAGATTGATCC